ATTACGACTATACTTGGGATAAAGATAGTTTTGAACAGTTTGTGGGTACTGTCACTCTTACAGGGAGTTTGTAATGGATCAGAATATTTGGGAATTGTTTATAGATGATCCAGCACACTGTGCAGTTATGCAAATCAAGTCGAAGTTGTTTATGGTGGTCATCCAGCAAATCCGAGAGAGCAATATGAAACAAGTTGATGCAGCTAAGTTGCTTGGTGTAAGCACCCGACGGATTAGTAACCTGATGAAAGGCTCTCTGGATAAATTCTCCATTGACACACTTGTGGGTATGACTTCGAAGGTTGGCTATAAGGTAGGAACTACATTTGCTGTAGAATACGAGGGACAACCACTTTCCATCATTTTGTACAAAGAAGGTAACTAACATGCACAATCCAGCATTGGCAGCACAACGTGGTATTAGCGCGGAGGATACTGCACAAATTGATGCGCTCCATGACTCAATGAGCCGTTTGATTGAACTATATACACCAGACTGTGGGTATGAGTCTACCAGCGCTATCATCAGGAAGGGGAACAAGGCTCTCTCTGATTTGTGGGGCCTTGAGTATGACGAACGCTATAATGTTTGGAACAAGAAGCTGGATAAGAAGCACTTTGAGTGTACTTGGTCTGGTAGAATCTACAAGTGCATGGACACTGGTGAGACTGTAACCATCGGGGAAGACTTGTTCGAACGTCAACTTGTCCCAATCGGCAAAGGGGCTATTGACTTGGGTGTGTGCAACGGTTATAGTCGTGTCATCGGAAACATTGTGGAGGTGGTATTTTGAGCACTGAACGTGATGAAGGACTGACTAAGTTGTTGATGGACAAGCTCACAGATTTCAAGTCTGAAATTAATGATCTTGTTGAAAGCGCAGTAGGTCGAGCTTATACTGATGTTCTCCCTTATGTGCTTAACGACACTGAGCAGAACATTGCTGGTATTGTAAGTGTCTGCCTTGAAAAGATTATTCGTGGAGACTTCAAATCTGAGGTATCCGGCGAGTATGAAATGCACACCTTGTCGGTTGTGGATCAGAACGATGTGACTCATAATGTTTGGACTGGTTCAAGTAATATTTACAACAACCTTGTTCAAGCGGTGTTTGACAAGAACCGTGAAGCAATTGTCGATACTCGTGTTAAACAACTTGAGGCTGAGATTGAGATGTTGAAGTCTCGCTTGAGTGATGCTTATCGGAGGTACTAATGAACGGCACTAAGTGGGACTTCCTTTGGCTGTCCTTCAGGCGAATTGGTTATGTTGAAACAATGGAACTTTTTGGCTTTACAGTGTATCGAAGGTGCGGTAACATTGTCGAAGTCTTTGGATACTCGTGGAGAGTGAAACAATGAACACAAGTAACATACAACTAGTGGACTCTGTAATTGAGAGTCTTAGAGTAACCTTCGGGGATATCATGGGTTATGACCATAACAATTGGTATTGGTCGGATTACTCACTTGAGCTAGCTTTGCTCCAGACGATTCCGCACAACCTGTATGACCACATTCAAGAGAGAATCAACAAGTTCACGTATAAACAAGATGGTGGTAAGGACGCTTGCATTGATTTCGCTAGCACTTTGAATGAACTTGGCACTGAGCGAACTGGATTGAAATTGTTTGTCTTCAAGTGATTGACACAAGTAACAAAGGCTGTAGAATACGCAACACAAACCAAACACACTAACACAAGACTAATACAAGCTAAGGAAATACAATGTACGCAGTAAAAGCATCCGGTAAGAAAGACTACATCTACGAACAAGAGATCAAAGCTTTCCGCAAAGGTCAGAAAGATAAACGTGATGACCGTAAAGGTAGCCGGACAATGAAGCGTGATCATGGTGGTGAAAGTAGTAACCAGCTTAAGGTCGGTGAAGTGAGTGCGAACTACGACCAATTCGATAATAATTCTTGGGAGGAATAAGACAATGGCTACTTTGGACATTCGTGAATTCAACGGTGATGCTGTAATTCATCAGATCATCTTCAATGAACCAGAGGATAAAGAAGGTGATGTGCAAGCTTATAAACTTACTTGTGGTGTGTACCAAGGAGACAAGTTTGTCAGTATCTATGATGGTGGTGATGATTTCTTGAACATCAACTCAGAACAAGAAGCACTTGATTTGATCAAGGCACTGAATAAGGCAATTGAACTTCGGTGGGTTGACTAATGGACTTTGAATTCAACGAAGGGTTGTATTACACAACTGATGACAACCCCAACCTTCGGGTTGGTGTACGTGAGTGGAAATTTCCAGATGGCTCAGTTGGTGTAGATATCAATACCGGAAGTCAGGAAGTGTATTTCGGTATAAAGGAAGTGAAATTGTATGCACGAGGCTCTTTTGACCTGAGTGATAAGATTCTTGCAATCTTGTTCGCCACTGATGCACTGCGCCGACACTATCCATTTGCAAAGATTCATCTTGGTCTTCCTTACATTCCGTATGCCCGTCAAGATCGTGTGTGTAATGCAGGAGAATCCTTACAGGTTAAAGTGTTGTGTGACCTGATTAACCAACAGAACTATGAGTCTGTACTGGTAGTTGATCCACACAGTTATGTTGCTAGTGCATTGCTTGACCGTGTTGTGGTGATGGATCAATACGAAGTGTTTAAGAACCTTAAGAAAGACTGGTTCAATTGGACAATCGTTGCACCAGACCAAGGCGCAGTTAAGAAGTGTGAAGACTTCGCCAAGCGTGTAGGTGCTAAGGCTGTAGTTGGTTTCAGTAAGAGTCGTGAACTCAGCACTGGCAAGATTACGGGAATGAAGCCTCTGTTTGATATCAATCCAGATGAGAGTTACTTGGTCTTGGACGATATTTGTGATGGTGGTAGGACGTTCACAGAGTTGGTTGATTTCATGTCTCATTGTGGTGTGCTGGAGTTGGCTGTAACACACGGTATTTTCTCAAAGGGTGCAGAAGTTGTTACCCGACGATTTGACCGCGTTCACACCACTGACTCTTTCCAGTCTCACAAAGACGGTGTAAATGTTCTTAAGGTACTACCATAAATGGCTGCCATGACCCCAACAACAATTACTCTGTTAGTGGTAGGTGGACTAGTTGTACTCTACTTACTTATTCGATATGCACCAGCCATCCTTCGTGGTGTGGCTGATGTAATTGGCGATATTGTAGACTGAATACATAATTTAGGAGAAACAAATGAAGCAATTTGCACCACACGTAGTTGATATCTATAAAGTGAAACATCCTGACATGTACACCGAGGGAACTGATTTCCTCTACAGTAACTTTACCCCTCGCTCTGATAAGTACTTCAAAGGTGGTCGTTTGTATGACGGTAAGTTGGTTGTATTTGGTGCTCAAGGTGCCTTACGGGAACTGGTAGAACTGTGGACAGAATCGTTCTTCAACCAACCTAAGTCAAAGGTTGTTGCACGATATAAGCGTCGTATGGACAAGGCTTTGGGTGTGGGTGCGGTAAGCCCTGATCGAATTGCTGCACTGCACGACATTGGTTATCTGCCACTTGAGATCCGCACTATCGATGAGGGTAGTCGTATTGGGATGAAAATTCCGATGCTAACTATTAAGAACACTATTCCTGAGTTCTTTTGGTTGGTGAACTACCTTGAAACTGCACTAAGCGCACTCATCTGGAAAGGAAGTACTAACGCTACTATTGCTTACGAATACAAGCGTCTGTGTACTGATTATGCTGTGCGTACAGGCTCTGCAATTGAAACTGTGATGTTCCAATGCCATGACTTCAGTATGCGTGGTATGCCGGGGATTGAGGACAGTGCTCGTTCTGGTTCAGGCCACCTGACCAGCTCGTATGGTACAGACACCATTGGTGCAATTGATTACATTGAGGACTACTACGATGTAGGTCTTGATCTGGATACTTACTTCATTGCTGGTAGTGTTGCCGCAACAGAGCACGCTGTTAGTAGTAGTAACATCTTGACTAGGGCTAAGCTTATTCAAGAGCGGCACCCTAGTATGTCGAAAGACGAAGTGTTGTTGCGTGCTGAGATTGGTTTCATGTTCCACTACATTACTCAGACTGTACCAACAGGGATTGCATCTTATGTTGCTGACACTTACAACTACTGGGGAGTGTTGACTAAAGTTCTACCAGTGTTGAAAGATGAAATCATGGCGCGCGCCGGTAAATTGGTTATCCGACCTGACTCTGGTGATCCAGTACAAATTATTTGTGGTATGAGTCCGGTGCGTGGTGAGGACGGTAAAGCAATCAACTTCGAAAGTGAAGACGCTGCTTACGACTGGCTGGATGTTGGTGATCGTGTCCGGGAACAACTTAACTCAGATTGCATCAAGATCGGTGGTGTGTTCTATGACTACAGCTCTACTGTCTACGACGATTACACTGAAGGCTGTGGTATTGACATGGACGTGGTGTACCCATACGAGGTTGTTGCTGGTTCTATTCGCACTTTGTGGAGCATCTTTGGTGGTACTGTTAACACTAAAGGTTTCAAAGAACTGGATAGCCACATTGGTTTGATTTACGGTGACAGCATTACACTTGAGCGTGCTGATACTATTCTCAAACGGTTGGAAGAGGCAGGGTTTGCATCGAGTAACGTAGTGTTCGGCGTGGGTAGTTATACTTACCAAATGAGTTCACGCGATACCTTTGGTAATGCGGTTAAAGCTACAGCTACAAGTGTTAATGGTGAATTCTTTGAAATCTATAAAGACCCGGCAACTGGTGACAAGTTGAAGAAAAGTGCTAAAGGTTTGCTGTATGTTGGCCGAGATGAAAACGGTGAATTCTATTCGGAAGACCAAGTGTCTAAAGAGAAAGAACAAACTGGGGAACTGAAGGTTCGATTTAAAGATGGTCAGTGGAGTAACCTAACCAACATCGAAGTAATTCGCCAGCGACTGAAGTGATTTAAGTAAGATAGCAGAAACAACTAAGCCCTCTTAATTGAGGGCTTTCTTTTGTCCAGAATTTATACTACTAGACATTTTCAGATTTCATCATTTTGGATTTCATCTGAATTTTTCTCCCGTCATGACCATATACCCCTTTTCACTATACGCCTGTTTCCATTTTCAGGAAAACCGATCTGGTTAAAAATTGACCACCAATAGGCTGACGCTATCGGAACTGGTTGGTTCATAGAAAATCCCTATGTTATTAGGTACAAACTATCAGAACCATTTAGTCCATAGATTTTCTCAATGCTGGCAAGGCTAATTGAAAGCCTTCGCCCACTCTCCCGCCGACCCCTGTGGGCTGGCAATGACGTAATCCTACTGTAAAGCTTAGCAGACCGTCAACACTTATTTGAAAATAAATTTACAAGCAAGTTGTGTGCCAACTCCAAACGTCGCCCACCCTCCCGTCTTGTACTCCAGTGTCTGCGCTTTCGCGTTTCGTTCCTGCTATGTGTAATTATAGTAAAGCCACAAACCAATACAAGCATTATTTTCATATTTCTTTTCATCTAATTTGCTTGACAGATAGGCGAACGCTGTGCTATTCGCGCACCCGGTTCATCTATATAAGGCACAAAACGATTGACGAAAATAATCTAAAATGAATGTTGACAGGCTAGCGCAATGCTGTAGACTTACCCATATCGAAAGCAAACAACGGAATCACAGACATGAAAACCCTGACTTTGACAGACGCTCAACACGCTTTGATTGTTTCCATTTTGCAGGGTGACATTCTGGAAACCGAACAAATGATTCACGACCATGATGCTGGTGTGTCAATGGTTTCAAAAGAAGAACTGCAAGAGTATCTTGCACAAGTTTACCAGATTCTCAAACTAGCAGATGAGGCTTGAATCATGGCAGTCTATTACGAATGGGATGTTGAAGAAGTAGCAGACGCAGACCAGACTAGTTGTGGTCAAAAGTTTGCAAAAGATGATATCATAGAACACTGGCACCAAAAATCATTCAAGGATTGTCTAGCATTCATTGCAGCTAATCCGCCAGCGGAAAACGTCCGTTATGACATTGTTCTAGTCCGTGACGACGACGACAGGCGAGCATGGGCACACTCGGACGATGAAAACAAATTTGTCCTTCCTGCAATGTTCTGTGACGCAGAAGGTGTGGAATATAAGAAGGTTCCTCAAGTGTTCTTTAAAGAAGTTGAAAGAGCATTGAAATAAAAGCTTGACGGCTCATTTTAATCCTGTAGAATGAGCCACACAAACAACGAAACATAGGATTCTCTAAATGAAAACTCTAGAACTTGCACACGCCGACACTTGCCTTTCTTGCTTCTGGTCTGGTCACCACTTGCCACACATTCAAATCCCTGTGTATAAAGGTATACACTTTTCAGTTGTTAAAGAGTTGTTACATGATGAATTGAATATGGGCGCTTTGATGGGCTCAAACGTTGGTGACGATTGTTGGTCTAGTGGGGAAGAAGGTGACAAGTGGTACAAGAAGGCGCACGCCGCTATCAATCGCATTCAACCGGCGATAAAGGGTAAACGTCGAATGTTCGAAGACCTTGACAAAGTGTCTGAGGACGATGATAATTCGGAAACGGTTTACGCCTACTTTGTTTTCATTGATAAGGAATAAGAACATGTCTTTAGACCGTTTCGTTGAGTTGTATCTTGACTATCGCAATAACTTCCTAACTGTCGAAGCATTCGCAAGTTATTATGGGCTGTCGTTGTCTACAGCAACAAAGATTGTTGAGTGTGGTCGTACAATTAGCGCACTTGAAGAATAAAATAAATGTTGACAAGCCCATTCATTGCTGTAGAATGGGCCACACAAGAGAGGCAAAGGCTTGCAAGGCTAAATCAAAAGGTGGCATGTGACAGTGTAACCTAGCTGGCCTTTCGGGAATCGACGCCCGACTCTCTTACCCTAACTTTCGGAGTCTCACAAATGCAAACTAATATGCAAGTCACTGAATTGAACAAACTCCCGGTCATCATCGACGGTGTTGGTATCTATATTCGCCGGGATGGTGGGCGAGTTAATATCACTGAAATTGTCCCCTACAAAGGCGAGCATGATCCTTTGACAGTGACGGCCTTTGAATGTAAAGGACAGCTTGAACGTTTGTTTCGTGGCATTCTGCGCTTTCGAGGGTTGGATAGTTGGCATGTCTCCGGGCGCAAGTTCCCGTTAAAGGAATCCTCTTTTGATATTGTGAGTAAAGAAGGCGACTCTTAATGTGTCGTCTACAGAATCCCCATACACAAACGGTGCGTAGTGCCGTCTCAAACTGGCTTTATACAACACTCCACGACTGTTTCAGCCGTTCTATGCTTATACTTGAGCTAACCCCAAGGTTACAGGATTGCGCTGGTTTAGACCTGCCTAAATCAGTAGACAATGAGCTAATAAGGCGTTGCAAGATGGGCTTGCTTAGTTATACAATAGGCGAATCGAGGGGAGTAGGGGGCCAACCTCCTAGAATCTATCGGCAAAGGTTCAAAGCGGACGATTCAGAAAATACATTGAATACCGGTTGACAGGCTACCCGACACTGGCTACACTTTTAATCAATGACAGACGCAAGCGCTAAGGCTTTATAACGTAAAATTCTTAATTTCTCAATGAGGCTACAACATCATGGCAATGACTAAACGTGAATACAATGCACACAAAAAGGCGCTGATGAATACCGCCATGTGTATCACTGTCGAAAGCTTGCAAGCCAGTATCAAAGATGAGTTTGTGAACCCTTCGCAACCATACCTAGTCTTTGACGCCATGATGAGCGCTTGCGAAAAGAAATTAGGCAAAAGAGAATTTCAAAAATGGCTTGCCACTCTCTGAAAAGTCTGTAGAATGGCGGACATAGGGAAGCGCGAAGCTTCCCATAGTTTGGAAGGAAAGCCTAAATGACACTTTATCTAGTTGTTGACCGTCAAACTGGCTTGCAAGTTGGCAAGCCTTATACCAGTAAATCCCGCGCCCGTAATCGTGTTGATAAGCTGGATAACGAATACGGCGCCTATCGTTACACTGTCCGTTCCCTTGAGGTGTCGCAATGATCTCCTACACTTCACTGATGCACCCGACCATGATTGCCAAGATCCGGCAAGGTATTAAGTATGCCGCACTAGGTCAAGGGCATATGATGAATGGGCATGATTCTCGTGTGTATATTCAAGACAGGCACGGGCGTAATATCATGCGCATTAATTGGTTGAAAGTGCCTGATGCCAATGGTAATAAAATTATTGTGTACGGTGATAATTCGCGTATAATCACAGCTACTGTTATCAAGGCACTACAGGAATCGAACCAATGAGCTGGAATCAAGCCTACTGCAAAGCTATAGAGCACGCCAAAAGTGGCCAGCCTTGCAAGTTGTACCGCGAGGGTGGTTTGTGGATTGTCGAGCCAAATAAGTTAAAATAAAGTTTGACAGGCTACCAAACTAAGCCTAGAATTACCACAACAAGGCAAGGTGCCTGAATAACAAAAGGAGTGGCTACAATGAATATGTCCGACCTGCTATCAGTTTGCTTCGCGGCATTCATTGTCGCCGGTATGCTCTCAATTTATCTGGATGATTGACAAATGAAAGCTTCACAAATTCTTGAAATTGCCTTGAACACTAGATATAGTCCTGATGAGTATATGTGCCACTGTATTACGGAGGTATGCGAAGACCTTAAAGGTAATGACGCAGCAGGACTATTTCTTGTTGACAAGATCGAAAAGATCCTAGACACTGCTAACACAATCGTTTTGTGTAACTACCTAAAGCGCACTAGTAAGAAATACGCGGCCTTTGAAAAGCGTTGGGGCCATGATTCGAAAGCCTGCTATGATATGCGTGTCGCATTCTGGCAGGATATGATCAACGAATTGAAGGTGTCTGGTCTGTAACGGTGTTAAAATAAACTAAAATAAAGCTTGACCACACCGACCAACACTGTAGAATGATCACATCGAAAGGCAGAAAGCCTTCACCAACGGAGATAAGAACATGGCTCGCAAAATTACAGAAGAAGCAATTCACGCTTTCATGGTTTATGTTAAACCTTTTCACAAAAGCAATATGAGTGTAATGATCGAAAAAGATGTTGTGATCTTACGCCTTCACGGTCATCAGATTGCACGTCGTGAAGTTGGTAGTAACACCATTGAAGTTACAAATGCTGGTTACTTCACCAACACCACTAAAGAACGTTTGAATGGTCTGCCCGGTGTGTCGATTCAACAGAAAAAGGGTGTTTGGTTCCTGAATGGTGTTGAGTGGTCTGGTGAATGGACTAAAGTTTAACTAAAATAAAAGCTTGACGCCTTTTCTAGAAAGTGTAGAATAGGCGTTACAAACAACGAACAAGGTGACACAACAATGAATCTGATTCCTTATTGCTTTAACTACAAAGGTCACACCATTTATGAAGATGGGCGCGTTTATCGTAATTATGAGTTGATTGGTACATATAAAACCGTTGCAGCGGCAAAGGCAGCGGCAACAAGAAATGCTAAAAAGATTTACAATTAAGACTTGACCGATAAACTAATTGCTGTAGAATAAACCACACAAGAGGCGAACAAGCCTCACAAACCAAAGGAAATAAAGATCATGACTTACAAGACCCGCGAAGAAGCTTTCTGTGTTGACAATGTAACAACCTTTCAAGGTTATGACGTTCATAATGGTGAAGTGACACTATCTGAGGATGAGTACAAAGAAATTCTAAACGAAATGTATGGCGAAGTGACAGTGTGTGGTCAAACCTTCCAACAAGGTGATTTGCTAGAAGACGCTGACCCGACAGCTTTCCGGTGTGGAAAGAATGATTATGAAAGCGCGTTGCAAACTGAACTCGAAACTCAATTAGACCGTGAGGATGATTCGCAAATCGAGTTTGAAATTGACCCGGACGACATTGAAGAAGACGAGAGCGACGACGAATAAGGAATTTTATAGTTTAGCCTGTTGACACTGACAGGCTAAGCCGGTAAGATTCTTTTCACTGAAACATAAACTAAATCAGGAATATTCAAATGGCCACTATGTCCGACGTTGCAAAGAAAGTTGTAGCTGACTCGATTGACATGGATTATGTGAAAGAGTGCGGACACACCACAGTATCAGAAGTTTATAAAGCTGAGTTCGGCTGGCGTGGGCTTACCCCACAAGCGTGCAAGGATTACTTGCAAGGGTTGCCAAGTGTTTGCTCTGTTCCATTCTGGAATAATGAGATTCTTGAAATACTGGCGAAGGATGGTATCACACGCAAAACAGATAAGGCGCAGTCTACCCTTATCGATCAATATTGGATAGCTTGTGGTTGCGAACTGTACAAGATCATCAAGCGCGGGGGTTAAGTATGGCTAGACCACCAAACAAGGAGACCAACGTAATACGCGAGCTTGTATCAGGTTGGCTATCACGAACAACACTCAAGAGCTTTACAGTTCCTACGCTGTTACACGAGCTTGATTCGTTGCTGAGTATATACAAGTGTCTTGACCTGAGTAAATGCCTCTCTAACGACTTGATGCGCCGTGAGCGCGCAGGGATGCTCAAGTCTGAGCTAGGCGAGCCTGTAGGCGTTGGGCGTCCTCCTAGAGTCTATAGCCGGCTTTGAAATAAACTAAAATAGTTGTTGACGGTGTGAATCAATGCTGTAGAATGGGCGTCAAGAAGGGAGAAACAGATTCTCCCAAAGGAGATACGAATATGACCACATTGACTCTTGAACTGGAAAACGGCAAATCCACTAACGTTATCGTTGGTGCCAAAACAGCGCCGAACATTCGTGAAGCGTTGTTGACAGCGTGCAAGTGCCTTGGTTACAATGGGGTAACAAGTGGCTACTGTGACGCCTCTACACTGTATCAAAACGGTGTGGTTAAGCTCAAAGGTGCAAAGGCTTACATTAGCTGACACCATACGACAAAAGCCCCTTAAATGGGGCTGAGTCAGTAGAAGACAACCAACTTTATAGGTGTTATCATGTTAACCAAAGAACAACAAGAAGCCATGCGATTGCTAGAAGAAGCAATTAAAGAAGCAACAAACACAGGATTATTTGACAAACTAGCAGAAGAACACGAAACGAACGCTAATACAATCAACCGCTTTTGTGACTTGATCCAAGGGGTTTAATAAAATGTCAGTCTTCGCAACTATCGCTGTAGTGTGTACCCTTGCAACTTGCAGTGATTACGTTATCGACACGGCTCAAACAGTGACAGATGCGAACATAAATACACATGTTCAAGATGAGCGGTTTCTGTCGCTTTGGGGCGATGAAAAGTTGTTGACAGACTGGCTAGACGAATTTAAGATTGGTGAAACGGTTTTCGAGATCGTTTCCCTTGAATTTGAAACTAAAGAAATAACTGAGGATGATGCGCCGTGACTAGTATGAATGACAACCCTATTCACCAGCATGATTGCGAACGGTGTGTTTTCCTTGGTAGCTTTAACGGTGAGGACTTGTATTACTGCCCGACCTATGATAAATCCTTTCCGAAGGGTTGGACATTGATTAGTCGTTTCGGCATACATGGCGATTATTGTTCCGGTGGTTGGAAAACGGGACACCCTCAAATGCTTGAAGCGCGCCGACGTGCTGTAGAGCGCGGGTTTATTAAGTTTGACGAATACACTTAAAGGTGACGACATGAAAACCCTACACTTGACCGATGAACAACACGAAGCTTTAACAACCCTGCTAACTGGCGGATGCACTGGTAGCGCTTTGATTAAGCTTGGTTTGGTTGACTTGCAAAAGTTTCTCCGGTGTCAATATGCTGATGTTTACAAGACCAGTGAAGACACCCGACCAGACTTGAAACGACTAAGCGACTACGGCTGTTACAACACTGTTAAATAAGTCTGAAAAGAGTACACCGCCCCGCTTGACGGGGCTTTTTCATGTCTGTAGAATCGTGTTCATGGTGATCGTTATCACTCAGGTGTTAGGTTTAGCACGAGACAAACAGGGAGGGTGGTCGTCATTCCTGAGTGGTTATTAAAACCAATTTCATTATTCCAAAATAGATGTAGACATGGATATTCATTCCTGTACAATGAACCCATCGAAACAAACAACAGGGAACACGGACATGACTATTCAACACGCTGTAAAGCAAGCCCGCTCTTGGAATCAATCAATGGTTCTAGCTATTCGGCTCGGTGGTCTTCCTGCAACTGTCTTGGCTATGCGTAGTCGTCGTAACTACTACATGAACATTGCAAGGGGTTGATCATGAAAAAGAATATCTGGAAATTCACCAGCGAAGAAAAGAAAGCAATCCGCGCCTTCGCATTGAAAGCTACTGGTCTAGGTCGTGTGAGTTTGCAACCCGGTCAGCGTGTGTCTACCGTCAATCATGATTTACCTAAATCTGTCAACGGTTTATTGGTTGATGATATGGAACAAAGCAAGTCAGACCTATGGAGTCAAGAAGATTGGGCAACCACTTGCAAAGGTGTGGAACTGACGACCGATGGTCAGGCATTGATTGACATTTACGTCTATAGTGTGGGTGAAGACGGACAACTTGAAACGAATATCGGTGTTTATTATGCCGATGGAAAGATTCAAAGAATCTTCAATAATTGAAAAATAGTTGTTGACCTGTTTTCTAGATACTGTAGAATGACAGACATAGGGAAGCAAAACAGCTTCCCAAAACCAAAGGTGACAGCATGAACGTAATGGCCGAAGCTCACAAACGCACTAAAGCATTCATCGCTAAAGGTAGTTGCTTGATGACTTATGCCGCTGTATTACGTGTAACCTTGCGTCACTGTCATAGTGAGAACAAAGCCATGCAACTGACTAAAGATCAAGAGAAAGCCCTCGCAATTAAACATTTTGAAGATGCCATTGCTGGCACTCTGGAACACTTCGAAAAACTCGGCGTAAACGACTACTACATTGCAGTTGAGAATAATGCTCAATTGAACGACTACACAATTCTGGCTCACAAGGTGGTCGGTGACACTAGTTCGGCGTTGGGTTGGTCGAACTATACTGGTGCGTTGATCACCAACGGCAAACAAGCTGACGAATATGTCAAGTCATATCCGGGTGTTATCAAGCTTCACGCTCAAACCTACTTATCTAAAGTGTTGGACTCTTTCCGCGACAATCTGGAAAAGATCCAAAAATAAACTAAAATAAGTGTTGTACAAGGGGCATTGCTGGTGATAGAATGCTCCTACACCAACACGAAAGAGGCTTTCAAAATGGCTAAGCGTAGAATCCACACTTACAACAACAACGGAAAACAGCCAAGGTTTATCGCAATGCCGAGTTTGATGAATATGAGGTGCGTTTCTCGGTGTTTGGTGAAGACCTTCCCGATGCCGATTATTTCACCAACGATAAGCAAGATGCAATAGAAACCGCCAATCGTTGGATCAACGAAGAATAATCTAAAATAAATGTTGTAAGGAGTATTGGTAGTCTGTACAATACTCCCATACCCAAACGAAACGGAGTTTTCTAAAATGTTGAACATTCTGACTAAATCGGTTTATGTCCTCCTTACCATCTTGACCATCATTGTTGTTATTCCCGGTTTCGTCACTGTTGTCGGTTTCGCATTTGCTGTAATTTCCAATAGTGTGTTTGGTGTTGATAATTCTGAAATTGTTATCAAGGTTGTTAATTACATTTGGCGCTTGTATGGTATCATCCAATAAGTTATAATCACCACACAGACAACGTAAGAGAGTTTTCTAAAATGCGTACATTCCAAGTAATCTTTCTGGTGATCCTATCCTTTGTATTGGTTGGTGTGTATGCGCCAATTGTTGCCGACCATTACAAATCTGTATCGTCAAAAGCAATGGCTGCTAAGTATGAAGCTGACAAAAAACAACGTTTGATCGAAGCTTGTGCAACTGGTAAAACTTCGCATATCATGTACAATGGCAAAGTTTGCAAAGGGAACTAACCACCATGTCCTACAAAGACCTTGAAGCCGAAATTAAAGCATGGGCAAACCTTGAAGCCTACGCGAAGAAACAAAAGGAAGACACCGAAGAAGCACGCCGCAAAGCTAAACGTGACAAGCGTGCAAAGAAACAAGGTAAAGGCGTGCTAGTGGCTAAACGTCCGGCTCCTACACTGGCAAAGCCTATCAAGACGTTTAAGGATGTTACGCTTGAAGTGCGGCCTATTCACCATCGCAAATGGGGTGATATTGAGCAAGTGACGTATACAGTCGAAACTATGTCTGATACAGTGGCAGAAGTGGAAGCCATTAAGCAAGCAAGGCTAGACGGTTACAGCTTTGATTGTGTGGTAACTATCAAAACAACCGAGGAATAATCATGGGAACTAAAAACGTATATGTAGTGATCCCGCGCGCTGTAAATGCTGAGACTAGATACTCAGTTCACAACAAGTCAGAAGCTAAAGGGAAACAGTTTGTTGCTCAGTTTGTGCGACAGGCTGATGCATATGATTTTATTGATATGCTTGAGGCTAAAGAACGAAAATGAGTAAGCATTGGATACTGACCCGCGACCTGATGCAAACCATCATAACCAACCTAGACACCAATCGAATGACACTCAAGGCTGCAAAGCTTTATTATCTGGCGTATGGTGTTGAGGTGAAAGGGAGATCAAAAGAGCAATTCATTCGGAACCTTTGCAAACTAGTAGATCAAGCCCCTTGAATGGGGCTTTTCTTTGTCTAAAATAAATGTAGACACTGATATAAATTCTTTGCTATAGTACAAATACCGGTGAGGATCGGAGGCAATCACCGAAGCTGCCTGAGATTTAACGTTGGCACGTTATTTTCCCACAACAAATGCAAATGTTGGCATGAAAAGTGGCACGCTGTTTTAAACTAAAAGACATAGCAGTGTGAAGCTAGAATTTATCGTTGCTGTAATCGCGTTATAGAGCCTTACAGAGCATTGAAAATAATTGTTGTATCGTTGATTGTTTATTGATAGAATACCCTCACGGAAACGAACTAACAAAGGTGTTTATCATGTCGCACGTATTCACAGAAGCCGGTCTAGGTCAAGCCCCATTCAAAGTTGTCGGTTTCACTGAAAAGAGCACAGGTTGCGCCTTTTGTGGTCGTGCAATTCAAAAGGTTTGCATTGTCAAGAGTGCTGATGGTATCCGCTCTAACATTGGTTGCGATTGTGTCAAGAAGACCGGCGACAAAGGTTTGATAGCTGGTGAAAAGGTAGCAATTAGCAATTTCAAACGTGCGGCAAAAGTCAAGATTCAAATGGATAAATACTTTGATGTAATGGTTGCAAAGTGGGGCGAGCATGAATACCTTGATCCCACTATTGACAAGAGCGATAAAGAAGCCTTCTTGAAAGACATGGAACGTTTGATGAAAGAAGTGGTGAATGAGTCGAATCAGTATTAATAAACTAAAATAGGTGTTGTACTGGTGAGTAATCACTGGTACAATGCTTTCACACCAAGCCGAAAGGCTTAACCCTCCTGATAACGAGCAAAGAAAATGACTTCAGTTAACGAAAATCACGAACTAATCAAACAAGCTTGTGACAAGGTAATGAAAGATGCCGACGAATATGGCTATGATTGTGACTTGAACGCCTTTCATCTGCAATTGATGCTTGACGTTTTGTCAACAAGGGTATGTCGCCTAATGAAATTGTCAGTGAAATGAAAGCGGGTGGCGATACTAACGCAGCTTTCTGGTTTGTGATTAATCGTTAATTGAGGGTTGACAAATGAAACACACTCAAGCCGAACTAAACAAAGCTTTTGAAGAAGGCAAGCAAGCGGCTCTTGCTGGTTCAAAGCGCACACTAGCCAACCCATACACGAACTGGGAACTTTACACAGCCTTTAATAATGGATGGAAAGAAGGCTTGACACTGGCCAGTAATGAGCGCCTAATCGTTGCCCTCAAACGTGCGTTTAGTGTGGCAAAGAATGAGTCAACCCTTGACTTTGAAGAGATTCAATTGATCGAACAACACATTGAAAAGCTGGAGCATGGGGAATAATCATGGGAAAGACAATCAATATAACAACTTTGTCAAGCACTCTTGACCTAGCAGAATGCACCGATGGCTTTTGGTTGTATGATAAGACCCGAGGCATGAATCTATCAATGCGTGCCAAGTCTGAACAGGCGGCATTTGTAGAAGCCTTGACCTATTATCAAGATCGTTTGTCAAGGGTAGAACGTGAATTAAAGGACTTGACTTCTAAGGTTGATGTATTCGTTTCTCAATTCACAGATAACGAAGACGATGATTAATTAGTTGACATTCACTGAAAACAGCCCCTTGAATGGGGCTTTCTTTTGCCTGAAATTTGACCGATTGACATAGTACTATATTCAGTGCCATGCACTGGACAATATACGCTCTTGATCTTGATCGATCAAAAGACCACCACTAGGCTAACGCCTAGCACAAAACAAATAAAAAGAAAACAACACAATACAAAGCCTTTGCTTTGCTCTTGCCCTTTCTTCACATGGAACATGTGGAACAATTAACCACTTGAAAACAAGCCTCATATCAGGCACTTGTGCCTAGCCATACCCTATCCTGTACCCTGTACAGAACCCATCCTATTCAGTGCCATGCACTGTCCTATGCCCTCATATTCGTTTATGCAATAAACATCTAAGCCTTTAGTTTATTGGCTTTGCCAATGAGATACGCTCTTAATTCCTGAGCATCGCTCAGAATATCATTCTATTCTGTGATACTATACTTTTCCCCTTTGCGCAGTATACCGGAGGGATGCTAAGCAACTATCTCTAACTATCCCATATAATGGGATGAATGTTTATCGAATCTGAATAGATTCAAACTATTAATACCCTATCTTCGATAGGAAATATCAATTAGCATCTGCATTGCAGATAATGTACTATCTATGTCATAGGTGAAGTATCCGCTCCAATTCGGAGCGAGAATATTTATTTGACAAACTCATCTATCTCTGATTCGCACCCTATATACAGGGTAGTGCGCACTTCGCATATTGGCTATTATGTTAAATCGATAGCCTAACTCACATCCCCATTCCAATGTCAAGCATTAACTCTCATTGAATCTCTCAATGGATAACCGATTCCTAATAGATAGATATCCCCTATCGGATTTCAGGATCTAATAGAGTGGGTCTATCGGCCAGAGGCAGGGGCGTCAAGCCCTATTCCTGAGTAGCAGCATATATTGCCCAATATATGGGATTCTTGAGGTACACGGATTTCCAAGTAACTGAAATCCAAGTTTGTAAAATTCGGGGAATTGGAATTTCCGGGGATTCAGTTTTCTACAGACGAAAGAAAGCCCACACAAGGTGGGCAAAGTCCGTGTATAGTGTTTTATTATGCGGAAAAGGGTATCTCATGGGGACAAAAAGGGGACATTTGCTTCAGCCAACGTTTTACTGTCCTGTCTGTAACCCCAAGATGCTTCCCAATATCTTTATATGTATAACCAGCATCCCTCAAACCCTTCGCCTTCAACTTAGGGTCAGCACCCCAACCACTTACCTCTTTGATGTGCTCAATATCCATTCTTTGAATGAGTGCCTGCGCACTTAGGTCTGAAATTTGCTCTGTCTTCTTGTCATCGCTCTCTTGAAGTGCTTGAATCTTCTGATCGATTGTCTGGAATACATGGACAGCACCAAGACCTCTATTCAAAGTGGTGCTAGCCTTTACATCCCTCTTCAACTCACTCTTTGGATAGATGCCATTCCCTTCTATTGTGAAGTAGTCGTCATACTTGCGAAGTACGGTATCTTGGTAGTACCACTTATCATTATGCATCTGAGCTGCCTTGAGTTCGTCATAGTCCATGTTATGAATTACAGCAGATTGTTTGATAGACTCACTTGGTCTGCAAGCCTGCTCTATCTGAATACCAAAGGCAGTAAGACTGAAGTCTTTCGACAGTCTTTCTCTTGTACTCATAGCGCCAAGTTGACGAAGGATGTCTTTCTCCAAACTCTTGGCTACAGCAAATGCCTTACCTTTGTTACCACTCTCTGCCTCCTGTACAAGTCTTTCGCTCATCTCACTCTGGATGGTTACGAGGTCTAGAGACTTCAAAACTGATTTCATTTGTTCAGGTGTTAGTTCTTCAACGTACAGCATTTTCCCTCCACATAAGTAAACCCTCCGAAGAGGGCTATTGTTATTTCAAAGATTCAACAAGCTTCTGCCTGAACTCAGCTCGTTCATCCATAAAAGCCAAATGGTCATCCAGCTTACGTTTAGCCACTTCAATTGCTTCCTCAAGTCGTGCAGTTTCCTTCTCTTGCATTGGTGTATAAGCATCCAGCATGTCTAGTTGATCTTGTCGATCCATTTCCGATTGACGCATTTCCCATTTCATGTAGTTTCCTCCAGTTCAATAACCCTACCAATACCCATCTGTAAGTCCCGTCTCTGAGGGCCACACCTCACTTCATGCCAGAAGTTTTGAGCTAAATGCCTAAGCTCCTTAAACCCTTCTCCCCAAGGACCGGTAATCACCACCGCGAGACAACCTGAGCTACGTGTTATCCGATGGTACTCGTTGGCTGGAATAAACAAGAAGCGCTTTCTACTTCTTGGTAGTCCTTCAACTGTGTATCTATTGTTTTCCTCCCGAATAATCTCTTCTGTGTAATCCCCTTTCAGAAGTATGCTGATTGCATTGAATGCGTGAGTGTGGAAACGATCTTGCTTGCCTGTTGTTGGCAAGAAGTTGAACAGCTTGATGCTGAACCATTTCTTGTACTCCAAGATGGTAAGTTCACGCACACTCTGTTCACCTAGATCAATCTGCTTGCGCTTCATGAATGTTATCATAGACTATTCATCCATCGTTTCTTAGTGAGTTCTGTCTCACCACATAAGTCCATCCACACACTCACAATCTCATTGGTTGTCATGTCACAGAAATCTTTGTCTATGTATACCAGAACACTCTTATCAGTCCAGTTTAGAATGCCTGCGTTATAGCCGTCTTGCCAATAGAACATTTTTGTGTAATCTGCAATACCATGACAATGGTAGCCGTCCATACTCAAGTACTTCAAGTCTGGATACTTCTCAAGTAAGATGAGGTAAGCCATCCATTGTTCTTTATCTTGGTCTGGAAAGAGTGCTTGTTGAACTACGTGCTTTACTAGGTTGCTCATTGATTCCTCCTGTGTAGTTTGAACATGTCAGACAGCCAACTCAACTTCAATCGCTTGTACTCCGTCAAGGTGATGTACTCACTAGTGGCTAGCTTCATTACCCAACCAAGGGTGTTATGTTTGTGAAGTACTGCACCCTTGATCCTTTCTCCTGTTGTCATGCTGCTTCCTCTACAGTTTCCCCTGCTCGTACTCTCTTGATATTGTTGTAGAATTCCACAACGTCATTGTCCAGTATCAAATCTCGTGTACTGAAGTTTGAGGCGAATGACATACGTGTCAAATCCTTTGCACGGCTCACCATTACATATGCTTGACCATGTGTGAAAGCCCCACGACCCATATCCACAACGAAGTTATCTAGTGTCATACCCTGACTTTTGTGACTAGTAATCGCCCAACTAAGCAGTAGTGGGATCTGTACATACTCGTGTTCCAAAGTCTTCTTGAGTCCAGATACACCAGTGTTGTAAGTGTAAGTTTCCCAAGTAAATGGCAACACTTCAACTTCTGTACCTGTATCATCCATCTGGACAATGACAGCACCGACTGTCAACCGTACAACAACACCACGTTGCCCATTTACATAAGCACCCTCTGGATCGTTTGCACAAAAGATAACACGAGTGCCTTTCTTCAGACGTACAACTTCCTCAACTGGAATAGCCGTATCCCATTTACTTGGATTGCTGGTGTAACCAGTGTAAGTGTGTTCTTCTTCTTCAATTTTGTTGTAGTGGATTGTGTTAATCCTTGCCGCGTCTTCCTTATAACAAGTCAAATGAAGGTTGTTGTACTGCTCAGCATCATAAGGACGTGCGTTCTCATGCAGCCACTCAACAGCCCGCCATGACCACTTACTTCCTTCACGGATGGTGTCCAACACTTTAACTTGAGTCTCGTTATCCTGTCGGTAAGCCTTCTCCATACTTACAACTTCAAAGTTCCAAGCATCTGAGCCGAAAGCATAGGGTGTGTCATACTCTTGGTAGAATACTTTGTGATCCCGTTGCCCAACAATCGGATTGAGTTGATAGAAGTCGCCAACCACAACCATTTGTACGCCACCAAATGGAAGCTTATTCTCTCGTGCTTGTTGAAGGCGATGATTAATCAAGTCCAACATATCTGCTCGCACCATACTGATTTCATCAATAATGATTCGCTTGAGTTTACGAGAGGACAGAAGTTTACGCACCTTCGTACTAATTTTGGCGTAATCGTCTTTTGTTGGAACGCCAATAGGCAGACCAAAGATTTTGTGGCAAGTACTGCCCTGAATATTCAATGCAGCAGCACCAGTTGGAGCCACAAGGATTGTATTTTTGTTGGTAATCTGTCGAATAACCCACGATTTACCCCTACCTGCACCAGCAGTAAGGAAAACATTCTTCCCTGTTTCAATGAGTGCGATTGCAATAGCCTGTGTCGTCATTTTCTCTCCTAGAATTAATAAAGTCTTGTTCCCAAAGAACAAAGCCCCACCACAATCAAGGGCAGGGCTCAGTTTACATCAGTTAGTTTGTGTTTGCAACGATTACTCACCCCAATACGTAAGTTCTTCTTTAACAGCTTCTTCTGGTGTGTAGATATTCACACCCTCAAACACACAGTTATCCCACAATGACTCTGCAAGATACTGACAGTCCTCATATTCGGAGGCATCGTATAACTTAATGTTGTACATGTGAGCTTTACACTCTTCGATCCAGCGTTCACGCTCAGCTTCTACTTTGTTACGTACTTGCACTTTTACGATTGCCATTAGTAGTCTCCGTACCTACGATTCAAATCTTTCATCATACTGTCAGCACACTCATCACCTTCCCAATGACGGATGTTTTCAATATGTTCTCGTTCCTCCATGTACTCCCAATCGGTCATACTTTCTTGCTCAGCCTTGTACCAATCGTCAACTGCGCTCATTCAATTCCTCCGTAGTTCCACTGAATACTCTCAAGTGTCTCGTCAATTTGTTTGAATTGTTGTTCATAGTGTTCCAGTCCATCATCCCACCACTTCCAGCGTTTGACTAGCAATGGGTAAGCCACACACTCAGAGTAACCCGAGGCAACGCACTCGTGTAGAGTTTGTTGTATGTCAAACCCAGCACCCCAGCCGTAATCAATGATCTGCAACATTGGTGTGTGACGTTGCCAAAGACATTTGTGCCAGTGCTCACGGTATTGGTACTCAGCCTCTCCGTTGATGTAAGCCAGCCAATTGTCTTTTTCTGTCACAATTCACCGCCAAGTTTACCGATTACCACTTCCATCCTGTCGAAGAATTCCTCAATTGTTTTAGCGTCATAAGTTCTTAGTCGTGGTGACGATTTCTTTGGTGTATTAACCAACTCAAAGATTTCTATCAACTCAGAACAAACCTCACTCTGCAAGTTATCGACCACGTTGTTCGTCCTCGTCGTCATAATCATCTGGCTCGTAATCTTGGTAGTCTTCTTGTTTGTAATTCACTTTTTAGCCTCCACGTAACAGGAATCTTTCATGAGGCTGGAAGTAATACCATCCAGCAAGTCTGGTGTTCCAGAGCACAACACAATCCACAGTGTAATGAAACCAAAGAACCACTTATCTGAATCACTCATCCTATGCTAGCCTCACCAATTACTTCACCCTCAAGGATAAGTTGCACTGTGTGCGTCTCTACCCAACGGTAATCACCACAACCCTCCATGTGAGAACTTGTCTTGACATCCAGAGTAAGATGATCTTTAAGATATTGGTTCAAGTGGTGGTGAAAGTTTTCAATATCAGTAAACATCCTTCTTTACCTTCCCTTTAATTGTGAAGTTGAATGGCTTGAACAGAATACCAATCGCACCAAACAAATGTGTAATGCCGATAATACAAAGAATCCAACCCATAACACACCCAAGTACTGAACTCCAAAACAACCCTCCAAGGCTGATGTCTTTACCGTCGTACCACTCTACAAGGTTGATGCAGTGTGCGGCAATAAAACCTGAAACAAACCCAGAGACAACTAAGTATGTAAATTGTAATTCAGTCATTCGTATTTCTCCAGAGCTTTGGTCAGCAACTCCTTACCACTGGGCCAACTACCATCGAAGATCGCCTCATAGTAGTTGTTTGAGTCTGACAAGTCAATAATAAGGCTAACAACGTCTTCAGGTATACCACGATCTAGCCAGTTTCGTATCTTGATACAACTTTCACATGCACAACTCAAATCGTCCGCTCCCGTGCTTCTGCAAAGATTTCGAAATTTAGTGCAGCTAATTGCCGGTGTGTAAGCTTATCCAGATTCTTGAGAATATCCCGGTAAGCTTTCATTTGCAAAACACTACCACACCCACGTTTGCATGTCACCGCTCTATTACACTCTTCACAGACAATATTATCAGCTTGTTCTTGGTTCATTCATGCTCTCCAGTAGTTGTTTAATGAATACAGCCTGAGACTTCACTTGCGCAGTAAGGTCTTTAGCCAGCAAACCTATCTGCTTCTGGTCAGTCCTGCTTAAGTTATTACGACCAAGGGCTTTGGAAATAAGCTTCTCATTGGTCAGTCGTTCTCCTGAAATACCCGTCATTCCATCTCCTTATTCAAATCAAACTTATTGTGCCTACGTTTGAACTTCTTGCAACGCTCAAGTTGGAATATCCGCATGTCATCCCAATGGCAAGCTCGCAAGTGCTCCCGGTTGTGTGCAATGTACAGCTTCAATTCTCTTGGGCCTTTCACTTCTGTCCGTCACTCCCTACGTAAGTTAGTTCATACACCAGCTCACCGTCTTCAGCCTGCTTGTAAGACTGAATGTTGATTGCAAGTGGTTGGAAGATTTTACAGTAATCCAACGCTGAGTCAAGGTTTTTGAACATTCTTTTTCGCTCTGCATCTGTTTCGATCATCCCTTCTAAGGCGTCAGTACAGTCTTCCATCAGTTAATCCTCACAATTGTAAATTTACCACCACGGAATACCGCTCCTGTGTCGATGTAATGAACATTCCCAAGCACTACCATTTCATTGTTTGGGCTGTGCCCAACATAAAGTTTGTGTAGACCGGTAATCGGAGTCTCATCGGCATCTGAAATCTTACTCCTAGCCCAAATAGCTGTAGCAATTACATAGTCGTCTGGATTCTCCAGCATCTTTCTGGCTTCATACCAGTTATTGCTTGGAGATTCAGCATGGACAATACCAACTAAGCCGTCTGGTGTATCAACTTCGATTGCAAGAGGAAGTTCAGACATCTCAAGTGCATAACATTGTTGTTCTACTTCTGACATTCCGTAGAACCACTCCCCACCGTTCTGCCAGTGAATATCAGACGACCAACTTCCCTTGCCTTCACGCGCAGCATCGATTACAAATTTGTCGTGGTTGCCAAGGGCAGCGTGAAACCAAGGCTTTCGCAACCAAGTCCAGAACTCTTCACTCTCTGGTCCTCTGTCAACTAGATCACCTACCGAGAACAGACGATCCTTAGTCTCATCGAACCCAATCACGTAAAGTTGTTCTTGTAGTTTGCTGAAACAGCCGTGAATGTCACCGACAACATAGTCGGCTCCACTCAAGTTCATACCGAAGTGCTTAATCACGGGTAATCCTTCCCCTTATAAGTTGCAACAACACCCTTGGCAAGTTCTGGATAAGCTTCAGCGAACTTTGCGTACTCTTCAAGGTAATGCTCAAGACGTTTCTTGTCCTCTTCCTGTCGAAGCTTCCTTTCTTCTGGCGTACTGTTAATATCTTGCCAGTTTGCCATCATTTCTGATGTAATTTTAACACGACCTACAAACATGTTTCCTCCTTATCTACTGTGTGTATTTGTAATCAGCCAATATCATCTATATCCCTTACCCCTTTATAAACAGGCAGCCTAGGTTTATCAACTACTCCAACTTCAAAGTGCTTATAGTTGACGATTACGTCAGTCCACTTGTCACGGTTATCCCAAATCTCTTTCCGAAGTGCAGCATCAAATCCAGTACCAATGCTAAACTCCACACCAGAGTAAATATCACGAACTTGCAATGCACCAAGGGTGTTAGCTGGAACAAGGTTCTCTTTGTTCTTTGATCGCTTAGTGCGCCCAAGTTCATTTGTTTCAGCAACGTTCTCATTGTGCATCTGCTCAGTGAAGCCGATAATCACTGCCTCACTGTCACTGAATTTCTTGAGCTTGCCGAGAAGACCTTGCTTCATTGTTGATCGACCTTGTTTATACTTCCCATTAGGATCTTTCAGCATTGCACCTTCCCAACCAGCTTCCTCAAGTTCTGTTTGTTTGGCTACAACCTCTTCTACGGAATGCACCAACTTTTGAAATAAACTAACAACTTGTTTCTCACCCCGAGCCTGAGCTTTATATTGCTCGTATCGAACGCTTGCAATATCGTTACCTGTGTTATCAAACACATAGAAATAAATGTTGTCTTTTGACATGCCTTCTGGAAGTTCTGTTGACATGCAGGCGCGAGTACTAAGATTGAACACATCTTTGTGCATTGGCGAACCATAAATAACTTCACCATCCAACCCGTTCAATTCTTCACGACCAAACAACTCTTGAACAGCCTTAGACCTGATTGGCTTGTTTGATCGCGAATAACATACTGCGTCTTTGACGTACAATCGAATACCATCAACCTTTGGGCTTAGCATCATCGGGAACGACACTTCACCCAAGTCTTCAATCGTGTGTGCCAGCATAACTTTAAAAATATCGGACATTTTCTTTTCTCTCCAATGAAATAGAATAACCAAATTCGTTACCACCCTTAAGTGGCCGATGTACCAGAGTGTAATCCAGCAAGTTCATATCCGGGTTGTCCAGAATAATCTTTGCAATGTAACACTCTTGGTTCGCCTGAAGTGCATCTAAACACTTCCTTACAATGTCCTGTCGTGGGTCAACTGTAAACAAAGACAAGTTCAACACCATGCTCTTTCAAATGACTCTCACACAAACTCAGTGGAAGGCAGGAGGTGGCTTTAAGTCCATGATCATAAGCTGTTGAGCGAATACAGTCTTCTTGGTGGTATTCTTGTTCCCCTTCATTATTTACCCATACATATTCAGGCTGTGAACAACAAGAGGGATCCCCACAGCCGCCGTATTCCACCCATCTCTCAGTCCAAGTTACAGTCTTCATTCAAATACCCTCTTCATACTTCAATACGTGAATTTGTTTTCGTTTGAGGAATTCAATACCGTCAACTAGTCGATACTCCTCATCGTATGTAACCATTCTCACACCAGCTTGGTAGAGTTGTAATGCACACGGGAGGCAGGGACTGAGCGTTACATAAATGTCTGCATCTTTAAGCGATATACCTTCCCGTGCAGCTTTCGCCACAATGTTTGATTCAGCATGTAACACTTCAGGGTGTGTCAATTCTGGATTAACTTCACAGCAATTACTATCACCAGATGGTCTACCGTTCCAAGAGTAAATCACAACATCTTGGGGAGTTACAGCAATTGCCCCAACCTTCCGTCTTTCGGCGTGTGATAGTTTAGCGAAAGCCCGTGCTGTTTCCATGTACGGGCGAATCATTTTCGATTTCATTTGAAGTACTTCACGTAAATACCCCGGACTGCATACACAGGCCAACCGACGATACCAATTGTATACACCAGAGCCCACATAACTTTGTCAAATGTTTCTCGTGACATAGTTGCCCCACTATTGGTTGTAATGAACTCTTTGTACCAACCTTCAAGTTTACCTTTGTAATCTCCCTTCTTAGTTACTGAGGAAGTAATCACGAAACCTGCCAGTAGGTAGATTGCTGTTGTAAACATTATTTCACCTCCTGTAGGAAGTTATAGGCTGCAACAGTTGTTTCAACAAGCGGCTTCTCGATATCCAACATGTCTTCAATCAACTGGATTGCTCGTTTCAAATCATCAGATTGTTCCAACTTAGCCTCTACAATCTCAAACATTGTTTGTGAGTCAAACTTCCAAGCATCCCTCCCGTGACCAAACCGTGAACCATTTGGTGCATAACCGAATCGCGCACGATCCTTGTGATCAAGACCGGAAGTCTTAAAAGAAGCCTTCGCGTGTGCAGTGGTTGCCCAAACAGACTTGCCGGATCGCATCTTTACAATTTCACCAGACTCTTTGTGTCGAATAACAAAAGGCATTATTTACCCTCCAAGTAATTCTGGTAAGACTTAGTGTAGCAAGCGTTACTTGCAAACTTAATGTTGTGATCCTGTACATGGAATCGACGTTTACGGCTATAAGTGGCCTTCACACGTTTAACAATCTTAGCCGAGTGAGCGAACATTACAGCAATCAGACTATGACCTACAGTATCGTTGAAGTTAACCAGTTCTTCGAAGTCATTGAAACTACGGATAAACTGGAATGCCTCATTGTTGTAGTCTTCGTCATTGTGCAGGGCAATCATATTGAGAACACTAATCCGACCAGAACCAGTCCGGTCAAACTCTGGATTACGGAAGGATTTCAGTCGATCTTTTGGATCGTATACCGGACTGTATCCCATAGCTTCTGCGAAGCGCACGAGGGAAGTTTCTTGGATACGGCTAGTGTCTTTAGGGATAAAATTACGAATTGGTTGCATTTGTTTCTCCTTAGTTTGGTTTATTCTGGCCTTTTCGAGTACCAACTCCCGTGCAGCTATAACCGCCACTCTCAAGCTTTGAATTGGTCTTCTGCAACTTACTTGCTTTGATTGTATACTTTCCTTTACCGTAGTACCGGTCAACTTGAGCCTGTACTGTAGCACGATCACTGTGATGATAAAAGACATATTTACCACTGGCGTTCAAAATATAAAAGGTCGCGGGCGGAATAAAGTTAATACCAGTGAATGTGCTGAAGTCAACTTCTGTGAACCGTATTTCTTTAACTTTGTCGCCCATTAAAATACCTCATCGAACAGAATGTCAAGATTCTCAATCGAGCACTCTTCCAGTTTATACAGTAGTTCCTCAATCTCATGAGAGAACGCGGCAATCATTGCGTCTGTGTACCCAACTTCTTTAGCTCGCATTGTCACATAGAGCATACTTTCTTTAAGTGTCATAGACCATATTTCTCCTTTAGTTTGTCAACTAAATCATCAGCATGTCGATTCTCCAATGCGTTGAACAGTTCTTTGATAAGTTTGTCTGCTTCTTGTGCGATCACGGCTGCGTTAGACTTGGCATCATTGAACCCGTCCATGTAATAGCCGTCACCAGTACCTTCATACATATGTTGGATTCGATCTTCGTAGCTCATACACCAGCCTCCGCTTTAATTTCTTGAAGCATTTCATCGCCCCACATCTTGCGAGCATAATACTCAAGACGTTCAATATAAGCATCTGAGGCTATTGCCAGTTCTGCCGCAGCATGTCGTGCGTCACGATGGCCTGTCTTGTAGGCAATTGCACCAGCACGATTGTCATGTTTTGTTTGGAGATTCATAATCTCGTTGTGCAAATTCATTCATCATCTCCTGTCATAGCCCAAAGGTTGTTCACTTCCACTTCTGCTGGATGACCATTCATATCAAACTCTGTCCAGCAATACCGCCAGAGAACACCTCCTAGCCAGTAATCTTCGTAGTGTACACCAGCACAATGGTATTGTGAAGCTGCTTCTGAATCTTTTGTTGCTGATTTAAATTCTTCCCAAGATACTTTTGTCATTGTGCAAGATACCCAATAGAAGTACCAGCCCCAACAAAAATAAACAGCATCAGCGCCAACTTTGCATAATCAATCTCGTAACCTCGTCTAAGATTGGCGACTCCAATACTTGACAAAACAATCCAAACCAAAAACCCTATAACGGCACCATCAATCATATCAACCCTCCACTACTTTAGAAAGAACTTCGTCTGCATATTCAAGATACAACCCGACAACCCCACGAGCCCCAATGTTTGGGTTGTTAGCTGCGAACTCAATCAGAGTACCACCACCAATACACTCTCTTACCCATTCATTAACATCAATCCCAACTATTCGGGCTGCCCTCTTGACATACTTCAATTCAGATGATTGACAAACATAACTTGGCATCTTTATGCCATACTTGCTTGCCAATTCTTTGTGATAGTTCATATCAGCCAGCTCAACAATGTTGGAAGAGGCTAATTTCTTAGCTTCCCTCGACACTCTTGAGGCTTCTCTGATAGCCAACCTCTCTTCATCTGAGAGATTCGATAGGTAATTACTATTAACCATTGGCAAATTCCCGATCAATCATCTCTGCCAGCCGAACAATACTGCTTGCATAACCTTGTTCTTCATACTGAGTTAGTTGCATCCAGTTGTAATGTAGCTTGGAAAGTTTATACCCTCGTGTATTACCTTGAATGCACTTCTGGTAGGCAGTCAAGCTGCAATCTCCCGATTCAACATGTCCATAGCAATCATTCGCACACAAGGTGCAGTGAACTTACTCATTGTAAACTGTTGACCATAGGTATTCACATGCACTTTAACTTCAAACAAACCACTGTTGATGTGTACTTGGTACGGATACCAAGCTGTATTAAGTTTGTACATCAACTTATTATCAACAATATGCTTGCGAAGAAGTGCTTCCTTCACGTTTAGCATCTTGGCAACTTCACGGAATGTGTAAGTGCAGCCACTGGTCACAAAGTTATCAACAAACTCAACTTTCGGTGCGTTGATAGCAGCCTCTGCTTCCAGACGTTCTTTCTCAGCAAGAATACCCTTGGCTTGGTTCATCAGAAGTTCAAAGTACTTCAGTGGGTTATCCAAAAGCTCTTGAGCCTTGTTCTCGTGAACAGCCACACCTTGGGTTGCCAGTCCATCATAAGCGCGAATTACCTTCAGATGGTACTCAGGACTGATCCACATGGCGTATGCGTACACCAGTTCACGTACAGCGTATGTGCCGCCAGAACGGCCGCGCACAGTGACCTTTGAAAACTCTCCGATTTCGGAGATTAAATCTTTAGCCTGATGATTCTCAAAGAATTTTGCAGGCTGCTTGTGCAACACCCCACCAGATGCCTTATGCACATCATTCAGGCAGTAACGACCGTCTTTGTCTTGTTTCACCGGGATACCGTCGATGATTACCACTTGTTCTTCTACCGCTTTTGCTACGTTCATTTCTTTCTCCTATGTTTAATTTGTATTCATTTGTTTTGTTGCTCAATACTTCCTAAGTACTCCGTCTTCCTTCCCATCAAGTATCGCCATCATACGCTCTAAATCCTCTCTTGTGTAGTACGTCGATGCCGTCTGACCAATGTAGTTGATATGGAGTACGTCAGTTGTGCTATCGCAAAAGATTTCATCAATGTCTCTGTCTGTAAATTTGTAAGTCATTTAACCTCCTGTTTCCGTCTAATTCAGTCACCCAGTATGTCAGGGTCTGTTTCCCTTTGCAAGCGCTAATTCATGGAAGGAGACGTTGATTCTCAGGCTTTTGATTGAATCTTACACGCTCACGCAGGGTAGCCAAGTCGATTGGCCTAAAATTAATGTTCTCTAAAGAAGTATTGAAGTACCGAGCGTCATTGATTGTGTGCTCGTGGACATGCCCATGAATATTCACCTTCCCACGAAGTTCATCAGGATGAATCGGGCAGTGACTCAGCCAGAACTCTTTGTACTTCTTGAATGCGTACACCTCATCGTACACACTACACAAATGTTCCATTGTGATCCCACGCTCCAAATCGTGGTTCCCAACAATCAAGATTTTCTTCTCTGCAACCCATGTGCCTACCTCATCTAGCGCTTCAAATGTGAAGGCAGCATCTCCCATGAAGTAAACAACATCCCGCTTAGTTACTACTTGATGGTAATTCTCTTTGACCATTTCAGCGTGTTCTGCTTCGCTGTCAAATCCTCGATACTTACCAATGTTCTTATGCCCAAGGTGGGCATCCCCCAAAAACCATACGTTTGCGATTTTAAGTCTCCCTTAGTTCTCTGTGAACAACAGTTATTTTAACATTCTTTGACTCTTCATACCGTGAAGCTTCGTTATACGCTGAGTCCTCATTCTTGTAAAGCCCCAAAGAGATGTACAGTTCCAGTGGCCCCTTATCTGTGTCATACGACACCAATCGTACAACCTCATACACAGTTATCATAAAACTACTCCGTTGTATCAGAAGCATCAGATTTCTTGTTGGTAGAACCTTTCGGCCTTCCTCCAGACCTCTTAGGTGTGGCGTTCAAGTCTACCTGATCCACATGAATGACGTAGACCTTTCCAGAAGACTCATCTAAGCCAACAACAGTAGAGGTCTTCACACCCTCTTGCTCATCAGTCCCCACAGATATCTTAAGAGTCAGACCATCTATCTGCTGCCAGTTGAACACATATGCCCAGTCCTTCATTTCTTTCTCCTGTCAGGGTGTGGACAGCATACGCCTACCAACAGAAGAGAGCAAGCTCTTTCCACAAAGATATCATTCCATTCAGGTGTTGACACACCCAGCACAGAATGAGAGGATGCTTCAGGTCAGGAGGTATACGCACTTTGTTCCTATAGGTATACGCACTTTATGCGTGACCCATCCTGCACTTTGTGCGTATGAGTAATACTGATCTACCCAAACAGAATAAATAATACTGAAAGATCAAAAGCAAAAGCACCCGGCACAGAATCTCTGAGATGCTTATAGAGAGGTGATCAATGAATAATCAATAAAGGTATAAAATGGAACAAGAAAGATTTGTGATGTTGCCATACAACCTGATGGCGGCACATGGCTACTACAGTCTCAAGACCGGTGAACAGGTCAAGATGTCACAAGGAGTTAAGTTTGTATATTTGTATTTGAAAGATAGAAACAACTTCTTTGTTAACATCAAGGGCGGTGATCACTTTGAATCACAGGGTACAATCGCTGAAGCGGTTGGTATGGATGTAAGACGTGTTGGTACAATCCTTACTGAGCTGATGGCTCATTCTGTTGTGGTCGCTACACTTGAGAAGTGTGCCAACGGCAGGAGATATCATTATCATAAGATAAATGATCTTTCTTTGTGGACAGACAAGAAAGAAGCAAGTAAGATTAAAGCAGTAGCAAAACCAAACCCATCTGTTGTGGAGTACACAGATGAATTCTTAAGCGGTATTGTGTGGGAGAGAGAAGATGCTTACTGAAGATTGGAATAAACTTGAGGTTGGTAGTGTTGTATACGCACTCAAGAAGTTGACTGAGTGGAGCGACTGTCATGGGCATTGTGTTTGCGCAGAGAAAGGGGATAAGCTTGTTGTGAGAGGGTTCAACACAAGAGGTGATCCACACTTCAGTCATGAACATATTACTGATGGTCGATCATTCTATTTGGATAAACACGAATGCTCCACTATGAAACACTTTGACCACTAGGAGGAATTATTTAATGTTCGATGAAATCATGCCGATTTGGGAGGTGTATGCTGATCATGGATATGATGGCGAATCAATACTCTGGTTATGTGTTAAGTTGGAAACAGCCAAGTATCTCTGTGATTGGGAGAATGCACTCATGGAGAATAAATACCATGAAGCTGTAAAACGAACACCACAAATGGCTCTGGCAATTAATAGACGCTACTGGTGGGTAGGTCAATCGACCTTTGGTGTACGAGAACAGGAGGTAATTTTAAATTGATGATGCTGTGTGAGTGCAAGTCGTGTGGTGGCAGAGGCTTCCGTGTTCCAGAGTATGATGCTGACGAACACAATATGATCCAAGCTGAAATCATCTCTGGTGTTTGGGATTGTAAACCCTGCAACGGTTCTGGATATGTTGAGCGGGAAGTTGATGGTTGTATTTGTTATGCTAACAGTTGGTTTGAATGTGCCTGTGGATACCACACGTAGGCATACTACCTGAATCAAACGAAAGCCAGAGATTCAACGTAAATAACACCCTGAAAACAACGATCGTATCCATACCTACCCAACCATACCGGGTAAGGTCTTGTCGTTGTTTCTTGTGCTTAAAAGCATAGGTCAAATGAACCTCTATCACAACCGTTGACAAGATAGATTTTGTCTATTACTATTAACTCATACAGAAATTTAACTTAAACTTACAGAAGGAATACCACTTGTGGAAACTAAACGAGACACAGACCCCGCAACCCAACATGAATGGTTCATGAAACTCCTTGAGGAAGCTGAGAAGTTCGATGAGGCAGAGTTTGAACGATTGGAGGGTGAGAAGTCATTCCGCTTTGAATATGCGCACGAGTCTCTGACAGAGAAAACAAGTCGGTTTAAACGAAACAGCTCTTACTGAGGAAATAACATGAAACAAGAAATTGATTGGGATTTGTTTGTTGGGTTTGGAGATTCTATTGGGATGGAAGAGATTACTGGTGTCGGTGAGGGTATTCGCCGTGATGAATATGAAGGTTTTGATTTGCGGCCAGATATTTAGTTGACTTTAGAAATAAAGATTGATACAATATGTACTTAAGGGAAGAAACGATAACAACAATCAAAGTATTCTCCCAAAGAATTCAAGAGCACCATTCACTGATTATTCGGCTAACAATCCTCTCCTATTGTTATCTGATGAGGCTTTGAATGCTGTTACTGAGATAAGTCGGTAGTGAACATGCCCTTCGTTTATCTTAGTATTTAGTTTCGGGAGTAGTAGAGATACTGGGCAAGTATCAGCGCGCTGTAAACGCGCCGCCTATGGCTAGTGGTTCGATACCATCTGCTCCCACCAAACACGCTTAATCAAGACGTTGGTTATTCTATTAGCCGTTAAGGCACTAGAAGAAGTTTGACGAATCTTCAAAGCCTTCCACTGGTGTAAATGGGAGCAACAAATTTATTGGCGAGTAGCACAGTTGGTAGTTGCGCGGAACTGTTAATTCCGATGTCGTAGATTCGAATTCTACCTCGCCAGCCAAACAATGAAGTATCGTTGCAGAGAACTCAAAGTGGACAACCAGAATGGTCTGTTGATTCACAGCGAGAGTCGAGAAATCAACCGGGCTGGTACACCCGTTCTCGCAGTACCAAGAACTATTCAGGATATAGCTCAGTAGGCAGAGCGCGTGCTTTGGGAGCATGAGGCCACAAGTTCGAAACTTGTTATCCTGACCAAATGTAAGTAATTGCTCGGGGTTCGATCCCCTAGTGTACGGTTGGATTCCGTAGCTCAGAATGGGCTGGTTCAATTACTTAACAGAGGAAGATCGAAGTACCGGCGCCGGTATGAGTAGATGCACCTCGACCTAATTATTGCGGTTTAGCTCAATGGTAGAGCAACGGACTTTGACTCCGTTTATGATTGTTCAACTCAATCAACCGCTTCCAAATTGCGAGAAAGCTTAGACTGCCTGTTGGTGTCACCCGGCTCATTCCCGGACGCTTCGTGGTTAAATTCCACTTCTCGCAACCAAATAGCCGAAGTCGCATAGTGGCCGATTGCACCTCTCTTGTAAGGAGGAATTCCACACCGTCAGTTCGAATCTGACCTTCGGCACCAAACAATTACCCGACAAGGAATTGTAAACAACTAACCCGCTTCGGCGGGTTTTCTTGTATCTGAAGAAAGGAAAACAATAATGGCAAGTCCAGAATTGATTCAAAAACGTGAGGAACTGTACCTTGCAGTATCTCGTGCTGGTGTAGGCGAAGCAATTGTAGAAGGTCGGTTTGATGCTCTGTGTACAGAACTTGGTTATGTTAACAAGACGGGAGTTACAGCTTACACAGTGTCTGAAGCTGATGCTAATAAGTTGCTCATCTTTAACCAAGCAACTGTAACGCTCACACTTCCAGCAACTATCGAAGCAGAATCCGATAAAACTGTAACTATCATGGCGGTTAACACTGTTGGTAAGATTGTTCTGGCAGGTGCTACGCCTGTATCGGTAGCCAACCAAGTTGATGCAAAAGCTATGGCTGGTATTGTTTATGCTGGTGGTACTTGGGTTGTGACAGGAACTTCTGTAGGGGCTGCGTAATGTTCGCACTCAATCTATTAGTTTCAAGTTGTGCTCGTGCTGTAGCCTCCGCACCAGTAACTCCCACAACAATTAACTTCACATCTGCACAGTTCTCTCCGGGGTTTGCAGGTTCGATAAGCCTAACTAAGAATGCTGCTCGTATCTATGCTCGTGGTGCTTTGACACTTTGGTGTGGATTCATTACAGGCAGTGAAGCTAAGTTGACCAATCCGTCTGACTTCGGTGATAACGCTGGCTCTATGGAAGTTTCGATTGATAACGCTCCATTTACAGCCGCTGCTAACACTGGTTCGGTTTATACACTGTTCACTGGTCTGGTACATGCCACACGGTTTGTGCAGATTCGCTGGGTACAGGCAATGGCTGATGCACCTTATATCGCTGCTACTGGTAACGTGCTGAGTGTCACTGGCGCACCTCCTGCATTGATTGCAGCACAGAACTGGATTCAAGCTGGTAGTAACTCAAGTACTGGTTTGTATTCTGCTGGTGTTGTTCCAAACAACTCGGGCTTTATACCACCATTGCAAGCTCCTGCTGGACAGGTCTACGGCACTAACGTCGGCTCGGTTAAAATCCGTGGCGCATTCACCAAGATTGTTGCCACTGGACGACTGATTGGCGTGAGTAAGAACGGTGGGCCACCGTCCTACTACTCCATTGCTGAAGAGTCTAATAACCCACCAGCAGCTCTTGTCATTCCGTGTGACGGCTCTGTAGCCACGTACAACGTGTGGGATAACGGTAACTACAAAGAACTTGGTGGTCACTTCTCGGTAAGTGGTAACAGCACACTTCTAGACATCGGCATTATCCGTAAGCTCGACCAGTTCGGTGATAGTATTACCGCTGGAGCACCGCCAGTGCAAACTGAGACTATGCGGGTCGCTGCTGCACTGGGCTTCGTAGGTTCTACGGCTGGTAGGGCTGGCGAGACAATCACAGGAATGAAAGGCATTCTTGATAATATTCTCCCCCTGAAGACAGTAACCTCCGATGACGTAGCCATCTTGGCTATTGGTGGTAACAGTTTAACTGGTGGTATCGATAGCACAGAAAGGGCTGATTACCTTGAGTGTATTAACAAATTGGTGGCTAAAGGTTATGGCAAGATTATTTGCCGTGGTATCCTACCTGCTACTGATGGAAGTAACTTGTGGACAACTGAGAACGGCGTACTCCAATCTGTTGTTACAGAACTTGGAAACTCCAACGTGGTGTTTCTCAACACAAGTACTTGGCTTGGCTACGCAACCTCGGATGGTGTACACCCAACTGATCCGGGTTACGCAACACTTGCAACGTTCGCACTTCCAGCTTACACAAGTATTCTTGGACTGTAAGACATGCCCGCTTCGGCGGGCTTTTCTTTGTCCACTGAATAGACAAAATCTATCGATAGTTGACAAACGATAGAAATAGTTATACTATCTTACTTATGACCAACTAAAGCAGGAGTTAACAATGTCAGAAATTGAAGACGTTGGCGATTCTCCATTCGCCAATGAAACATCATGGAAGGGTGGCGTTAGTGCTAATCCCAATGGTCGGCCAAAAGGTGTGAAGAACGCCAAACCCCGATCCAAAATGCGAAGCACACTTACCAAGCTGTATACGCTTGAGAAAGATGCTGTCGATATTATCCGTGACAGTTTGAAAGTAAAGAAAGATGCTGAAGGCAATAAAGTTGAGACTGATAAGACCCAACTGGACACCGCCAAGTTTGTAATCAAAGCAATTGAATCCTTCAACAATACTTGCCTTCGTGAAGAGATGGCTATCGTTGGTATCCGTGCGAAAGATGACAATGCAGCAAATGAACTTGAAGAGAATCAATCCGTAGCCTCTGAGCCAGCCGTGAATACTGGTAACTTCAGTATGGACATGGTTGAATCGAACCTTAAACACTGATGATTATATTGGATGTTTACGGGATACAACCAAAGAATGATAAGTACTGTCCGGGTATTTACCTTGTCAAGATACCACCAAACTTCACCTACAAAACCCACAGGCTTCCAATATGGTTGTTTAGGGCTAACTCCAACAAAGGTATTGTTGACCAAGCCATTATTGGCCACCATCACATAGCCTACAGTGTAAGCCACAATGAAGTATTCTTTATCAATGAAGAAGAACTCGACAGTGATTACGACATCATCTACAAACAAGGAGCAATTAATGCTGTATGAAATTCATGTGACCAGTTCTGACCCTTTGGGTATCAACTTTATTCGTAACATCGTAGACATTGCCAAGAAAGGTGGTGACTTCAAAGAGAACGAAGTTGTACGGTTGGCATTCCCACATCACTGTAAGATGATTCTGGAATCTGATGTTGAGCCAATCCCTGATCCACAACATCGAGTCTTCGAAGTTGAATCTGGTAAGGAAGTGCGCATCAAGAAAATTGAAGCTACACCAGTACAAACAGAAGGTGGCGCTTTTATCATGGAAGTTGACCCAGCACTAGCCACAACCGATAGCGGCGCTCGTTACACCAAGGAACAGTTGGATGCGTTGGATTGGAACGAGTTTAAGATCGTCCTGAAGGCTGATGAGATTACTGGTCGTGATCGTAACAAGATGACCACTCAGTATCTGGCAAATAGCGCAAAGTAAGCCATTATTGAAATAATCTATCACATCTATTGACAAGATAGGTTATTTCTATTAATATATCTACTTATAGAGAGGAAACATTGTTTACTTCTCAAGACAAGGAGAACTCATGTCGAGTAAAGACATCGAAGTTCGGCCACAGTCTCCATTCCAAGAAAAGTATTTAAAGAGCAACGCCAAGATTCTTATCGTCGGCGGGGCTGCCGGGAGTTCAAAAAGTTACGTAGGGTTGATGCGTCACCTACGCTGGACGAATGACCCAAACTATCGTGGATTCTGTATCCGTAAGAACAGTACTGCCATTATGAAATCTGGTGGTTTGTTCGAACAAGCTAAGCGCTTGTATTCAAAAGTTTATCCGCCTATCAATGGCGTCCCTCAGATTCAAACCAAACTTAAAGATCAGAAACTGGTGTTCCCAAGTGGAGCAAGTATTAGCTTCTCACACTACGAGAATGATAGTGCCGGTGACTTGTATCAAGGTTTGGAGTTGTCCTCAGTCTTCTATGACGAAGGTACACATGCTGATGAATCACATCTCTGGTGGTTGTTCTCTCGTCTACGGACAGAAGCAGACATGGGGTATGATGAAAACGGCAAGAAACTTGAGGCATGTATGTGGGTTTCGTGTAACCCCGATCCTGATTCATTTCTTTATGAGTGGGTTAAATGGTGGCTGTATCCAGAAGGTCACGAGAAGTTCGGTCTTCCTGATCCTGAAAAGAACGGCTTAACTCGTTACTTGCTCCGTGTTGAGGGCGAGTTGGTATGGGGCGATACATGGGAAGAGTTGTATGAGAAACATCATAAACCTGAATTCCCGGTAGACCACGAAGAACAAATTAGACCTATTCCTTTCCAAGTGTTGCTCGGGAATCTTTATGATAACCCAACACTTATGAAATCCAACCCCGGCTATAAAGCTGCTCTTGAAGCACTGCCTGATGTAGAGCGTCGTCGCCTCCTGCTTGGAGATTGGAACGCTCGGGAAGTTGGTAGCACATACTTTCAACGAGAGTGGTGTAAAGAGTTACTAGAAGAACCTCCGAAATCGGATATCGTTCGAACAGTCAGAGCATATGACTTTGCAGGTACGTTGAAGTCTTCAGCTAACCCAAGTCCTGACTACACTGCTAGTGCAAAGATTAGCAAACTAAAGAACGGTGATTATTTTGTACATGATGTTCAACGGACTCGTATGCTCTTTGGAGAATGGGAAAGTCACATTATTGCCAATGCACGTCGAGATGGTGGTGATTGCGAAATCATTGTCCCACTTGACCCCGGCGCACAAGCCAAAGTTGCAACTGGTATCATGACAAGATCACTGAGTGAGAAAGGTTATCGCGTTAGAACAATCAAGACAAGTCAATCAAAGCTTGATCGATTCCGTCCATTCTCTTCGCTTGCTCATAATGGTCACATCTCTTTCCTTAAAGGTTGTGGATATGATTATGAGAACAACATTGAAGCCAACAACAACTTTGTGTTCAAAGAACTTGAAGCATTCAATGGTAAGCGGAAAGGTGGTGAAGCGGGCCACGATGATATCGTTGACGCCTGCTCTGACTGCATATCCATTCTCGCAACACGAGTAAACATCCCCAACATGGCGAACGCCTTGGGATCAATGAAACTAACAAACCCTACTTCATTCTGATAAGGAGAAGCAATGGCTGCTGAGTCAGACGATACAACACTCTCCTTGAAACAGGGAGACAATGATGTTCCCGCTATTACCAAGGGTGAAACAGGTTACAGTGGTTTAGTTACACTTGGTGGAAAGATTTGGGATCAATGCAATCATGAGTTGATTTGGCCCCAAGCCTATCACACGTTCAAGAAGATGGCACTTGATGGTGCTGTCCATCCTTCACTGGACTTTGTTGAAACAAAGATTGCTGAAGCCACTTGGAAAGTTCGTATCCCTAAAGGGTATGAAAAAGAACTGAAAGAACATGCGAAGTTCCTAGACCAAGTTAAAGATGACATGGATCACAGTTGGACACAATTCATTCAGAACGCTGCAACCTTTAACCGCTACGGTTTCAGTGTTGTAGAGAAAGTATTCCGCTATCGCAACAAGGTTTACGGTAGTAAGTTTGATGACGGCTTGTGGGGCTTGAAACGTCTCCCAATTCGTGGTCAAGGTACTATCCAAGAGTGGGACTGGCGCAACAGTGGTCGTGACCTAGACGGTTTCTGGCAACGTTGTGTAGTGCCCATTCCTTCGGCAGATAAGCTTGTCGATATGACTAATGCCCGCAAGCAAGAATACAAAGTTAAATGGATTCCACGTAAGAAGTTCATCCTCTTCCGCCACAACCCACAAGACGATAGCCCACAAGGTACATCGCCACTGACCGGTGTTTGGCAAGCGTGGAAAATGAAGCAGGCTTTCCAAGAAGCTGAAGCTATTGGTACAGCACAAGATAACAACGCCTTTAAGATTCTTTACCTTCCTCCTGAATATCTGGTTGACGATGCTGACGAAGATCGTAAGAAGAGTTATGAACTCTACCAGAAGATGATGGAGAACGCACACCAAGCTAAGTCGAGTGGGTTCATTCTGCCTATGCTTCTTGATGCTGACGGTAAAAAGATGTTTGACTTCGAACTGAAGAACATCTCTGGCGGTAAGTCTTACGATGTGAACATTATCATTCAACGTTACACCAAAGAGATTCAAGTTGGTTTGTTTACCGATGTACTCTCGTTGGGTTCTGGAGGTGGTTCGTACTCTCTTGCTGAATCTAAAGTAAGCTTTGCAAACTTGGCTGTTAAGTCTCGACTGACAGAGATTAAAGATCAACTTAACCACGACTTGGTTCCTCAACTCTTCGCGCTGAATGGTTGGCCTACCGATGTCATGCCTTACTTTGACTTTGATATGCCTGACCAAGAAACAATGGACAACAAGGGTAAGTTCTACCAGCGTGTGAAAGCTGTTGGCTTGCTTCCAATTGTTCCTGCCACAATTAACCAAGTGTTGAAAGATGCTGGCATTGATTATTACGTTCCTGATGACATGAGTACAGAAGAACTTATGAAGTTACTGGGTACTCCCACTTCCGAAGCTGGCGGTGGTATGAAGTCTGGATTAAATGGGTCTAACGGTAGCGGCACTGGCAAGTCTGGTGATAGTTCTACTGGCAATAAGGAGAATTCTTGAATGACGGCTCACAGCCTCGTTAGGATCAAAGGTTCTCTGGTTAACACGCCTCATCTGATTGAACAGAATAGTTTCAATAGTGTAATGGACTATGTTAACCAGCGGATTAAAGGTGACGCTGTAATTGCTCCTGAAGTTAAGACTGAAGAGTATATGAGCGGTGCTTTGTATTACAAAGAATCTCGTACTGGTGTGATGAACATCGATGGCCCACTAACTTACAAGTCTTCCGGTTGGGAGGCATTTTGTGGTGGCACATCTTACGAGATGCTGAAAGAACAAATGGTTGAGTTGGTTGAATCCGGTGCGAAGACTGTAGCTTGGATTTGTGACTCTGGTGGTGGTGAAGCCTTCGGTATGATGGACACAGCCAACTACCTGCGCAAACTTGCTGATGAAAATGACATTCAAATCATTGCCTTCGTTGAAGGTATGTCGGCATCTGCTTGTTATGGTTTGGCTTGTGTAGCTGATGAAATCGTAATGACTAAAGACTCTCAAGTCGGGTCTATTGGTGTGTTGATTCAATTGATGAACAACTCTAAGGCTCTTGAGAAAGCCGGTTATGAACGAACCTTCATTACTGCTGGTAAAGATAAAGTTCCATTCGACAAAGATGGTGCTTTCACTGAAGCCTTTACCACTCGCTTGCAAGACCAAGTTAACGCTCTGTATGACGAGTTTACTTCTCACGTAGCCACTCACCGTGAACTCTCGGTTGATGCTGTTAAAGGTACAGAAGCTAATGTATTCCTCAGTGCTGATGCTGTAAGTCTTGGACTTGCTGACAAGGTAATGACTGTTGAGGAATTTTATGAATATCTTGCGGAAACCGCACAGACAAACGGAGGCTCTATGCGAAACCCGCTGGAACGCATTCTAACCCAAACAACTAAAACTCAAATCGAGGACACTACTGAAATGGCTAAACTGGAAGAAATTCAAGCGTTGCTGGACACCGCCACTGGTAAGCTGGAAGCATCTAATACCGAACTGGCTACAATTAAAGCCGCTTATGAGAAACAAGCCGCTGATCTAACTGCTGCTAAAGCTGCACTGGATGCTATCGACCAAGCCGCTGCTGTTGCTGAAGTAGAAGCTCGTCGCACCAAACTCTCGGCTGTACTGCCTGCTGACAAAGTGGAAGCTAACTTGGCTGCTCTGACTGCACTTGATGGCGCTGCTTTCAATATCGTTGTTGCAGGTCTGCAAGCTGGTAAAGATGCCGCTATGGCTTCCGAAAGTGCTCAGGAGCTGGGTGAAGAGGGTGCTGAACTGGAAGATAAAACTGTAGATGCTCAAGCTGCTCACGATGCAATTACGGCTGCTGCCATTGCTCGTATTAAAGCCCAACGCGCTTAATACACCAACTTACTAAACAAAGAGGAAACACACTAATGGCTTTCACAAACGTACCTTACGAAAAACGCATCTCTGATGTCATTGTAGATCAATACCCTGATGGCGGTTACAACTTCGACAATGCCAACATCACCCCTGCCGGTGTCATCCCACTGGGTACTATTGTATTCCGTGCTAAGAGTCAGGATGTAGCTGCTGCTTGGGCAACTGGTCTGGTAGCTGCTGATCTGGTAACTACTAACGAATTCGCGCTGGTTTATGGTGATGGTTTCAGTTTCAAAGCTGACTTCACTCCAGTTGCTATTGCCGGTGGTCGTTACAACGCTGTCGTTATGAAACGTGGCCCTGCAACTCTGAAAGAGTTCTACATCAAAGCCGCTCACTCGGGCCTGAACGCTGCTCAACTGGGCACACTGAAGTCCCTGTTGGCTGCTCAAGGTATTGTCGTTCTCGACGGTATCAACGCTTAATACACTCTTCATAGATTAGATGAGGACACTCAGAGAAAGTGTCCTTGTCCTTACAAAAGGAATAAATAATGACTCTGGTACTTAATCGTTCGAACACCAACAAGTATGTTGACCGTACTGATATTCTGGTGGAACTGCCTCGTAACATTGGTCTGACTGGCGCACTGGGCCTGTTCAACGAAACATTTACAACTCAGAAGACCATCGAGATTGCCCGTAAGCAATACAAAAACAACCTCGTAAAAGATAAAAACTGGGATGAGAAAGATCAGACAGTAGTTGATCGCCCAACTCGTGGCTTCCTGCAACTCAAGATCCCACACTTCCCACTGCGTGACGCAATCAAGCCTTCGGATATCGACGGTATCGGTAAAGTGGATTCGATTCTGGAAGCTGCTGGTCTGGAACAAGTTCAAGATGTTCGTCTGGAAAAGATGGCTACTCTGCAAAACGCGCACTCCCTGACTCTGGAAGCTGCTCGTATGCAACTGATCACCGCTGGTACTGTATATGCACCAAACGGTACTCTGGCTACTTCCTACGGCCCAACTGTTGACTGCTACACCGAAATGGGTGTGAGCCGTGTAACTAAAGTACTGCCACTGTCCGGCTCTGCTGATCCACGTTTGATGTGCCAAGAGATTGTACGTGACATGCGTATGGCTCTGCGTAACTCCGAGGGTGGCCTGAAGCGTATTCTGGTTCTGTGTGGTTCGGCGTTCTTCTCGGCTGTTATCACTAACGCCTACGTTACTGACGCTGTGAAGTACTTCCAACAAGCTCAATCGATCAACATCCTGACCGGTGTTGCTGATCAGGCTGCTGGTTTCGATGTAGGCTTCGGTCAAATCACTCTGTGGGGTCTGACTTTCGTTGACGCTGGTACTTCGGGCTACGACGACAACGCTGGTACTTTTGTTCCGTTCATCGCTGATGCCGAAGCAATCGTAATTCCACAAGGCGTTCGTAACATGTTCCGTACTTGGTACGCTCCAGCCAACACCTTCAGTTCGATCAACCAAAAATCGAAAGGTTCGTACTACTCGGAATTCGCTTCTGAAGAAGACGATCTGATCAAGATCAAAACTGAGCAAAACTTCTTGAACTTCTGCCTGTTCCCACAAGCGATTTTCAAACTCACCAAGTCCTAATAAGGCGAACACTAGGGCTGGCGTCATGCTGGCCCTTTCTTGTTTAAGGAGAATGTAATGACAGATGATGAAAAGAAGTCTCTCCTTGCCTTGATGATTGGTGATATTGCTGGCAATCCTTATTTCCCATTGTTTACAGTTGACCAATACGGACAATTCCTGACTGGTTCATCTGGTAATGTTCAAAGGGCAGTTGTGACGGCTGCTACATCCGCTTCGTTTATTGTTGCTGGCAACCCTACACGGGAAGTGATTGGTGATTTGCAAACATCTAATAACCTAAGTGCTAACTACCTGAAAGCCTTGGATTATCTGATTAAGAACGCATCAAGCACACCGCCATCAAATCTTATGCCTTGGTTCGGTGGTATGGATAGTTGCCAACGTAACAAGTTGCTTGAGTTCACCTTGTGTGATCGTGGGTGCTAACTTATGGCATTAGGTATTCAGGAAAGAATGCGTGGTGTCGCAATCAAGATGCTTGGTCTTGCACCTAAAGGATACGGTGGGCCACTGACACTGACACAAGTTACAGAAGGTGTATTTGATCCAAGTACTGGTGGAATTACTGATCCAGTGGTGACGACTTATAACTGTAGTGGTTTGCGGATGAACTATGAAAGTTGGGACTACAGGAACACAGCAATTGCTTCTGGTGATTATCAAATCTACCTATCCCCTGTTCTGATTGATGGCACAGAATGCCCTAAGCCAGTCACTGGTAACACTATCACACTCGGCACCGAAGTTGGTGGGGTTGTAAGCATAGAACCTTTCAACAGTGATGTTGTTAATTGTGGTTGGAAACTCCAGATGAGGCTTGGTTAATGTCTTTCATGGATACCATTAATCAATGGAAAGCTGAAACAGAAGAGACATTGGATAGCATCCTACAGACCGTCGCTTACAGGATTGGTGAGTCAGTTGTAATGCTCTCCCCTGTTGATACAGGTCTGTTCAAGGGTAACTGGCAATTCAGCTTAACTGGTACTAACGCAAGTCTATTGCGAGAGGACAAAGACGGAACTGCTGTACTTGCTGACATGCTCTCTGGCTCTAAGACATTCACTGCTGGACAAGTTGCTTACATTCAAAACCATCTTGATTATGGATGGGATCTTGAGCATGGCTACAGTCCACAAGCTCGTGATCCAGACGGTATGGTAAGGGTTACAGCACTTAGGTTCACAGAGATAGTTAACGAGGCAGTAAAGCTTCACAGTAAATAAGGAGATATAGCATGAGTCATGCCAAAGCGAGGAACTTGTTCAACAAGGCTCTCCAAGACTATGCAACAACTAAAGGATACAAAGTTGCATACGACAACGTGAAGTACTCTCCTGTTGTTGGTGAAGTGTATCTGCAATCACATTTGATTCCAGCAAGCACACTGACAGAGACATTGGGTGGTGATCATAAGATGTTTCTTGGTTTGTACCAAGTAAGTATCGTTACAGCATATGGAACTGCTGTACTTGTATCAGACACCATCGCGGCAGAACTTCAAAACATATTCACAATCGATAAGGTGTTTACAGACACCACTGGATTCCAAGTACAAGTATATTCCCCGTTCCATACACCAGAAGGAAAGGTGGTAGGAACTAGCTGGATTGTACCAAGTTACTTTGAATATCGCTCAGACACAAACTAAAGAGGAAACACTAATGGCTTTCAAACTTCCAAACGGTAGTACTTTCGACCACGCTGCTACATACAGCACTGCAAACACTATCACTTCCATTTCCAACGCTACTCAAGCTGTTGTTACTGGCACACACGCCTATTCGGTAGGTGACGTTGTTCTGATTACTTCGGGCTGGGTTAAGCTGACAGGTCGTGCATTCCGTGTTAAGACAGTAAGCACCACTGTATCGTTCACCATTGACCTCGATACCACAAACACTGCCAAATACCCTGTAGGTAGCTCGGCTGGTACTTCGAAGAAAGTGGCTACTTGGGTCAACATCCCACAAATCACTGCTGTAAGTTCGACCGGTGGCGAGCAACAGTTCTACACCTTCGGCTTCTTGGAAGACAGTGATGACCGTCAACTGCCTACAACTAAGACACCTTCTGTGTTGACACTGACTGTAGCGGATGACCCTGCTCAACCTTTCGTTCCAGTTGTTGAAGCTGCTGACGAAAACAAAACCATCGAAGTTCAACGTCTGAACTTGATCAACGGTGACGTTGTAATGTACGCCTCTGTTACCAGCATCAGTTACACACCAACACTGGAACGTAACAATCTGATGACTCGTACAATTACACTGGCTCAACAAGGTCGTGTAACTCGTTACGTTGCTCCATAAGACAAACTAACGATGTAACCTTTGAAGCCTTGCCGCAAGGTGAGGCTTTTCTTATTTCAAGGAGAATAAAATGGCTAAACTATTCAAGATTGCTGTAGCACCAACTTTCAAATCCACTGTTAAAGTTCCTCGTGTTGGTGGTGATCCTCTCGACGTACAGTTCGAATTCAAAACTATGGATCGTAAGCAACTGGCTAAAGTGTACGGTGCTTGGGAGAAAGCAACTAAAGAAATGATCCAAGAAGCAAATGATAAAGAGTGGAGTTTGGAGGAATGGGCAGACTCTGAGATTGCCCTGCAAGTAAGCCAACTGAAAGATGTTGTGGTTGGTTGGAACTTTGATGATGAGTTCAATGACGAGAATATTGAAGCTCTGGTAAGTTCCAGCATCTCTGTTACTTCGGCTATCACAGAAGTTTATAACGAAGCTTACGTCAAGGCCAAGTCGGGAAACTAATCGACGTTGCCCATGCCATGTACGAACCTGACACCAGCGAGAAACAAGCTGCCATGTTTGGTTTGAACCTTTCTGAAATCCCTAATGAAGTTATCGAAGTGTGGGATATCAACTGGCCAGCCTTTAGTGTGTTCTATGCAATGAATACACAATGGCGAATGGCGGGTATGGGTGGCGAGAGAACAGGATTAGATTACAACGCAATTCCTGTTGTGGCTAAACTTCTCGGCTTGAAGTCCAAACAAACACAAGAGATATTCTCCAGTATTCAAGTTATGGAGAATGAAGCCTTAACCACAATGAGGGAAAGCACACCAAATGCCAACGATAGCTGAGTTAGAAATTAGGGTAGACAGTACCCCAACAGAGAAAGCAACCAAAGCGTTGAATGACTTTGCCAGTGCCGCTGATAAAGCTGCTCAAGCTGGTAAGGCTAAAGTTACAGTTGACAGAGAAGCTGCTGCTGCAAACGAGATCACCGCTAAGTCTGAAAAGAACCTTTCTGAAGTTATCGACTACCAAGCTCGTAAGTTAGCAACACTGAAAGAACAACGACGTGAACTTAACAAGTCTGACATGCGCAGTACTGCACCAGAAGAGTTCCGTAGACTTAACAGTATTCTGGATGCAAACATTGCTCTGGTGTACAAACAAGGCACCGCAAAGGATGTTCTCAACGCGAAGGAAGAACGAGGCATTGAAAAGCTCAATGCTGTTGTAGCTGGTTACGACAAAGTTTCCAAAGCTACCCTTGAGTATGACCGGAACATTGCTGCACTGAATAAGGGTTATGACAATGGCCTTCTTAGTACAGTAGCCTACAATAAAGCTCTTGCTGACCAAGCTGCACAACTTGAGAAAGTTAAAGCTGCTCAACCGGGCAGTAGCCAGTCTGTTGCTGCTGGCTATGAGAATGCTTTGAACAAGCTTGTTCCATATCGTGTGGAGATGACAAACCTTGCTGCTCAGGAAAAGATTCTCCAACAACAACGTGATGCGGGTAGTGTTAAAACTCCGGCACAGATTGCTGAATGGGATCGTGCAACCGCTGCAATTGCCTCTCAGCGTAAAGAGTATGAGCGACGAATCAAAGCTGGTAATGAGATGGGTATCTCTGCCAAACAAGAGCAAGCTGCTCTCCGTGGACTTCCAGCACAATTCACCGACGTTGTTGTTTCCCTGCAAGGTGGTCAAAATCCACTGACAGTATTGCTGCAACAAGGTGGACAAGTTAAAGATATGTTCGGTGGTATTGTTCCAGCCTTCAAAGCTGTAAGTACTGCTGTTCTCTCTATGATCAGTCCGCTCACTGTTGGTGTAGCTGCAATTACTGCTCTTGGTGTTGCTGCCTATCAGGGCAGTCAAGAGTTCACCAACCTGCAAAGATCATTGGTCAAAGGTGGTGGGTTCTCTGGAGCCACACTCTCAGACCTTTTGGTATTCCAAACAACATTGGATAAAACAGCAGGAACTGCCAGTGATGCAGCCGAAGCGTTAACACTTCTTGAAGCCTCCGGTAAGATATCTAAAGAAGTTTTTGTGAGCATTGGTGCTGCTGCTATCCAAATGCGGGAAGCCACGGGTCAGTCTATTCAAGACACTGTAGAGGACTTTGCATCTCTTGGTAAAGACCCTGTAGACTCTGCTGTTCGATTGAACGAGAAGTATAAGTTTCTTACTGCTTCTGTACTTGCTCAAGCTGAAGCATTGGCTAGAGCCGGGGAGGAACAAAAGGCTACAATCCTCCTGCAAAGCCAAATGTCAGATGCTGCCTCTGATTCAGCAGAAAGGATCATCGATAAAGCTGGTGGTATCGAACGTGCTTACCGTGGGGTAAAGGGTGCCATATTAGAAACTTGGAATGTTCTTAAGGATCTAGGTCGTACCGATGATGAGTACAGACTTGCTGATCTTACTGCAAGAGAGGCAGCACTAAAAGCTGAACTTGATAGGAACAAGAATGGAAACTTTCTTGATAAAGCCATGTCTCGCCCAGATGTCTTGGTGGAAGCTAAGCTCAAAGAAACACAGACAGCTATTGCCGAACTTAAGAAGAAGTCAGACAAGGAAGCTTCTGAGGAAGCCATCAAAAATGCGAGGATTGAAGCTGATAGGAAGGCTGCGGTTTCTCAAGATTACATCCGACGTATTGCTGCTGGGTACGGAACTGCATCTCAGAAGGCACAGGCAGAGTTAGACAAGATTGACCAGAAACAAAAGGAAGTCTTGGATGCTGGTGTGCCAAACAAAGACCAAATGGATTTGTATACCAAAGCACGATCTGTAGCTCAAACCAATCTTGATAAGGCAAAGGAAGCAGAAGCTGCTGCGAACAAACCTAAGACTGATCCAGCTCAAACTCAAGAAGTCGTTGAAGTTAAGAGTAATCTAACTGCTCTGGAAGCTGAATACGATGGTTACTACAAACGTGTAACTGCACTAGGCAAAGCCAACATCGTGACTCAGGAAGCTACAGTTGCGAGCCAACAAGCCATTCTTGAGGCTGAAAAGAAGGCTATCTCTGAGAACTATGATGCACAGATTAAAGCCATTCAAGCCCTACAAGGTAAGAAGACTAACTCTGCTGCTACCAACATCTCTCTGGATAACCAAGTAACTAAAGCTGAAGCTGCCAAGGTGGCTGCACTTGAGAAACTGAACACTCGTCAAGAAGTGCTGGCTGATCAAGAGAAAGGCAGACTGTCACAACGTTCTGCTGCTATTGCCGCTTATGCAGATGCAATGCAACTCCAAGTTGATAACATTGTTGAACAAGGAGAACGCCAAGCTAAGGCTGTAGGTCAAGGTGCTCGACAAGGCAAGTTGAATGAAGACCTCCGTGAGAATGATCGTAACTTCGAAAAGAACACACTCTCTCTTGCCAAGCGTAAAGATGAGATGGACCCAATCGAATATGCCGCTAATCTGAAAGCTGCTACACAAGCACACGATGATATGCGCAATGCCATCATCAACAATGATCGCCAGATTGCTGCTGCTGAAGCTGATTGGACTAATGGTGTTACTCGTGCTTATGAGGATTATGCAGATAAGTCTCGTGACCTTGCCAGTACTGTGGAAGGTGCTATTACGGGTGCATTCAGTTCGATGGAAGATGCAATGGCTGAGTTTGCCACAACCGGTAAACTTAACTTCCGCAGTCTTGCCAACAGTATCATCAGTGACATGGCTAAGATCGCTGCTAAGCAAGCCACAAGCTCAGCTCTATCCAGTTTGTTTGGTATGGCACTTGGTGCTTATGGTGGTGGAGCTAACGGCTTTGCCTCGGGTAGTGCAGCGGCTGCTTCCTCTTCTGCTGGTGCATCTCAGGCTGGTTATGCCAACTTGAGTAACTGGAACATTAACGCTAAGGGTGGTGCATTCACTGGTGGCCTTAAGTACTTTGCGAACGGTGGTGCATTCACCAACTCTATTGTTTCCTCTCCTACTGAGTTTGGTATGAGTAATGGTCAACGCGGAGTTATGGGTGAAGCTGGCCCTGAAGCAATCATGCCATTGAGCCGCACTTCTGACGGTAGCCTTGGTGTTCGTATGACTGGCGGCACTAGTACTTCAACAAGTAATTCTGGTGGGGTTCAAGTAAACATCAGCATCTCGGATAGCGGAGTATCCAGTAAAACAGAAGGTGGTGCAGGTGCAGGCTTCGATCAATTCGGTAAAGAGATTGGCGACTTTGTTGACGCTCGTTATCGTGTTCTTATTGGTCGTGACTTGAGAGACGGTGGTGCGATTAAGACAGCAATGTCTGGTCGCTAAGATGCCGATTAAGTTGCCTCTATCGATCACCAAGAATCGATTGACAAAATCTATCCCTACCTAGTAGAATAGATACTTATAAGGGAGGACTATTCACTTAGTTCCTCCCATTTTTATTTCAGGAGATTAATAATGGCAACACAGACATTTACATGGCGTGTAGAGAGAGCGCCTGCTCCAACTATCAACTATCGAACAATCGAAGCTCAGTTTGGTGATGGGTTCAAACAAGTTAGCGCTGATGGTATCAACACAAAAGATGAATCGTTTGATATCACCACCAACGGTACAGATGCTGTGATTCAGGCTATCGTGGATTTCTTTGATGCTCACAATGGAACTAAGAGTTTCTTGTGGAAACCACCTTTCGGTAAGTTGTCCCTCTTCACATGCAAGACATTCAAAGCTGTCCCTCAAGGACCAAATATCAATGTGCTGACAGCAACCTTTGTTAAATCATTTTCGAGTGGAGTACCTTAATGGCAGTAGTTGACATTCATCAGACGATCCAGAATCTTGAAGCAGGCAACAAAGTTAAGTTGATCGAAGTGGATTGTACTGAGTTTGGTGGTTCTGTTCTGAGGTTCCATAATTACAACGTCGATTACACAGAAGCTGAACTTCTGGCTTTAGCGGGTGCTGCAAGTATCCCTCCTAAAGCAATTATGTTTCAAGGTAAGGCTTACAGTTGCTGGCCTTATGAACTAACAGGCATGGATCAAGATGGTACTGGTTCCAGTCCAACTCCAACACTGACAGTGGCTAACCTTGACGGAACAATCAGTAGCATGTGTCTTCAGCTTCAGAACTTGTTTGAAGCTAAGGTGACAGAGCATACAACATTCTTGCCCTATCTGGATGGTAACTCAGACGCTGACCCAACAATGGAATTTACCCAAACTTGGTATATCAGCCGTAAGAGTAACGAGGATAACGTAAGTGTTTCTTGGGACTTGTCTTCTCCTGCTGATCTAACTGGACAGCAACTTCCACGTAGGCAGATTCACAGCATGTGCCATTGGGCCTTGAATGGTCAGTATCGTGGTGCAGATTGTGGATACACAGGCACAAACTACTTCACCGACAAAGGTGTACCAACAGCTAACCCAGCGTTAGATGTGTGCGGTGGACTATGTAGCGACTGTAAGTTAAGGTTTGGCGCAGAACAACCCTTAAACTTCGGCGGGTTCATTGCAAGTAGTTTGATTGCTTAATAGGAGTAGACATGGACGAGAAAATTGTAAATGCGATGCTCAGGCACGCTGAGAAAGAATACCCGAATGAGAGTTGTGGTGTAGTTGTCAAGTTGAAGACTACGGATAAATACATTCCGTGTAAGAACATTGCCAAAGACCCAACTACAGGATTTAAGATGTGCCCTGAGTCCTATGCTAAAGCAGAAGACATTGGTGACGTAATTGGTATTGTCCATAGTCACCCTGACGGCACAACAGTTCCTAGCGCACATGACTTAGCAATCATGAGTGTAAATCGAGAGATTGAACTAGCTGTTAACCCAAACAGCGACGTTATCCCTTGGCACATAGTATCATGGCCTGAAGGTGATTATCGTCAAATTGATCCTGTAATACATGGTGATCTATTGGGTAAACCCTTTGTACATGGTGTATGGGATTGCTGGCAGAGTTGTGCAGACTTCTACAAGAAACATTATGGCATTGACTTCCCTCATTACGAACGTGAAGACCTCTGGTGGGAAAAGAAAGATGGTCCTTCGCACTATGAAGATTTCTACGAGAGCGCAGGCTTCTATATAGTAAGTGAACCTGAGTATGGGGACATGATTGTCATGCAAGTGGGTCATTCATACCATCCCAACCATGCGGGTATTTACCTTGGCTCGGTTACTGAGTTTGATGGTACACCACTTGGTGGTAATGGACCATTCATGTTTCATCACATGTACAACAAGAAAAGTGAAGTGGTTGTATACGGTGGTCAATGGTCACAACGTACCCGACTTATATTGAGACATAAAAACAAAGGAGTTTAATAGATGGCAGAGAAATGGGTTGAGGTTCGCCTCGGTGGTTATCTCAGACAATTCGGTAAGAGTCATCGGTTCCTCGTATCCAAACCTGCTGAAGCAATCCGTGCAATGTGTTTGCAGATTAAAGGCTTTGAGAATGCCATGCGTACAGCACACCATAAAGGTATTAAGTTCGCTGTGTTCAATGGTACACGCAACGTAGAGGATCCAGACGAACTCTGGCTGGGCACTAAGGATGTACTTCGTATTGTTCCTCAGTATGAAGGTAGTAAAAGTGGACTTGGCACAGCACTTGTAGGTGCATTGATTATTGCAGCGGTTGTACTTGCTGGCCCCGCTGGCTATGCCGCTGCCGGTGGTTTCCTCGCTAGTGGTACGGCTGCTGCATCTATCGCAATGGGTGTGGGTGTTTCCCTCTTACTTGGTGGTGTTACACAAATGTTAACGCCACAAACACAAGGACTTAGTACAACAGAGGATGCCGACAACTCAGCGTCTTATGCCTTTGGTGGCCCTGTAGTTACAACAGCGCAAGGTAATCCGGTTCCACTGTTTTATGGGGATCGAGAGGTAGGTGGAGCATGTGTTTCCGTCTATATGATTTCTGAAGATCAAGCTTAATTAAAGGAGAACGTACCTTGCTTGAATACAATATCGAGGGTAGTAAGGGTGGGGGTGATAAACCTCACACTCCGGTAGAAACCCCAAACAACTTGCTGTCCGTAGCTCAAGCAAAGATTCTGATTGCTGTTGCTGAAGGTACACTGGGTGGCACTCCAACCGGTAAGGATATCTTTCTTGGTGGCACTCCACTCTTAGATGCAAATGGCAATCCAAACTTTGGCGGTGTTACTTGGGAATGGCGTTCTGGTACTTCCCCACAAACTTACATTCAAGGTATGCCGGATGTAAGTAATGAGATGACTGTCGGTGTAGAACTGACCAGCACTACGCCATACGTCCGTGCAATCACCAAGAGCACATTGTCTGCTGTACGAGTTACCCTGTCTTGGGCTGCTCTTATGCAACAGCAAAGTAACGGTGACACCACTGGCTACAAAATTGATTACGCTATCGACATCGCTACCAACGGTGGTGCTTATGTCTTGTATTCCAACTACACAGTTGATGGTAAGACTAACACAACTTACGAGCGTACCCACCGTGTGAACTTGCCTACAGGCACTAACTGGTCGTTGCGTGTTCGTCGTATTACCCCTAACTCTCAGTCAAGTACTATTCAAGATACCATGACTATCAAGAGTGTGGCTGAAGTAATCGACGTTAAGCAAACCTACCCGAACACGGCTCTGCTGTTTGTACAGTTTGATTCCCGTTTGTTCGGCGGTACTATTCCAAAGATTTCTGTTCGCACCAAAGGTAAAGTAATTCGTGTCCCTGACAACTACGATCCTGAGACACGTTCTTACTCGGGTACATGGTCTGGTGCGTTCAAATGGGCATACAGCAACAACCCGGCTTGGGTGTTCTATGACATTGTTACTGGTGATCGTTATGGTTTGGGTAGTCGTGTTACTGCCGACCAGATTGACAAGTGGGCTTTATATGAAGTAGCTCAATACTGTGACGTTCTAGTGGATGATGGCAAGGGTGCTGGCACTAAAGAACCTCGTCACACTTGCAACATCTACATTCAATCGAAAGCTGATGCTTGGACTGTATTGCGAGATATCGCCAGTATCTTTAACGGCATGACCTACTGGAACGGTAACAAGTTTGTTGCTGTAGCTGATAAACAAGAGCCTCTGGATAACATCCCGGTGTTCGGTCGTTCCAACGTTGTAAATGGTAAGTTCAACTATCAAACCACTGACGTTCGTAGTATCAACACGTCGGCTCTGGTAAGTTACGATGATCCAAACAACCACTTCAACACAGAAGTCGAAGCTGTTTGGGAGAAGAGTCAAATTCTGCGATGGGGCGGTGATAAGCAAACTACTATGTCTGCTATCGGCTGTACCTCCCGTGGTCAAGCTCAGCGAATGGGTAAGTACAACCTAATCACTAACATGTACAACCGTACTGTCGTGTTCAAAACTGGCCTGCAAGGTCTGAATGAGCAAGTGGCTCCGGGTTCTGTTATTGGTGTAGCTGATCCACTGATTGCTGGTAAACCCTTCACAGGTCGCTTGGCTTCGGGTACAACCACTGTCGTAACTCTGGATCGTACAACAGAAGCTAAAGCCGGTGACAAGTTGTTCATCACTAAGTCGGATGGCACTACCCAAGGCCGTACTGTTTCTGCTGTTTCGGGTAAAGTGATTACTCTAACTACAGCCTACAGTGAAGTTCCAAAGATTGATGCTGTGTGGTACTTGGAAGCGTCAGACCTCAAGTCTCAACTGTTCCGAGTTATCAAGATCACTTCCCCAAGTGAATCTATTTACGAGATTACGGCTGCTGAGTACAATGACAGTAAGTTCGCTGCTATCGACAACGGCGCACGTCTGGAAGCTCGACCAATCAGTAAAGTTCCTTCTGGCTCTCAAGCTGCACCAGCTTCTGTAACTGTATCTGCGAAGAGTTACACAGAACAAACTCTTGCTGTAACCACAATGACTGTATCTTGGCCTCAAACACCAAATGCAACCTTGTATGAAGGCCAATGGCGAGTTGGTAGTGGTGATTGGGTTCCATTGGGCACAACTGGTGGATTGAACTTCGATGTGAAGGGTATTTACACTGGCGCCTACATTGCTCGTGTTCGTGCAATCAATGCCAGTGGTGTTATGTCTGTCTGGAAAGAGTCTGTACAAACAAACTTGGCTGGTAAAGTTGGTGCGCCTCCTGCACTGACAAGTTTGACAGTTACACCAATAGTGTTTGGTATGCAAATCAACTGGACCTTCCCTCAAGGTGCTGAAGACAGCGCACGTACAGAAATTATGTATAGTCAAACTCAATTCTTTGCTGATGCCAAGAAACTGGGTGACTTCGCATATCCACAAGCATCACACGAGATGAACGGATTGAAGGCTGGTCAACGGTTCTTCTTTTGGGGTCGTCTGGTAGACAGGACTGGTAACGTTGGTCCTTACTTCCCACTGACAACTGCTGTTGGTGTAATGGGTGAGTCAAGCACAGACTTTAGCGAGTATGAGGAATACTTCAAAGATCAAATCAACAACTCTGCACTTGGTCAAGAGCTAGCTGAGCGTATTGACAAGATCGAAGTCATTGAACGCACCACTGAAATTATTGAAGCTCAGCTTGGTGCAACTGAGGCAAGTGTTGCTGAAGTTAAAGAATCTACCGATCTTGCTGTTTCTGATTTGAACCGAGATGTTGACCTGCTGAATAATGACTTAGCTGCATTGCAGACACAAGTAGATAACATCAAGGATGCTGCACTTTATGATCCAACAAAGACTTATGTGAAGGGTGATAGTGTCCGTGTTGGAGATCGCCTGTATCAAGCTAAGCAAGCTGTGCCGATCAACACTTCACCACCTAACACCACTTACTGGCTCGATGTAGGTCAGGTGGTTGAAGAGGCTGGAGCGGTAGCGGTACAGGTTGGACTTAACACTGTGGCGATTTCAAACCAAGGCGGAATTCTTACTGCACAAGGCCAGAAACTTGATGCCCTAGATGTTCGTATCGAAGATGCTGAAGGCGATATCATCACTCAAGCCGGTGCCATCTCTAACCTTCAAACAACAGTTACAACTCAAGGCAACACTATTACCTCTCAGGGTAATAGCATTACGGCGTTGAACAACAGCCTAATCACAACCAACACTAACGTTACAGCCGCTCAGAATGCCGCTAACGCAGCTAACACTCTGGCTGGTGGCAAAGGTAAGGTACTTGTCCAATCCACTACTCCAGTTGCGGCTGATCAGCTTGCACAGAACTTGTGGATCGATACAACAGGTGGTGCTAACACACCTAAACGTTGGTCTGGTAGTGCATGGCTCGCAGTAACTGATAAAGTTGCTACAGACGCAGCAGCAGCAGCTTCAAGCGCATTGACGCAGGTAGCAACTAAGGCTGATTCCTCTGTTGTGTCTGCATTGACTGGACGTGTTACAACTGCCGAAGGTTTGATTACTTCTCAAGGCAGTGACATTGTTGCATTGAACCAGAGCATCGGTAGTGTAGGTGGTGAAAACCTCCTGTACAACCCTTCGTTCGATAAGCCTAGTACAACTACCGGATTAGCGGATGGTTGGACATCAGGCGGAACAGCAGTTGTTGTGCCTACACTCGTAGCCTCTACCTTAGACCCTGCTGGGTTCACACAACGAGTTGATGCAACTAGCCTGAGTGCATCAGTCTATGCAGATGTGATCACCGCTGTAACTAAACGTCCAGTAGCAGTGACAGGACAGATCCATACCGTGTCTGCTTATGTTCGGGCAACGGTAGGGTGTAGTGTACGTCTTTATGTGCAGTGTGTTAACTCTGCTGGATCTGCAATTGGTACAACCAACGGAACTCTAGTTACTACAGATGGCACTTGGCAACGTATAGTTGTTACATCTAACGCAGCTCCAGCAGGTGTTGCTAAAATCTCCATTATCGCTCGTTTCTACGGAACAGCAGCAATCAATACAGGGTTTGCGGAATGGGATCGGGCACAGCTTGAGATTTCCCCTGTAGTAACTGGTTGGAGGGATAGTGGACTTGCATTGTCGTCGGCTCAATCAGCAACCTCTACAGCACTAGACGCTCTAACTTCTGTAGTTACAACTCAAGGCAACACTATTACTAGTGTAGGTGCTCGTACTACAACACTGGAAAACTCAGTAAACTCCCCAACTACGGGTCTGGGTTCTAAAGCCAGTGCGACCAGTGTTGACACCTTAACTAACCGTGTTACCGCCACTGAAACCGCAATCACTGCCTCTGCCCAAGATATCACCAGTCTGACAACAGAAGTTCACTTCCGTGAACTGGAAGAGTTGTATGCAGGTGACGAGACAGACGCGCAGATTGATGATAGTTTGCGCATCGCAAGTGGAGCGGCAAGTGCTACAGAAGCTCTAACATCTAAAGTGACACAAGTTGACGGTAAGGTTACAGCACAAGCAGAGCAAATTACTAACCTGACAGCTAGCCTGAGTAATACTGATGGTGTAGTTGCAGGACAAGCCGCTGCTGTTTCTTCTTTAACTGCAACCGTTACCTCACAAGGTGACGCAATAACCAGTCAAAGTGCTTCTATCACATCGCTTGGTAGTCGTGTTACAACTGCCGAAGGAACAATAACTGCTCAAGCTGGTGCCATCTCAACAATGGATACCAAAGTTACTGATCTTGATGGTAAAGTAACAGCTACATCCACTAAGGTTGACGGTGTATATGCTCAAGTCAACCCAACCTTGGCAGGTGAGGATGCTGGTTATGCTGGCTCTGATCAGGCGTTAGCTGGTGCATGGTCTGAACAGTCTGCACGTATTGAAGATGGTATTGCTATGGGTCAACGTGTTGATACCGTACAAGCTTCTATCGATGATGTGAGTGCTGCTGTACAAACCGAAACTCTAGCTCGCGTTAATGCTGACGGCGCACTTGCTAGTCAAGTCACTACGGTACAAGCAAGTGTCACTGTTGCTCAAAATACAGCAGACGCTGCATACAATGGTATGGTGACTAACACTGCCGCTGTTCAAACTGTCGCACAAGCACAAGTTACAGCAGACGGTAAGGCAAGTGCAATGTGGGGTGTTAAGTTGCAAGTCAACCAATGGGGTCAATATGTAGTTGCTGGTATTGGGCTAGGTATTGAAAACACTAGTGCTGGTTTGCAGAGTTCGTTGATTGTAAATGCGAACAACTTCTACATCTCTAACGGTGTGAATGCTAACGTTGCAGTTCCATTCGCTGTAGTTGGTGGTCAGACATTCATCAGTAGTGCAGTTATCCAAGATGCTTCGATTACAATGTTGAAGATTGGTGATAACCTACAATCAGATAACTACGTCGCTGGTGTATCGGGTTGGAGAATGCTGAAATCTGGCACTTTTGAAATCAATGGGAATATCGCCGGTCAAGGTCGTATGACAATGACTAACCGCTCGTTGCGAGTCTACGACGGTAACGGTGTTAAACGTGTGCAATTGGGAGATTTAACAGAATGAGTTATGGGCTAAAAACATGGAGTGATAATGGCACTCCTGAGCTTGATACAGATAATTTCACGTATCAAGTTATCCACAATGGGTTGTATCAGTTGACAGTAAACCAAGTGCTAACTATCCCCATTGCGGGGTTTAGCCCTTCAAACTGTGCTGCTGCAATTCTTCCGACACAAGCTGCTGGATTCGAAAACAGTGCAAATGCACTACCCTATGAAACGGTAAGTGAGGGTTCTGTGACTATTCGGTCGCGTAACCCTTCTGAGCCAAGTTCATCTATTGGATCAGCTATCGAGTTTAGACTTTTAGTAATGAGGTATGCATGAGTTATGGATTAACGGCAATTAACGGTAGTAACTACGTTCAAATTGATTCGGAAACACCACGATTGTGTTCTTTGTACAATGGGACATATCAAGCAACAAGTGATCACTATGCAAGGGTATACTTTCCAGCACCGATTACAACAAGTGAACCACCTTGCATTTTTATCCGCAATGATCCTTCCAGACCAAATGACCTTTACTATAAGATGACCTTATATGGAAGTCCCGGTAACTGGACAGGTTTTGAAGTGATGGCAGCTAACGTAACTTTCAGACCACTTGGTAAATGGTTTGCTGCTGTATTTGCATCGGTGGCTAAGAACTCTTATGGTTTACGAATTTGGAATGCCGGTGGTGGTCTTTGTTATGACTCTGGTGCGATTCCAGTGATTGTAACTCGTGCTAATCATTCTTGGGCTTATGCTGGTAGTGCTCAACTTCCTGATTATGGTGCTCAATATTACTGGCAGAATGGTTCAGTTGGAGCATTGGCATCTGATGAATACTTCATGATCAATCCCTTCTCTCGTGGTCTGTTACGACCTCAGAATAATGGGTGGATTAACTTAGGGGTACGGTTCAACTACAATGAAAATAGATTGCAACTTTATTGTGTTGCACTTGGTGCTGGTCCTTGGACTGATAATGGTCAACCAGCAGCGGTATTTGCTCGACTACCCGGCACTTAATGCTTAATACACTTAATTAAGGAGAAACAGAAATGGCTAAACAAACGATTAACTTGGGTACTTTACCAACTGGTGTTGGTGGTGATACACCACGAAGTGCTTTTACAAAAGCTCAGGCAAACTTTGATGAGCTTTATACTCAACTTGGTGGAACCACTTTACCCGCAGCATTACCGGTAACAAAAGGTGGCACTGGTGGTACAACAGCAGCAACGGCTCGTACATCTCTTGGACTTGTACCACAAACATCAGCAACTGACACAACAGCAGGAGCATTGCTGACGCCGGGAGCTTTCGGTTGGGGTTTGAATGGTGGAACTCTTACAACTATTTCAGATGCTAACGGTCAACGACCATCGGGATTGTACTACATTTTAAGTGGTTCTGGTAATGTGCCAGTCGTAGGCGATGGTCTGTTGGAGGTTAGAAACCTATCAAACGCCGTCCTATACCAAGCCCTCACTTATTGGGGTACTGGTCGAAAGTTTGAGAGAATCTATGTTACAAACTCATGGTCTCCTTGGTTTGAAATTCTCACAACTAGGAACTTTGTAGTCTCTATTGTTCCGGGTGAGATTGGCTCGCTATCAATACTAAAGAACTTAACCGGTACTACTATTACGAGCAACAGCAACGTTGCTGGATCACAACTTAGTTACAGTGACACTGCTAACGCTTCATGGGGTGCGCCACCGGGTAGTTGGAAATGTATGAGTGCTGTTGGTGCAAATAACGCTACTTTGTTCATGAGGGTCGCATAATGGAAGTTAGAAATCTATGTTATAATAAATGTGGAACAATTGACTGTGAAATCTTACACGAAGATTTTGGTTGGATTCCCTTCACAGCCTCCCCTCATGATAATGTCGGTAATGGTGCTGAAGTGTATGAATCAGCCATTTCTGGTGATTATGGTGACATTGAACCGTATATGGAAGTACCGCCAACTGAAGCGCAGTACAAAGCTATTATCGCTGAAAGACGATACAAGGCTGAAACGGCTGGAGTGACTGTAAATGGTGTTTCTGTTTACACTGATAGGACAACACAGAACAAACTTACGGCTACATCAGTAAGAGCACAACGTGATCCTAGTTATAAAGTTAAGTGGAAGCAGACAGACAACACATTTGTTGAGCTTACAGCGGAACAAATCATTATGATCGGTGATGTAGTTGGTGATTATGTTCAAGAATGTTACACACGCGAGTCTGAACTAATTCAAGCACTGGTAGACGGTTTGTTTACTGAAGAAATGTTAACGGAGGGATGGCCTAATGGCTAAGCAAACTTATATCAACGCCACATCTGGTGGTGGTTGGGTTGATATTGTAGCAGGTGAATGCACGATTGCATCGCTCGTTATGAACGCAACCTCTCAAGATACAATCGTGGCATTGCGGATTCTCAAGGGTGGAACAACACCATCTTTGATTATTCCTAGCAACATTCTGAAGTATAACTCACCACACAGACCAGCAGTGGGTGGTATCGCTCTTAAACCTACAGACAAGTTGCAATGCTTGTCTGAGTATTCGGTAGATTGGATCACCACTACTATCACTGGTGCAGCATACAACACTTTGGTTGCAACATCTCCCGCTGGTAAAGCATGGGTAACTCTAGTTAGTGGTCCGGTTACTGTCCGTGCAATCTTTGCATGTGTTCCATACGGTGGTGTTGTAGGAATTCGACTCCATAAGACAGCCTCCGATGCTGCCGTTGTCTTAGCAGAAGAGGTTACATCAGCGGGTTCTAAGCGGCTAGTTACTCCCATCGTTCTAGCTACGGGGGATTCAATTCAAGTTCAAAGTACAGAAAACGCCCAGTGGATTGCTACCGGTGTGGGTACATAAGTAAGGAGAAATAATATGAGTGCAATGGGTCTTGTGACCACGCTTCAGGGTGTGGACAACACTGCTAACTTGAACCTAGACTTCATTAACCAGAAGTATTCGGTTAACGGAGTTAACAAAAACTTCAACGATATCATCACGTTCACACGTAGCAGCACAGCCACTTATTTTGGTAGTGACGGTCTACTTAAAACCGCTGATGTTAACACACCACGATTTGAATATGACCCTGTTACCAAAGCCATGAGAGGGCTTCTGGCTGAAGAGTCACGTACAAACTTCCTAACATACAGCGAACAGATTGATAACACCACATGGACCAAAGCTGGCTGCACAATTGGCTCTAATATAGCTACGGCACCTAACGGACTTGCTTCTGCTGATAAACTCACCGAGACGGCTATCACAGGGTCACACTATGTTGAGCAAGTTTACAACTCTACCTTCACATCAGGTGTAGTGTACTGTTTCTCTGTGTATCTAAAGGCAAGTGAAAGGACATTTGCAAGGCTCGCGTCATATTACGCGGTAGGGAGTTCTGGTGGTCTGAGTATGTGGGTGGACCTTGGAAACAAGACCGTGCAATCTACGTCTGCAAGCATCTTAGCTAGTGGTATTGTTGATGTTGGGAACGGGTGGCTTCGCTGCTGGTTTACGGCAGCCGTCGATACTCCCGCTGAAGCCAGAGTTCTGTTCCGCATCCACACTACACTAGCTGGTCAAGTTAGTTCTTATGCTGGTGACGGTGTTTCGGGTGTATATGTTTGGGGTGCTCAACTTGAGACTGGTTTGTTTGCAACATCGTACATGCCGACACAGCCAGTGTTCACTGGGAGAACTAGTACAGCCACTTACTTTGACAATACTGGTGTGTTGAGAACGGCTGCATCGGGTGTTGCTCGTAACGGTTTCATCTTGATTGGAGCAACATGGGTTCCACAAGGACTGGTACTAGAAACTGCTGCAACTAATATCACAACATACTCTGCATTGAATCATTCTGTCTGGACAAGAGGGACAGGCGCTACATGGACCGATGGGCAGGTATTTGTTGATGGCACTAATACAGCAATACTAGCTACAGGGCTTACAGGTAGTTCAATTGTCTTTTCAGGTACAACCATGTATCGTACACTTATCCCTGTGACTGCTGCTTCGACCTACACATTCAGTGTGTTTGCTAAGTTGAAGACTGCAAGCACTACAGGGCTTAGGTTGCGGGTACAGTCCAACCCGTCTGCCACTAACTTCAACGTTGATATCCCGCTGACAACAACCGACTGGACACGAGCATCTATCACTGTAACGATCCCGGCTGGAGACACGAGTGTTGTACTTCTAATGGGTACTGCTACATCACCTATCGATGTTTACCTTGGCGGTGTTCAACTGGAGTTAGGGACATATCCAACATCCTATGTTCCGACACCAGCAACTTTTACATCTCGTTCAAGTGTAGCCACTTACCAAGATTCCGCTGGAGTATTGCAGACAGCAGCAACTAACGTGGCTCGTAGTAGTGCTTACAGTTACGACTCGACAGGCACGTTACGTCCAATCGGTCTGTTGATTGAGTCTACTGCTGCAACCAATCTTCAACCATACAGTGAGCAGTTTGAAAATGCGGTGTATACGAGGGCAGGTTCCTCGGTTGTTGCAAACTCTACAGCCGCTCCTAACGGTACAACCACTGCTGATAAACTTGTTGAGAGTACAGCGGCAGGTGCCCACTACACGGACTACACATATAATGGAACTTTTGCGACAGGGGATACATATACTTACTCGGTATTTGTGAAACCTGCTGGTCGCACGTTTGTTCGGCTCAACCTCTACTATGCAATAGGTGCGTCTGGTGGTGCTAACGCGCTATTTAATCTGACGAATAAAACAGCAACTCCGGGTGGTGTGTCGTCAACTCAGGGTGTTGTTGACATGGGTAATGGTTGGCTGCGTTGCTGGATTTCTGGTGTTGTTGACACACCGGCTGAAACACGCCTTCTTGCAAGAACAATGATTAGCGACGGTACTGTTGGTAGCTCGTACACTGGTGATGGTGTTTCTGGTCTGTTTCTGTGGGGCAGTCAACTTGAGGCTGGTAAAGTACCTACTAGCTATATCCAGACAGTGGCAACAAGTGCAACTCGTGCGGCAGATGTTTCTACCAGCGTTGCTGCTACAAGAACTGCTGATACATCCACTAGCTCTACTACAACTCGTGTGAAAGATGGTGTATCTATTAATACACTAACTCCTTGGTACAACCAGTCGGCTGGTACTATCGCACTTAACTATACACCACTTGGGCCACGGAGTGGATCGGGATTCACTGCTTCGTTTTCGACCGACGCTAACAACTACTTAGGCTTCTGTTATCAGAATACTAGTCCTACTGGTGCTGTTGGTAACACTTATTGGAGGAATGGTGGTAGTGGTCTTATTTCCACTTTCGTCAACGGGAACTTCAATATCCGACACAAAGTGGTTAATGCTTGGTCAGGAACTACGCTGTCTACTTCTGCTGATGGGGCAACAACCCTGACAGGCACATCTGTTACAGCCATCCCTGCTGCGACGAAGTTTGAACTTGGTGGTAGATTGAGTGGTTATGACACTTCTAACTACTTCAGCGGCGTTCAATTCTATTCTCGTAGATTGACTGACAGTATGCTTCAAGTAATGAGTTCTTCATGAGGAATCTGTGAAATGACAAGCGAGTTTGCAACAACACTAAAGACTGAGCAATTGGAGCGAACGAAGTTTAGGCTTCTCGCTCCGCTGCACTTCCGTGATCCAGTTGGTGACGTAATTGTACCTGCTGAGTTCACCACAGACTTCGCCAGTTTGAAAGCTGTACACAACATGTTCCTGTATCCTCTGTATGCTCTTGTGAGTGGGTATGGGAACTACGGTTCCACTGTTCATGACTACCTTTACACCACTAAGATGGTAAGCCGTAGGGTAGCCGACAAGTATCTCTATCGTGCCTTGCGTGCAGAAGGAGTAGCTAAATGGCGCTCTTTCCTCTTCTATATCGGTGTACGTCTAGGTGGTTGGAAGCATTACTAAAGAGGGTAAAATATGGGTGTTAGAATAACTGATTCACTTAAGAAGAAAATACTGGTGGCCCTTGTGGCTGCTGGTATCTCTGGCCCAAGTGCTTATGTCGCCACACAACTTACTGTTCCATCAGAAGGCTTTGAGTTGGTTGTCTATGCTGATCCAGTGGGATTGCCCACCGTGTGTATTGGTCACATGGATAAGAAGCTTGTTGTCGGAACAAAGGTGACAGAAGAGTATTGTGTTCGAACATTCGTTGAGGATTGGAATAAACATGAGAAACTTCTGAATGGAGTTGTCAAGGTTGACTATAAGTCTGAGTGGATGTACGGGGCACTGACAGACTTCACATTCAACAAAGGCATTGGTAATGTCCAATCCAGTACGCTGCTTAAGCTGTTGAATAATAAGAAATATGACCAAGCTTGTGAGCAACTGTCTCGCTGGGTCTACGCAAAGAAAAATGGAGTTGCTGTTGTACTGCCGGGGCTGGTAATTAGGGCAAGTAAACAATACTCCTACTGTATGGGTATTGAGCCTGCCGATTATAAACAAACGATGTCTAGATATCTAGAATGAGGAATGCTGAATGAAAACAAAGTTAGATCGGTGGTTGAGTAAGTTCTACATTCACTTGCTGAATCACTACGCTGCCTACTCGGTGGCTTCCAACATCTTGATTGCTGTTGCAATGTCTGGACTGGCTCTCTTGGGTGTGCTGAATAGTGTGCTTACACCATACGCATTGATTGTATGGGGTTTGATTCTTGCTGCCATGTACTCTGTTGGAAAGTGGCTTGATTCAGAAGTGGATGACGCTGATAAAATAAGGAATCGGAAATGTTGAGTGTGCTATCCAAATACGTCACAACAGGTCTTCTTGTTCTACTGGTGGCTTCTGTTGGCTTGAACAGTAAGTTGTACAAAGACAACATTACTCTGCATAAGAGTATGTCTGAAACGACTCTGGCTAACACAGGCTTAGTTGAACAGGTGAGCATTCTCCAACTACAAATCGACACAGAGATTCCCCAAGTGATTTACATCGCAAAGGAAGTTGACAAAGAGATTTGTGATTCAGAGAAGCTGGCAGAAGGGATACTCAGCTTACCTCCTACAAACATCGAAGGAAAACGAGAGAATGAACGGGAAAACACCACTCAAAACGACGTTGTTGATATTGACGGTAAGTTGCCTACTGAGCTTATCAGGCTGCTCCAATAAGCCTACAGAGCCTACAATCGTCTATCAAACAAAGCAGACATACATTCCGTCTGAGTTGCTGGTGGTTGATTGTAAAGAGCAAGGTGCAGGAACAACAGTAAGGACACTAGCGCATGGCTACGTGGTTAACAGAGGATGTCTCAGGGCTTATGTTAAGCTGATTGAAGGTATTCGACAAACATATACTAAAGAAGGGATAGATAATGCCAAACACAACACCGCAAGTACCACAAGCACCAGTGACACAAGATAACAAACTTCAAGCACTGATTGAGAAATTCGGAGGCTGGACTGCTGTTGCTCTTTTGAGTTTGGTTGTTTACTCCTACCAATCTGGTCAGGCAGAGAACCAAGCCAAGTTTGATCAGATTAACGCTCGATTCACCGTAAGTGAGAAAGCTATTAATCGTCTGAGTGAGGGCAAGGCCAGCCGAGCGGAGTTGAAAGAGTTGCAAGAATCTTTCCTTCGTGAAACTGCCGGTCTTCGTCAGGATATGCGTGAGGGATTCGCTGTCATCCGAAGTGATATTGCAGCAAGGAATGGTTTTCAGAAATAAGAAAAGCCCCGGACATTACGTCGCGGGGCTTCTTTTCGTCTGCTAGTTACAACTGAGCAACAAATGCAGTTCGTACCACTTGAGTTGCTTCTTTGGTGAACAGTTTGTTAATAACCTTCCACTCTTCACCAGCGGCTGTCTTGGCGTGATAACCTTCCTCACGTTCGAACTCGTCCAGTACATCTAGCATGAACTCTCCAAACAACAAACCAAATTGCTTGTTAGTAAGTTCACCAAGCTTACTCAGCACATTACTTACACGAGCTTCAGTACAACGGGAAGTAAGAAGTTCCAGAAGCTCACCGCCCTCTTCGCTCACTTCAACTTGTGGTTTGTGGACTGGCTTATCTTTCTTCTCTTTGAAAGCAGCAGATTTATGCTTTAAGTAGACACGCTTACCACTTCTCAAGTAAGTAGGAATCACAGGCTCAAACACAAAACCTTCAGAGCTATCACGATCACCTACAACGGCAGCCTCTTTGGATACGAACTCTGGAGACAGTTCAAGAAGCTCTTGCAGAGTACCAAACTTAATAACTGGTACAATGGGGAAGCCCGCTTGCAGTGCGAAGCTACCAAGTGCAACATCTTTCTTCAGAACTACACCGTCGATGGTTACATCAAAAGCTGCAAACCGTTTCTCACCGTAAAAGATTCCGGGTGAAACCTTACCACCAATGAGCTCACCGTAAACAACCACAACACTGTTTGGGTAATGTTCTTCACAGAACTCAGCAAAGTTGGCAGAGTGTTTGTTGATTACATTAGTGCAAGAGTAAAAGCTGCCATCAACAAAGTCGGAGCGGTTGGCTACACGAACACCATTCACCTTATCCCACCAGAAGCTGAAGTTGGCACCATGAAGTTTCTCAGTGGCAATCCACTCTTCCTTATAGCAAGGTTCGAATGCGATCATCTCAAGGAACTTCTTGTTGTAGGTGTTCTCTAGCGAGTTGAACTTACGGAACTCGGTCATTTCTTTTCTCCTTTAACTTCAGGCGTTAGTGCCTTATTCTCAACTTTCAGTAGAAAAGCAGAAGCCAGTCGTTCACAATTAATGAACTGAAGCAACTGCTTACTAGTCTTTATCCGTGCGTCCAGCCACGCTGTATGCGCTGCCTCGGGTGTAGTAAAGTATCCCAAGTGTGTACGCTTACCGTCGATATCATTGCTTTGTGCGACATATCGCCCTTTCTTCTCATGAACACCTGTCGGCAGAGTAGAACTCTTCGACTTTCTGTGAGTCAGGAACCGATTTATCCGAGTATGCACGAAAACACAATGGTCTGGTGAGTATATCTGCCCAGTCCCTAGGATATCTTTATCTAAATCCTTCCCTTCCCAACTTTGTGCCTCCATCCAAGTCTTGAATACAGAGAAGGTGTGCCACTCTTCGGCAACTAATACGCCTCGATAGGTTGGGTGCTTATCTTGAAACTTCTCAGAATAGCACCGCTGTATCATCCCCTTCCAGATCGAAAAGAAGGGGCAGATCCACAAGAGCTTCTTTTCACTAGTGTTGATCTGCACTACATAGCCAGCATCATTTATGCCGACCCCATAAATCAGACTACGCCTACTTCCCATCCGCGATCTTCTCTACCTTTTTCTGTGGGATTAATTTCGGTTCATCCAGAGCTTCACTTATTTTTTGTTCCAGCAGGTCAACGGCCTTGCCACCAATACGCTTGCCAGTTTCACTTGTTACAGCTTGGTAGGTAACACCAGCACCGACAATGATTGCCAAGTTCTTTTGGTCAGGAATCAGTTTACTTGCGCCAACCAAAACAACTCCGACAACAACAAATACAATACCCCATTTTCGTGCCTTCTTGATTACGGGGTTTTCCATTCCCTCTTGGAAGTCCTCAAGGTCGGTTGAGTTAAACGCTGCAATGAGTGTAGGGATAGCTAGCAGAAGAAATCCGATAAAGATCATAAATCCCATATCATCAAGCACGCCAGAAATTGCCTCACACATCACCATCAAGTAAATCAAGAAAAATTCCATCATTTGTTCTCCACTTGTTTAATACGTTCAAAGAAAGTTTCACACATCTTTTGTACACTTCGTTCTACTTCAGAACAGAAGTTGATACTTGGGCCTGCCTCACGGCAAGAAGGGTAGTCCACTGTACCATCCTCGGAACAAATCTGAAGAACGTTCTCTACCAGTTCCTCAAACAATCCCTTCCGTTCTTCTCGCTTGTTAATCTCTTCCAACGAGACGTTATAGAACGACCAATTCTCTACACCGTGTACAACTAGACAACGGTACTTCTCAGCTTCTAGTTTGAGTCGTGCAAGTTCCTTTACACAGATACTGGTACTCACAATTGTCATTGTTCGCTCAACCGTTTCAATGCTTTACGGTAGTCCTTAACTGCCTCATCAGCAGTAGCCACGATGAAACTCTTCCCTGCACGCACACAGGCAACATATACCTCCATCCACAATTGACGCTCATCAGTATTCATTTCTTTTCTCCCGAATAATTTTAAATGCTTCAACTTTAGTGAAGTCTGGAATCATCTCAGCGTTGTACAGAATACGCCAAGACCCGTCTGGTAGTTGATCAAAATGGATGAATTTAGGCCCAACCTTAATAGCAGCAGCCTTTGTAACCTCCAAGGTGATGTCACACCCTACTACCTCAATTGCGCGTCTTTCAGTGCTAGCAGCAGTACTCGATTTACCCATACTTACAAACCCTCCTTACGCATCTTTTGAAGTAGCTCTTTAGCCGAGGCGAGTAGTGTATCATCAGCACCGTAAACTACAAGCATTGTTAGCAAGTCTTTCATTTCTTTCTGGTAATTTGACACAACAGCTTTTCTCACAACGTGCTCAGGATAAATACCACTGATTGGCGGAATATCTAAGGTTTCACCTACCCGATATATCACAAAGGCGAATCCATCTGCTCCGGGAAGGACCTGAACCAGACCATCTTTATGCACTTGAGAGCGAACGAATTGAGCAACCTCTGCTGCTCTATCAGAGGAAACTCCAATATTCACCAGTTCACGGTACAATGCTTGAGGACTTACAGCCTCCACTACAGGTACTACGCTACCAATATACTTACTTACCATCAAACACTCCCTCCACATACTTTCCACAAATGATGGTCACGAGACAAGCCTTCCATCTCCAGACGTTTGTTAATACGGAGTTGAATCAAATCATCCGCATTCTGTTCACCCATGTTCTTGCGAACAATGTCTTGACAATCCCAATGGCATTTAAGAAGGCCATTGAGCGCTTGACCATCTTTCATGGGTTTGTTACAGCCGGGGCAAGTACTCATTAGTTGACCACCATCACGACAGAGACGATTGCCACAACAACAATCCCAACAGTTTGAAGTGCTTCACAAAACATATAAAACTCCTGCATCAGTTACTCCTATTTGAAAATGAAATAAGGTTCGGAATCATCGTAGTACGGTGGTTTGTGGTATTCCACAGTCCATCCTGCCTTACGGTAATAATCCTCCACATCAAGCAAGTTGGTAGCAAACACTTCCCGACGGTTTGTGTTAGGGTTAAGTTCAAGGATACGATCCATCACTTGATTCTGACCAACACGGTTTGTGTGTTTGATCCTTGATTCCCGGATGCACTCATTGAATGCTTGGATAATGTAGTCAGGGAACTCACGACTTTCTATGGCTTCATTCAGTTGTTCTTTAGTGATGGCTTGCATCAATTACTCCTTGCACAAATGGCTTCAGTACCAACAAGCTTGCTGAAATAGCGCTTGCTCTCAGGGTAGACGTATTGTACTTCAACTACATCCCAACGACTACCGATTTTTATATTCTTTGCCTTAGTCTTTGAACAACTCAAACGTTGGTCACGGTAGACATAGCCACCCTTGACTTCACGCAAGTCTACTTTACTGTTGGACTTTGAGTTTAGCTTGACAGAAACAACTTCCATCAGGATGCGTTTCTCACTGACAACTTGTGGTTGTTCACAGCCTGTCAACAGGAGTGAGGCCAGCAGGATGACGCTTAGTTTAGTTTTCATTCTGACAGGTTCCATTCAAACACTTCATCCTTGAGGATAGAAGCCGCTGACACAAAGATATGAGTAACATCCCACATCTCATTATGGAAAACTTGACCTGCTTGGAATACAGCATGAACAAGGTTGTCGCCCACGACTTGGTATTCTCGTGTCTTCATTTCTTTTGTATCACAGTGCTGTCTTGTGCAGGTTACATCATAGATGTTTTTCATTTCAGCTCTCCTAGTGGTTCGTTTCTGATGGCGGCAAGGTTACAGACCACCATTCGTCGTGTCAACAGTTATTTTGCAAAAGATTTACACACAGGTTGGCACGAATGTTGACATGGCTTGCCTGAGTCTGTACAATGGGTGCATGTGGTAGGGAAAGCTTACCTCGGAATGAGAGTTTTACGTTATCACTCGGGTTGCTCATTCTTAAAGCGCATTAACGGCAGCGGGCGCAACGTGTGGAAGTGGATCTTAAATGGTTCTGGTGTGACACGGCGGTCTGTCCTCAACGACAGAAACACACCACGGGAAAGACTTGTTGTGAAAGTTGATCCTACTCTGCACATCTCTTCTATATAGATGTGTGTCTCGCTCAGCGGGAGAATATTGCGGCTCGGGGGTGATGTATCCTTGAGGGTGAATTCACGAGGACTCTCCTATAGTTCTTCTTAGGTGTCTTTATGGCATATGGGGAGCTATAGGGGAAGTCTACTCAGAATTTGCTCTCAAGGGTGATATAAGAGATAGGGTCTATAGAACAGACCAACATGATAGAAACAATCAATCAAGAAATATCAAATAAACACTTGCACTGCCAGATTCATCACGCTAGTATTCATCTCAAGCAGCCAAACATGCTGCAAAGGAAAGACAACAGCGTTGCTAGGGTAGCTTCTCAGGAAGCAAGGAAAGAAGTCAGGAACGCTAGGCACTTGTCTACATAGACACGTACAAATGTCCTAAACAACTTTACGAACATCCCAAGGTGAATCTGATGAACACTGAACAAACTGTAAACACCACTGCAAGCCGTCCACGTACCACTCGTTCGGTTAAGAACCGTACCACTGTCAAAGGTAAATTCAGCACAGTGTCTGGTACTACTGTACGGCATGTATACACCACCGATGGTCAACTGTTGGGCTTCATTCGTAAGCAAGCAGATGGAACCTACGAAGTACACCGTACCACTGACAACAAACGTCGAGTGAAACCTACATTGGATCAGGCTTTTGCCACCATTGCAAGGGCGAACTGACCAAACCCGATGTACCCCAAGCCCTCCCTAACCGGAGGGCTTTTTCATGCCTGTAGATAAGTTCAAAAAGAAATGAATTATTTTTCATAAAGGCTATTGCTAAAGGATTGGATCACATCTATGATGCACCCACACAACGAAGACACCGGGAGTCACGGGGAGTGATTCCCACCAACCATAGCCACTAGGAGAAATAATGAACTGTTCACAAGCGATGTTGTCTGCAATTGGTGAAGCTTCCGTAGCACAGAACATGATTCTGGAGGCGCTTGTAGAGATTGATGACATTCGCTTGACAGATGCACAGAAAATCAAGGCTCGTGTCTATCGTGCCAAAGGTTGGGAAGTGTACATCGAAAGCAAGAATGACCGTCACATGGCAGTGTTGGTAGAATGGGAAAACAATGGTTTCAAGGTAATTGATGAGCTTGGAACTGACATTGCTTGACATAGCGTAAAGATCCTGTAGACTGCTAGGCACAAGGGGAGGGTGATAACACCTTCTCCACAACATACAAAAGGAGAAGAAATGAGCACTGTATCTGTCAAACCAAGTGAAGTTATCCGTATGGCCTTGAGTGATCCATCCTACCTTGATGGGCAGAATTGGTTCTGTTCTGTGGTGTGTGATTTACAAGAAGCTGGTAAGTTTTCTGAAAACGAGCACCAAGATACAAGCGATGAGATTTACCTGTCCCTTGGCAGTTCGGCGTTGCTTCGCCGGAAGTTGATTAATGAAGGAATAATCACAGGCAACACTAAATACTACAGCGAAGAGTACAAAGTGGCAGCACATGCCCACTGGAATGCACTTATTCTGAAACTTGAACAGGAGGGTAAATAATGAAGTTGGTAGAACTGTTGGCAGCACATCTGACAGTGTGGCCGAATGAGTACCGTGACCGAGGTGAAACAGAAGCGATGACACAGGACGAAAACAAATGTCTGAGCACCTTGGATGGTGGTAAGGAAGCTGATGTTAGCCAGTTCCGTAGTGAGGGTGGAATTGGTGACGGTGTTTGGGCTGGGAGCCATTGGACTCATGCCGGTATCAGCGCTCCTAGTGAATTGGCAGAAGACTACAAGACAGCAATCGTAACTAAAGAAATGTGGGAAGCTGAGAAAAATAAAACAAAAGGGCAAGTGAACGAACAGGCCCAAGAGCCACAATGGAAACGTCATCGTGGTGGTAAACAACCTGTTGCTGATGGTGTTATGGTTGAGGTTAAGTTTCGTTGTGGTGAGACTAATACGGGAATTCTTGGGGATAGCCCAATCGCTGATTGGTCACACACAAATCACAGTTACGACATCATGCAATACCGTGTTGTTGACCAACCAGAAGAACAAACCAAAGAACAACCTCAAACTAAACAGGAGAATGAAATGCCAACCGTAGCAGAACTCAAAGTCAACGTGGACGTAGTTGTAGGCTTCAACCCAATGTTCGCTCGTGACCGTATCCGTGCAATCAACAGTCAGTTTGAAGTACTTACCGCCGAGCGTGCAGCATTGATTCAGGCTCTGGCTGATGAGGGTTTCACTCTTGTTTCTGAGACGGCTATTGACCCTCTGTTGATGCCAGTCGTGGAAGGTAAGGTACAACCTAAACAGCCACGAGAGTTTCAAGTTGGTGATAGCGTGCGGTTGTTCCGAGAAGTTAATAGCAGTACCTGTATGGAAGTTGGCGAAGTTGGAACCATCACTGGACTGTGCCTTTCCGATGAAACAGCTATGGTTATCAAGGATAATGATAGCTACGAATACTGGCCTAGCGTAAAAGACCTTGAACTGGTTAAAGCAGTAGAGGATAAATAATGGAGATTGATATCTCTGAGTACTTGTCTCAAAGTGAGATGAAACTCATCGCTGAAACAGAATGGCGAAGGATGTGTGGTGCGAAGTTTCTTTCAGATAGTGAGCGAATCTTTTCCAACGCTGCTTATGCCTCTGTCCAAAAGATGGTCGATGAGCAAATGGGCGGAAAGCTTGAAGAGATTATCCGTGACAAGGTGATAGTGATCCTAAACAAGATGTCTGATTTCAACGTCTTCAAGAAAGCAGATGCTTGGGACAGGGATGAGTCGAAGGGCTGGACATACCTTCAACAAGCAGTAGAGGACAATAAGCACTTGATTAATGATAGAGTAAGGCGTATCATTAGTTCTGTTGATGAAGGATACATTCGTGGAAAACTTGAAGACTTAATGTATCAAGTTATCGAAGATCGATTAATTGGAAAGAAACAAGATGACTGAGAAAGTATACAAACTGGATGTGTCTGACATGGGCAACCCAAAGTATACCCTGATGCGTGACCAATACGGACAAATCAGAGCACTTCGACATGGGGAGCCTTGGTATGCAAAGAACGTCGATTTATTGGGTGACAATCTTACAGCAGCTTTATTGAACCGAATAGACGAGTTGGAGGATAAGGTTTACAGGCTGGAAGAACAAATTGAGGATGCTTGGCACGATCAACGGGAACGAAGTGAACGGGAGGACTAGAGAGTGATTGAAGTATTTGAAAAGCCAACAGATGGCACACAGTTTATTGCAGCTTGGACTTATCAGGGGAATCTTTGGTCTGGTAATTATCGTTACTGCAATGATGCAGAGGACTTCCAAGAATACAAAGACGAGGATGAGAGCTGGGGTCGTGCTGGATTTCCCATTGATGAGTCCTCTATTAAATATTTCGTAGCAAACTAAAGGAGAAACAAGTGAAACGTTCCACAATCAAATTTGTATGTAACATTGTAGCAGCCACATCACTGACAGCCATGTTGGGTATTGTAGCTCTCACACCATCTCAAGCTAATGCCAAAGCAGAAGATGAATATTGCGCAGGCTTGTACAATCTTGCCAGCACCATCATGGATGCGCGACAGTCTGACGTTCCACTGCCGGACGTACTCAAGATCGTCAAAGGTAATGAAATAAGCACTCTGCTGGTGAAGCAAGCTTATTCCAAAGACCAGATGGTTACTGACGAATACAAGCAGCGTTCGATTAAGCGCTTTGCTGAAGAAACCTTCGCCATGTGTACCGAGGCTTAAGTATGCCACTGTTCGCTGTCGCTTGGTACATCGGCATCATGGTTGTGCCACACTACAAACGTAAGTTGTTTCGTAAGGTGAGTATTTGGAAAGGAGACACCAATGAAAAGTTATTGGGTTGACTGTAACAAGCTGAAAGACGTAGAAGAGTGGAAAGGGTACGACTACGAGCCAACAGATGTTGATATCGAAGTTGTCCTTATGTCCACTCACAAACTGGAAATTCATAAGTTGAAGCACGCACTACTTGAGATATCTTTGATCCAAGACCGGTTTAATTGCGGTGACTGGGATGAGATTGAAGAAGCCCGTGGTATTGCAAACAAAGCTCTTAAAGAACTCTGACAACTTTAAACACTAGGAGAAATAAATGAACGATTTGATTATCAACAGCAGTGACTGTGACGGTGTGTTCCATGTTCACGCCATCTCGGAAACAGAGTTTCATATCGATGGTGCAGAGGAACTAGACCTTGATGTGGATGACGCCAAACAACTGCGCGCATGGCTAGACCGATTCATTAACCTACAAGGAGAGTAACATGCAAGTATTTGGTAATTGGTTGACAAACTGTGCCACTCAAGATGGTGCTGAGTTCTTTCTGTCACTGTACGACATGACGGCTCAACAAATGATTGAGCATTACGAACTTGAGAACAACGCAACACTGACCAAAGATGATGTGCAAGCAATTGTCATCCTTGAGTCTGATAGTGATGTGAACCAAGTGTTTGTATTGGAAGACGGAGATAAGGTGTGCGTGTATGCCGAGGGTTGCTGTGATACTATTTTCAATACTGATGGTTTTGCCTTCATGGAAGTTTGGAATAGTGGGGTGCTGAGCGGACTCTATGCCATTGACAATTCCCCATACCAACTGGTAGATGCTTGCGACATGGCTGATAATGAAGACATTGACTTTACAGACTTGAAAGAACATCTGCTGAAAGAGTATAATCTCAGCCGCGTAACATTTGAGAACACGATTTTCATTCGTCAATTGTAAGGAGGGTACGTTGGGGTACGAGAAAAAGAAGTTCAATAAGTCTGGAGAAGTAATGCAGGAGTATGTACCAAAAGAAACAATCAAGGATATTGCTGAGTATAAAGCTCGTGATATCCCTGAGCGGGGCATTCGTAAAGAAACACTGGAGAGGTTTGGTGTAAAGGTTGCTGTCGATACCAAAGATGGCGTGACACCAATTGCAGTATACTTCCCGTCGTTCAACCAGAAAGACCAAGTAACAGGTTATACCAAGCAAGACCTTACCAAGTCAAAGGAAGAGAAATACCACTGGAGTACGGTAGGTTCTGTTAGTATCAGTAACAAGTTGTTCGGTCAAAGTGTAGCAGAGAAACAATCCCGTAAGCGTAGCAACTTGATTATTACCGAAGGCCAGTGGGACACAATATCCGTATGGCAATCTGGTGTTGATTCTGTCGCAGGAACCAAGTACGCAGGTATTGAACCTCTAGTTTCAAGTATCCCACTTGGTACTGCCAATGCTGTAGAAAGTATTTTGCACAATGGTAAGTTTGTGGAGTCTTATGATGCACTGACTATTTTCTTTGATGACGACCACTGTACACCAGCGGAACTCAAGAAAGGAATCATGAAAGGTCATGAAGCTCGGGATGCTGTAGCTAGTGCAATGGTGGGTAATGGTCAATCGTTGTTCACAATTACACCAGACGATGGATTCAAAGATGCCTCGGATTACATTCAGGCAGGTAAAAGTGCTGACCTTGCGAAGTTGATTCAATTTGGTAAGCGAGCCTACTCTTCCGAGAAGATCGTAAAGTCTTCTGACATTACTTTGGATGAACTACTTGAACCACGAGTTGAAGGTTTATATGTAGATTGCTTCCCTGAGCTGATGCGTAAGATTCACGGCTTCCGCTTGCGAGAGTTGGTATTGTTGACCAGTCCATCTGGTGTTGGTAAGAGTACTGTAACATCTTTGTTTGCTTCGGCATTCATGGAGAAAGACGAACGACTGGGCATGATCTTTCTGGAAGAGGGTAACAAAGAAACTCTTCAACGATTGATTGCATTCAAACTCAAAGTTAACTTCCTTGAGTTCAAGAATAACCCGCTGAGTGTTGCAAGTCGTGAGGATATTGCTCGTGCCAAGGCAGAGATTGATGAGAACGACAAACTCATCATGTTGGGTCACTTCGGTAGTATGCCAATTACTGAGTTGATGGCTAAGATCAAACACATGCACTTGGTTGAAGGTTGTAAGTACATTGTACTTGATCACTTGAGTTTGGTTATCTCTGGCTCTGGTGTTGCTGATGAACGGAAAGAGTTGGACATGGTGATGACTGAGCTTGCCGCATTCTGTGCAGCCAATGATGTTTGCATTATCGCCATTAGCCACATTAACCGGACTGGTGCAGAACAATTCAAACCACCACGACTACGTGACGGAGAAGAACCACAACCATTTTGGGTTCAAGTGACTAAAGAAATGATGCGTGGTTCTGCTGCACTGGAACAACTGTCTTGGATTATTCTTGGACTTGAACCTGAAATTCTGGTTGATCGAAGTCGGGGACGTGTACGACTTGTTGTGTTGAAGAACCGACCTTGGAGTTATCTTGGTGAGGCAGATACATTCTCGATTGACAATGAAACTTGGGAAGTGGTGCTATCAGAGGGAGAAGACCGAAGCTATTGAACAAAGGAGCCTTGCGCTCCTTTTTGTTTTTGTGTAGAATCAACGGGTTAATTCAATAGGAGAGAATTTTGAAGGCCATTACAAACTGGAGAAACGCAACAGTATTTGACGCGGAGTCTGATGGATTCCTTGATGTTGCAACTAAGCTACATGTACTGTCGTATCAAATGCAAATGAAGGGTGTGTCAAGCTTTAATGCTGCACTACAAACAGAGCGTATCAAGGCTTTGTTCATCTGGCATATGGATAATAAAGTACCTGTCGTCGCACACAATGGTATTTGTTTCGACATTCCACTGATCGAGAAACTTCTTGGACTCGACCTGACAAACTTGATGGTGATCGATACCCTTGCTATTAGTTGGTATTTGAATCCCGAGAGGAACTTGCATGGTCTGGATTCCTTTCACGAGGATTACGGTATTGCGAAACCAAAGGTACAAGATTGGGATAACCAACCGTATGAAGTTTACGAGAACCGTTGCCAAGAAGACGTTAAGATCAACAAAGCACTTTGGGAAGACCTGAAGTCTCGGTTGATTGACATGTACTCACGCGCCAAAGTTGAGATTGATCTTGGTAAAGTGGGTGGCAAGCGTATGTTCCCAACTGAGGTCATTTACATTGACCAGTACAAGGGGAGTACTGTAGACGAAGCAATTGATCGTATCCTGACATTCCTGATGTTCAAGATGGATTGTGCCCGTCTGCAAGAGCGTACTCAGTGGGAAGCGGACGTTGTTTCATTGACTGCTTCACAAGAAAAGCTGAGTAAGATCGTACTTGAGGCAAAGGCTAAGCTTGAGTCTGTAATGCCTAAAGTACCTAAGTACACGTTGAAAAAGAAGCCAGCAGACCCATATAAGATGAGTGGTGACTTGTCTGTTCATGGTGAGAAGTGGTTTAAGGTATTGGCTCAGTTCGAAGCTAAAGAGGTTGATGACCTCGGCAACTTGATGGTTAAAGAGTCCAACAAACCAAACGAACTTAAGACCTTGAAAGAGTATGAACCACCTTCTGCATCGTCACCTTTGCAGATTAAGTCTTTCTTGTTCTCCAAGGGTTGGGTGCCGTTAACTTTCAAGTATGAGAAAGATGAGGAACTGTTTGCAGCATGGGTTGCCAGTAAACCAAAGGAAGGCGCTCAACGGGGATCTTGGACTGCTTGGAAAGCTAAGAAGCCACCAGAGCGAGAGATTCCACAAGTAACTAAAGCAGGCGAAGACGGAAAAGAGTTGTGCCAATCTGTCTTGGACTTGGCCGAAGAAATTCCAGAGATTATGTTGTATGCCGATTACAACGTAGCGAAACACCGTCTTGGTGTAGTGGATGGATTCCTTCGTGACTTGCGGGATGGTAAGTGGTTGCAAGCTCGTATTGGTGGTTTCACTAACACATTGCGAGTACAACATCGGGAACTTGTGAACTTGCCGGGAGTTGATAAAGCTCACGGGGAAGACATTCGTGGGGGTTTGATTGCTGGATTCAAGAAAATTCTTCTTGGTTCTGACATGTCAAGTCTTGAGGATAGGATTAAAATTAACTTCATGATGACACACGACCAAGTTTATGTGGAACAGCTTAGTGAGAAGGGGTACGACCCACACCTAGCAATGGCTGTGGTTGCTGGCATGATTACAGAAGACGAGAAGGAGTTCTACAAATGGTACAAAGCGAACCACTAACGTTGTATGGGTTCACAAAAGAAGAGTTCCTTGGTTTCACCTATGTGGATGTAACTTCGCCGTCGGGTTTGAGGTGGGCGAAGGGCGCCAGTTCAACGGCAACAAAGGGAAGTGTTTTCGGCACATACTCCCGTGCTGTAAAGCACCCATGTTGGCGAGTGAAGTACAATGGAGTTCCCATGGTGGTGGCAAGGGTGTTGTATTTTCTGACAAAAGGAATCCCACCAGTTGGTTTTGTAGATCACAGGAATGGGGATACTTATGACCATAACCACGATAACTTAAGGGATGTCGTGATTAAGGTTAACTGCGAGAACAGGGTTGTGCTAAATGAAACAGGCGTACCCGGTGTTTATTTTTCTGATGGAAGGTGTCCGTCTTGGAGATGCCAAGGTGTTTCTGCTGATGGCGTTAGGTGGGTGAAAAGTTACTCAGTAAATAAATACGGCTATGAAAATGCCTTGTCCCTTGCCAAAAAGCACCGTCTTGGTAAAGAGGAAGAAAACAACACACAAACTAGGAGAAAGACACTTGTTGACACTTGACCAAATGAAAGCCCTACCACCAGAGAAGCAAAAAGAAATCATTGCAAAAATCACGGCAGCACGTAAAAAAGGCAAGACAACCAACTACGCAAGTGTGTATAATGCAGGTGCGGCAGCGATTGCTCGGGCTGCTGGTGTTAGTTTGGAAGAGGGTAAGATTCTACACGAGGCTTACTGGAAACTGAACTGGGCAGTAAAAGCTATTGCCGAAGAACAGATTGTCATCACAGACAAACGCGGTAATAAGTGGTTGATCAACCCGGTTAACGGCTTCCTGTATTCCTTGCGTAAAGACTCTGACCGATTCAGTACGTTGGCTCAGGGTACTGGCTCATATATGTTTGATATGTGGGTTGACGCAGTGTTGGAAGAGATGTATAGTCTGTTCAAGCGCAAGACTCTGACTGGATCTTTTCACGATGAGCTGATTTTGTGTATTGCTGACGACGAGAAGTGGAAAAATCTTTTCAAAGAAATTGTTGAAAAGGCTATTGACACCATCAACGAACGGTATAAACTACGACGGCTGCTGGGTTGCGATGTTCAATTTGGCTACCGTTATTCGGAAATTCACTAACTAGGAGAAACTAAGTGACAGCTAAAACAAACTTCGCTATTCGCACCACCGATAAGACATTCAAGTCCAACGTTAATACACTGGAAGCTCTTGGGTATCAAATCTTCCCTGATACCAAAAAAGCAGCACAACGTGGCGATAGAATTTCAAACCGCATGGATGGGTGGGATGCTCTTAGTCCACAGGATGGTGGGATCGCTCGTGCTAGTTTTAGTAGCAGCCACCGCTTCCTGTTCGAAAACATTTCCGACTTCCTAGAGTGGCACTTCACACCAGAACAAACACAAGAACAACTGGAAATTGCTAAGTTGGAAGGTAAGATCAAAGTTATGCAAGATCGTATTGCGTGCTTGAAGGAAGTTTCGTAAGATGCTAGGCTTTACAGCCCGCTGGGTATTTCACTTCTACGATGGTGAGTACATTGAAACTCTGGAGAGCGAGATTACGGAGTCTGAATTTACAGCAGACGATGATATCTGCGACGAAGAGATTGGCACTTATATGCCTTTGTGGGAGTCTGCTCTAGAGGAAGCAAAGAAATACAAAAGTGGTGATCACACTGAGATGGTGGAAGTGCTTGCAGGATGTGAAGTGTGGTATTCCCGTGATGACTTCACGAGAGAAGTGGACGCTGATTATGGCTTCGAAGTTATTTCTGTTAAACAAGTGGAGGATGTATATTGAGCAAAAGAAACAAACAACAAGTTATGGGTGTAAGTGTTGACCTGAAACGTGGTGACTTCTCGGAGTCATTCGATTTAGCAGCACAGTTTGAAGTGGTGATTGAGTACAAGAAAGGTGGCACTCCAAAGGATTTCGTTAGTCCTCTTGACACCATCGGGATTGACGGTGAATACTTGCGAGTCACTAATCACATCAGCGAATATTGCTACAAGTACTTGCTGAAAGATTTGAAATCTGTCATGATTATCCCCACAGAGTTTTCTTTCTAAGAAAAGGTTGCAAAACAAAGGATAAGGGTTGTATAATAGACCTTCATCCAGCTAGACATCTAATGGATGTAAAACTGCAAAACTGCTGTACATATCGGGAATTGTCCCACAAACTATAATCTGCAAAAGGAAAATAAATTAATGTTTCAGTTTCATATCGAAGGCGCCCCAACCAACACTAACACTTCCGGTGAGTCCACTGGTTCTAAAGTAGATTGGGATGGCCGTCGTGAATATCTGGTAGCGAATTGCGGTACTGCTGAGAAGGCCGAGTCTACCATTGCAATTGTTTCTGCTATCGTTGATTGTGGTCTTCAGCCTCAAGAAGACGCCAAGATGGAGTGGAAAGGTACTGATGCACAAAAGTCCGAGATTGAAGCCAAAGGTGTTGCTGGTCAAACCAAAGAGTACTTCGAAGTATTGCCAAACGATAACAAAGTTCCAACCCTGTATAAGCGCTGGCCTGTAAATGCAACACAGTCCTTCGCAGTGTTTGTGGATATTCCAAGTGTTCAACTGAATCAAAGCAAGTTCTTCGGTGAAGACGATGGTGAAAGTCACCCACTGCGTATGCTGCTGAACAACGAATACTACCAACAAGGTGTTGGCAAGATCGTGAACAAAGGTGGTTACATTGTTAAGGAGAAGAACCATAGCACCACTGGTGGCAAGCAGTATGGTTTGGCTAAGACCAACACTCTGCACAAACTGGCTGATGCTACTGACAACTTGAACGAAGACAAGCTGTTCAAGCCTCAACAACTGGGCGCTCTGCTGGGTAAAGCAGTATTGGTTGAATACCAAGTAAATGAAACAGAGTCCAAGGGCAAGAAGTACTTGAACGAGAAAGTTTCTCTGAAAGGTCAAGTTCCGGGCATGATGAAAGCGATGATCCCAACTCTTGATCCTAAGTATATCTTTGGTGTAAGTTTCAAAGGTGAGCAAGATGAGGCTGTACTGAAGCAGTTGCGTCAATCGGTGATTACCACCATGCAACAAGCAACTAACTTCAAAGGTAGTACTCTGGAAGCTGCACTTGTTAAACTTGGTCGAGTTAAGGCAAGCGAAGGGAATAGTGAGGGTGAGCAAAAAGAACCTGAGCCACAACCGCGTCAACTGGCTCCACAACAAAGTACTCCGCAACCGGCTCCGGATTTCGACAGTTTCGATGACGATATCCCATTTTAATTTGGTTGACTAAAGTAATAAGGCTGGCTAACAAAGCAGCCTCATGAATAAAGGAGAAAGTATGAAAAGTGTAATTGTGTTTGTTCGTAACTACCACGATGAAACCGATTGGGTTGAAACTGCGACATTTGGTACTGATTGCCATTATCACAGTGCTGCTCAATTTGTAAGTGAGCTTCAGAAGTTGTATAAACAACACAATCCTGATAATGTAATTACTGATGTGGTGATTGGGTAATGGGCAGTCAAATGTACACAAAGCAACAAATTCAACAGGCTTTCAAACAATGGCACGCTGAGAGCATTGCAAACCCTGAAGACTTCGATCAAGCCTACATTCACGCTAATGAAACAAGCGAAGACTACGGCAAAGAAATGGCTGAAGGTCTTATCAACTACATCAACAAACAACCTGTTTAATAATTTAGGAGAAACAAATGACTGAAGAGAATCGCATCACCCTGACCGAAGACCAACTGGCTTCCCGTCTGGTAGAACTGGAGAAACAAATCGAAGTACTGAAATCTGATGTCAAGGCTGTCAAGAAAGATGCTTCTTTCCATAAAGACGACAACCCAAAGGGTATCGCCAAAGATGATGTAAAACGTATTCACAACTCGGCTAAGTTGTTTGTTAAGGATAACTTCTTTGAGAAGCGTGCTGAAGCTCTGGCAACCTTCGCCAAGTTCGAAGAACTGAATCCAGATTACAATTGAATTACAATTAATACATAGAAGTATCGGCCTCGCATTCTTCGGAGTGCGGGGCTTTTTGTTGACTTAAATAAAGGAGATGTAAATGGGTGTTGAGTATAAAGCCAAACTTTTGGTGGGTTTACCTTACGAGAAACTTGAAGAGTTCCTAGACGGCAAAGATCCTGAAGACTTCGGATTGGACTATGCAAGTCCTTATTACGACTCTGATCCAAGCGAATGGATTGTCGGTGTAGAGGTCGCCTCCACAGAGGATTTTAGTTGGTGTGAAGTTGACGTACACGAACATAAGAAAGCATTTGAAAAGTTTAAAGAAATTACAGGGTTGGTCGGTGAACTGATTCTTAGCCCACACGGACATTAAGGATGAACAAGTTTGGTAGACCACTAAAGCCAAAGAACCTCAGTGCTGATGGATTCTACAATTCAGGTGGTAAGTACAAAACACGAATAAACGGCATTAAGGAGCCTGCTTGTAGATTGTGGGAGAACATGAAGTCCCGTATCTACTACCTGCCAAAGATGAACGAGGGTAAGTTTGGAAAGTACTCTGACCAAGTTATCTGTGAGGATTGGAAGGATTATCAGAACTTCGCTGCTTGGTTTGAGGATGCAACTTCCAAGCACTATGACAAGGGTTGGCAACTTGACAAAGACTTAATAAGTACAGAGAAACTTTACTCACCAGAAACTTGTGTATTCTTACCTGAAGAGGTAAATAAGGCTCTCAACATTAAGAGTCGAGCACGGGGTGAGGTTTGCTTGGGTGTAAGTTACAGCAAAGACGCCACCAAATTGTATGTTCAATACGCCTGCAAACACTCTGATTTCGCAGTTAGAAAGTGGTTCAGCTTAGATAAATTGCAAGAAGGGTTCCAGATGTACAAGACTGCTCGTGAGCGGTACATCAAGCATCTGGCAGAGAAGTACAAAGATAAGCTTGACCCGAGGGCATATGCTGCTCTTGTTTCATATAAAATTACAATGGAGGATTAATGACTAGAAGTTTTTGTGCAATCGACGGAGATTTGGTGGGGTTCAAGGCAGCAGCCGCTTGTGAGACCCGGACAATTGAAGTATCCAAAGATGATATTTCGGTTGGGAACTTCCCAAACAGAACTAAGTTCAAAGCTTGGCTGAAAGACCAAGTTGGAAGTCCAGACTACTCAGAGTTCACAATCAAAGATGTTCAAACTGTTGAGGACATTGCAAACTGCCTGCACACAGTCAAAGTAATGATCCAGAGTATTCATGCTGCTACAGGCTGCGATGATGTTCGTGTGGTTGTGCAAGGAGAAGGCAACTTCCGAGATAAACTGCTGTTGCCAAGTAAATACAAAGGTAATCGTAAAGATACACTCAAACCCTTGTACTTGAAAGAGGCGCGTGAGTACTTGATTATCCGCTTCGATGCAGAACTTGCACACGGTAAAGAAAGTGACGATGTGTTGGCTGCCTATGCTTATCAGGGTTACATGAACAAGACTAAAATTGTTCAATGCTCTACTGATAAAGATGCGAACAGCAACGTCGGTTACTTGTACAATTGGGATAAGATGGAAGAACCTGAGTTGATCCAAGGTCTTGGACATTTGATTCGAAACGACAAAGGGGAGGTTAAGGGTAAAGGTCGTAAGTGGTTCTATCACCAAATTCTGTTCGGTGATCGTTCTGACAACTATATCCCATATGCCCTTACTAAATCGAAGTTTGGAGAGAAGGCAGCGTTCGACGTGATTAACGAACTTGCGACTGATAAAGAATGTTGGCAGGCAATTTACAACACATACAAGACTTGGTATCCAGAGACTTTCGAGTACACAGCTTGGGACGGGACGGCTGTGCAAGGCGATGCACTGCAACAAATGCAAATGTATATCGACTGTGCGCACATGCAACGATTTGAAAATGATCGTTTGATTGCCGCAGATATTCTTGACCGCATGGGGATCGAACAATGAGTTGGGTTGTAATTACAGATAATCCGTATTACCCAAGTGTGTTGGTAGTGGCTACAGCCAATGAGGCGTGTAAGGTGTATGATGCCATCAAAGAAACCCGCGACTACCGAGATGACAATGAGTATGCGTATGCTGTTGAAATCACACACATTCCGGGTACTAAGTTAAAGACACAAGACTGGGAACATGTTACTGTCGAAGGTGTTACTTATCTATGACAGTACCCTCACCAGCAGACCTAAAGAAACGGGAAGCCAAACTTAAAGAGTTCACGAAACGATTGACAGATGAAGGTAAACCTCAAGAAAAACATGTGGTTGCAGTGGTTCGCTCAGCCATCCGTCAGGCGTGGATGAAATCGGACGTGAAGTTGAGCTTTCTGTATAAAAACACTATTCCTGATATGGATCCACTTACCCGGACAAAGTGGTTGTACAAGTGCGAGATTTGTGGGAACATGTTCAAACAAAATGAAATCGAAGTTGACCACCGACATACTGGTGGTACAAAGTTCACAGAGGTACATGAGTTTGAACAGTTCTTCAGGAACGTACTGATGGTGAGTGAAAATGACTTGCAGATTCTTTGTAAGGCAGACCATGCAACTAAAACGCTGTCGGAGGTTTTAGGTATTAGCTTTGAAGAAGCAGTAATTGAGAAGCTTGTAATCGGCACGATGAAAGAATCAGCTAAAAATATTGATAGCTTTCTCGCTCAACACGGTGTATCATGTGCCCGTAACAAAGATGCAAGGCGAATTGCAGTGCGGGGAGTACTTACAAAACTAGGAGTAAAAGAGTGAAAACAGTTCGTGTGACGGTTGATTATGCCCATGATACAACCAAGGGTAAGTTGTACCAGACAATCGCAGAGCCGTATGAGTGTTACACGCCGAATAGCGTGTGGATTGTGGACGACGTTGGAGAAGAGTACATACTATTAGCTGGAGAGTACGAAGTGCTTTCCGAATGCTAACCCACAACTACCGAATTCTCCGTGATTATGACAAAGAGTTCGGAGGTCATCTGTATAAAATGGTTTGTGTATATTATGTAGATGACAAGCTTAGTTCTTTCTCTTACACTGATACTGGTAGCGCTGAGACTCGTGAGGGCATCTACTTTGATGTTCTTCGCTTGAATCAAGCGCTTTCCCTTCCAACATTACACCCGGAGGACTTTCCTGATGAAAAGTAAATTAAGCATTGAAGAGTTGGCTCGCATTGTTGCAGACTTGCAGGTTAGAGTTCGTGCATTGGAGATTGGTCAACAACAGTCACGACATGACAACCCGGACAAGAGTTACTGGCAGAATCCAAACGGTATCGGTCATAGCCACTCTATCACCTCTATTGGTGCAGTAGATGCTTACGGAGATACACACCAGCCATTCTCGATTACCTGTTCTCCAAGACTCAAAGACTTGGATCAAATTAAATGACGGTTTACAACCTGATAAGTTTCGACTATACTGCTCAGCTTATCCAATGCTGTTTGGTATTCCAATACCTGATTGATTAAAGGAGAGACAAAATGAGAGTTAAGTGTCTGGTTACTGAGTACGATGTAACTGAGGGTACTATTTACGAAGTGGCTAGTTCGTATTCGTTTGCTGGCAGTAATCTGTTTGAAGTTGAAGTGCGAGATAACGTCGGTGAACTCTGGAGTCTTCATAATAATGAACACCTCAACGAGTTTGAAGTTGTGGAAGAAGAGGATGTAATCGTGTGTGAAGAATGAGTATGATGAAAGTTAGAATGATCGCTGATCTTGGGGAGGGCACTGAGTTTGTCACAGTGGGTAAGGTGTACGACTGCAAGCGTGTAAGTACGCAAGGTACGGCTTATATCAGCGATAACGAAGGCATGACTTCTGAACTTTACAAAGGTGAATGGGAGATGGTTGATGAATAATGTGTTTCCGCTGTATCCAAATGGTATTCCACACGATGTGCTCGGTCGTCTTGCTAAGATTAGCGTAGATAAGCGCGGCCAAGTAAAAGCAACTGGAACTTTTGCTGACAGTATTGCGACCAGCATTGAAGAGGAACGACAGTTTCTGCACAACACTTTGAATGATACTTTGGCAGCCTTGCACACGATGAGTGTTAACGAGAAGTATGAGACTTTTGCAGGGTTGAGTGAGAGTATGAAGGATGTCTTTGACTTGTACATTAACGAGAAATTGAAGGGGAATTAATGGCATACGCAATTAGTCTTAAAACTGAGAGTGGTGACGATTACTTGTACTGTGTAGATGTTTTGGATGACGCTGTATTCAAAATCAAACAAGGCATGGGCGAAGAACTCGCTTACGTGTATAGTGCCGGCATTGCATCTAGTATTAGCCCTGACGAGAAGTGCATCAATCAACTACGAGAGTTGATTGGCGAAGCAATTGAAAAAGCCCAAGAATCTATTTAAGGAGAATTAATGCAATACACTATGCGACCACTGAAGGATTGGCATCAAGAAGCTGTACAGCTTAAAGGTTTGGGTTACAGCAGTCGTCAGATTGCTAAGTTGTTGAACGTAGGTAAGACTTCGGTTAACGATATATTGTCGAAGCTAAACGGTAGTTTCTACGGCTGGAAAGATGAAACAGACGTTGCACTAGAGGGTGAGTACATACCCAAGGGTGGCCCGCGTATCCTTGTTTACGACACAGAAACAGCACCACTTTTAGGTTATGTTTGGAAGTTGTGGGATAACAATGTTGGGCTGAATCAGATTCATTCTGACTGGCACTTCTTGTCTTGGGCTGCTAAGTGGCTGGGCGAAGAGGAAGTGTACTATGAAGACCAGAAAGATGCTGCAAACATCGAGGATGACTTCCTGTTGCTGCAAGGTATCTGGCGTCTGTTGGACGAAGCGGACTTTGTAATCACACAGAATGGTAAGAAGTTTGACCAGAAGAAATTGAATGCCCGCTTTGTATTACACGGCATGAAACCACCTTCGGCTTATCGACACATTGATGTTCTGCAAATTGCTAAGGCAGTGTTTGGCTTCACTTCGAATAAATTGGAGTACATGACTAACGCGCTGTGCAAGAAGTACAAGAAGTCTGGACACCCAACCTTCGCAGGGTTTGAGTTGTGGAGTGAATGTATGAAGCGCAACCCATTGGCTTGGGCAGAGATGAAGGAATACAACATTCTGGATATCTTGAGTCTGGAAGAACTGTTTTACATTCTGGCTCCGTGGGATAACAAACTTCCAAACTTCGATGTGTACCAAGATGAGGTAAGTGATAATAGTGACTGGACTACCAATGGGTTTGTATATTCTAATCTTGGTAAGTACGATCGTTATGTTCATTCTGAGACTGGGCAACAACGTCGTGGTGCTGTAAACTTGCTGAGCAAAGAGAAACGTAACAGTCTTATGAGGAACATTGTGTGAAAGAAGCACTGATTAAACTGATTGCTGGCCTTGAGGGTCAGTACAAGCATGAAAGCAACTTCTACAACGCTTACATGGGTTTGGACGATAACGATGGTGATATCAGCAACTGGTGTAATAACCACTTCGAAGACTCTGTTGAAATGGGTTTTGGTGTAGGAGAACGCTCAGCTACATTTGATATCATTGAACAACTTAAACAAATCGTAGGAGAACACGCTTGAAAGGCTTGAAAGTAAAACTGAAGAAGCTGCACCCAAAAGCAATTACCCCAACTTATGCTACCGATGGCAGTGGTTGTTTCGATATCTACAGCCTTACATCAGGCGAAGTAACACAGACCCTTACTGTTGATACCGGGTTGGCCTTTGAAGTGCCAGAAGGCCATGTGATGCTTGTGTTCTCTCGTTCTGGACACGGATTTAAGAACAATGTACGGCTGGCAAACTGTGTTGGTGTGATTGATGCAGATTACCGGGGAGAGCTGAAAGTAAAACTAACTTCTGACACTGAGTGGAATTCGTTCTACGTCAATGTAGGTGATCGAATTGCTCAAGGTATGGTGTTGCCAATCGAGCAAGTGCAGTTTGAGGAAGTAGAAGAGTTGTCGGATACAGAACGTGGTGCGGGCGGTTTTGGCTCTAGCGGGCAATAAGGAGAATAGTATGAAAGTTGAGTTCCAAGTAGGCGACATGGTTGAGGTAATCACAAACACATTTGAGGGTAAACACCCTCGTGCAGTGGCTAAGGGTACACGGCTAAAAGTCGTAAAAGAGCTACCACCAGAGGATGATGGTTGGTGGATCAGTAAGAATGGAGTGAAGCCTTATAACATGAATGTAAATCGTCATGACTTCAAACTTGTAAGTACAGGTACGCAGCTTCTGGATGTTGAGGTAGGTGATACACTCAAGTGTGTTTGTGTTGACCACTCCAATTGGTACAAAGTTGGTGATGAGGAAGTTGTTCGCACTAAGTTGTACGCTAAAGCTCCCCATAGTTACTGTGTTAATGTTGAGTCCAACCCCTCTAATAGTGTTTGGGTTGATCTGAAGCACTTCCGGGTCATTAAGAAGAAAGCTGATGAAATGGCTGACCCTGTAAATGTTGTAAACATCACTGTGAATCCAAGTGATAATACCCACCCTGATAAGGGCTTTAGTGAAGAAATTGGTAAGTTTATTGCGGACAAGTACAAAGCTGTACTTAGCAAGGATGCTGGCATGTTCCGACCTGTATTGGAAGAACGTAAAGTTGGTAAAGTGAGTATTGAGTTGTTTGATACAGGCTTCCCGAATGCTGTGTGGGAAATCAGCAAGCTGATGTCATGGGCTGCCGAGAACAAAGGGTACAAACCTAATGACTGGAAGAGTCTGCCTAATGCAGAAGTAAGCCTGCCAGCAGCGGCAAGTCGTCACCGTATTAAACCTTTGTTGGGTGAGAAGTATGATGATGAAAGTAAGTTGCTGCATAAAGCACACGAAGCTTTCAACGTACTTGCAGAACTTGAGTTGATGTTGACTGGAGTTATCAAGTAAGATTAAGTAAGTATCAAGTAAATAAAGATTGCAATATAACGAGTGTTCCTGTAAAATGGACACTCAACCCCGAATAATAGGAGAGTAAATTGTCCCAAGTTTCCAACGTTGTAGAATTCGACCAAGAGTACCTGTCGTTCATTAAGACCCGTCTGATTGGCATCACCACTCCCGTAGTTGATTTTATCCCCGATAGTGAAGGCATCCTCAGTTTCTGCGCCCGTGTAAGTAGCCCACAAAACCAAGACAACTTCGAAACAGCCAACAAACTTCTGGCGTATTGTGTCCGTCAAAGTCACTGGTCAGTCTTCGATATGGTGAACGTAGTTGTTGAAGTTGAAGTTCCTCGTGACATTGCTCGCCAGTTTCTTCGTCATTCGTCTATCAAGTTCCAAGAATTCAGTCAGCGTTATGCTGAAGCCCAAGAGTTTGTGATTCGTGAAGCTCGCCTGCAAGATAGTAAGAATCGTCAGAACAGTATCGACCTTGATGTGTTGGTGTATGAAGACGCTCAGATGTTGCAACGAGAGTGGAACAAACGACAACGCGAAGTTATCGACCTTGTTAAGAAGAACTACCAATGGGCAATTGATAACGATATCGCTAAAGAGTGTGCCCGTGTTGTACTGCCAGAAGGTAACACCATGAGTTACTTGTACGCAAATATGACAGTCCGTCAACTAATCACTTACTTGAAAGTTCGTGATGATGTAGGTGTAACACAGAAAGAGCACGTTGATATGGCTCGTAAGATTCGTGTGGTTGCTTTGGATAAGCTGCCAAGTATTGAGGGTCTGGTATGACAGAAGTAAAACAAAAGAAACAAGAAACATGTGAATACACTCAGTACCTCACACAACTGGATTTGGAACATCACCCGGACTTTGCTGAAGCTTGGAAGTCTCAAGACCAAACTAAGTTTGAGAAAGTTCTAAATGATATGGGTGTCGATCTAAGTTACGGTTATGAGATTAGTGTGTGCCAGTGCCGGAGTCGTATCTCACAGAAAGTTGAAACAGGTATGCGTATCAGCTTCCGTGAACGCTCCGACCAATACTGGCTGAAGAACGGAGCTGCCGTAGAAGACATCATTGAACTAACCCCACCGGGAATTGGTCGTTTGGGTATGATCAACGCCTTGAACAGCAGCCGTAATGTCGAGGAAGAACAACGACTGAAAGTGGCAATTGATTTTGATGAATTGGAAGAGAAGGAAAAGGCGAAGTGAAGATTGAATTGTTTGGTGCGGATTACTGCGCAGGGTGTAAGGTTGTTGAAAAAGTTCTAACTCAACGTGAGGTTGCATTCGACAAACTCAACATTGACAACAGTGAGGTGATGGAACAAGCCATGCAACTGGGTATACGACAAATCCCCGTGACAGTGTTCACGTTTGAAAATGGTCGTGAAACAGTGGTTGGTGCTTCGAAAGAAGCGATTGACCGTATTATTGAAATTGTGCAGTAAGGAGTAACCTTGAGTAAGCCAGAAAAGAAGTACCTCAGTCAGATTGAAACACCAACCGATTCATATGTAACACACTACCCTTGGGCAACTGAGATGGCGATTCAGCAACAGTCATTGTTCTGGCCTGCCGAAGAACTGGGTGTAGATGAGGATGAACAAGACTTCCGAACTAACCTTCTTGGAGGTGAACTACACGGTATCCTGACAGCACAGTCTATCCTGACTCAATACGAGTTGCTGATTGGTGGTGAAGAACTTTGGGGCGGTAAGATTGCTAAGCTGTTCCCTCGTCCAGAGATTCAACGGATGTGTGCGTGCTTCGCTAACGTAGAACTTGGTTCACATGCACCGTTCTATGCTTTGGGCAATGAAGTGCTGGGTAAAGCGACAGACGAGTTTTACACTCAATGGAAACAAGATCCAGTCTTGGCTGAGCGTATGAAGTTCATTAGTGAGTGTGCTGCCAGTGATGATGCTTTGGAAGTTACTGCTGCACTGGCGTTCTTGGAAGGTGCAATTCTGTTTAGTATCTTTGGTTACTTCAAAGGTTTCAACAGCCGTGGTTACAACCTGATTTCCCACTTTGTCAGTGGTATCGATGGCAGTACAAAAGATGAGAACTTTCACAGCATCGCCTCGGCTAACTTGTTCCGTCAATGTAAGTCTGAGCGTACAGAGTTGGGCAATCACAGTGCTCGTCGTGAGAACGCACTGAATAAGAAAATCGATAAGATTGCTTTGGACGTGTACAACCACGAACTGCTGATCATTGACAAGATGTTTGAAGTTGGTACTAACCGAGTGGTTAAGAAGCAAGAGTGCATTGAGTTCCTGCAAGATCGTTTGAACGTAGTGTTGAATCGCCTTGGTCGTCCTCCTATGTTTGAACGTGTACAAGGTGTGATTAGTAAGTGGTTCTACCAGCAACTGAGTACAGTAAAGATTCCTGACTTCTTTGCAGCAACACAACTCCAGTACACACGTAATTGGAAGAAATATAAACTAGGTTTTAAACGAGATTTGGTACAGTGATTCACCCTCTTAAATCTGAAATCATGGAAAGGTTTGAGTATGTAGACGGTAAAATCCTCGTAAAGAAAGCCGGACAATGGAAAGGTAAAGTTGGTGAGGAAGCTGGTAGTGTGAGGGGTGATGGTCGTAGAATAATTCAAATAAAAGGTGTTAGGTTATTCACGCACCAAGTTGTTTGGTTGATGTTCAATGATGACTTGCCAGATGAAACGATTGACCATAAGAATGTTGATTGCTCTGCTAATGAAATCGAGAATCTACGACCAGCTACAACCACGGAACAGCAAGGCAACAAGAAGGTTCAGAGTAACAACACCACCGGGTACAAAGGTGTAAGTTATTCTGACACCAGAAACAAAACTAAACCTTGGCGAGCCTCCATAACAGATCAAGGTAAAGCTGTACACCTTGGGTACTTCGCAACAGCAGAGACTGCTGCTAAAGCATACGACATTGCTGCGTTAGAAAAGTTTGGGAATTTTGCACTATTGAATTTTAAGGAGTATATTGATGTTGTTTGAAGATATTATGGGTGAAGATATTGAGGAACTGCAACGTTTAGAGCAGTTGAGTAAGGAACGGAAAGAGTTGCAAGAAAAAGGGTATCTACCGTCGTGGTATACGACTCAGGGATATCAAATGTTCAAAGAAAAGTATCAGTACGACGGTGAAGAGGCTGTACTTGGTCGTCATACCAAGATCGCTCAGACTCTCGCCAAACACATGAAAGGTCGTGAACAAGAGTGGGAAGAGAAGTTCTTCCATGAACTGTGGGATGGTGTGCTGTCTCCTAGTTCCCCGGCGCTGGCTAACACTGGTACTGACCGTGGGATGATGGTTGCTTGTTCTGGTCAAGTGGTAGGGGATAGTGTAGAAGAGTTCTACGACGGCATGAAAGAAACTGCACTGCTGTCTAAACAAGGTTTCGGTACTAGTGCAAACTTCAGTCACATCCGACCTCGTGGAAGCAAGATTTCTAAAGGTGGTAAGGCCAACGGTGCGGTACAGGTAATCAACCGTTACTTTGAGACTGTGTCTGATATCAGTCAAGGTGGTAAACGTCGTGGTTCGATTGGTGCTTACTTGGATATTGAACACGGAGACTGGGATGAAGCCTGTGACTCTCTGGCTCACGACCACAACGGTAAGAACTATGGTTGGATCGTTAAAGATACTTTCATTGAGAAGTTGAAGAACGATGATCCAGAAGCTAACCGACGTTGGATTAAGGCTGTATACACCAAGCTGATTACTGGCAAGGGTTACATCTTTAAAGTGGACTGTGCCAACCGTCATCGTCCAAAGATGTACAAAGACTGGAACTTGTTCATTGAAGCTTCCAACCTGTGTACTGAGATTATGCTACATAGTTCGGAAATGTTGACTTACTCGTGTATTCTGGCTTCGTTGAACTTGGTACATTGGGATGCCATCCCTGAGCGGGAATCGGTGTTCATTGGTACTGTGTTCCTTGATTGTCTGTGTTCTGAGTTTATTGAGAAGTCTGCTGGTATTGCCGGACTGGAGAAGGTAAGAGAATTCACCATTAAAGGTCGTGCGATTGGTTTGGGTATTATGGGTTTCCATACTTACTTGCAATCGAAAGGTATTCCTTACATTGGTTTGGAAGCTCAGTTCCTGTCTAACCAGATTGCCAAGCATATGCACGATGAATCGTTGCGTGCAAGTCAATGGTTGGCTCAAGAGTATGGTGAACCTGAGTGGTGTGCTGGTTATGGTGTTCGTAATACACACCGTACAGCGTATGCCCCAACTAAGACAACTAGCCTGCTAATGGGCGGTGTATCGGAGTCGTGGTTCCCTGATCCGGGTATGATCTTTGATGCTGGTAGTGCAGTTGGTGAGCTTCGTCGTATCCCGCCAATCTTTTATAAGTTGATGAAAGATAAGGGTGTTTACAACGAAGAAACTATTCAAGACATTATCAACAACCTTGGTTCGGTGCAACACGTTGACTGGATGACAGATGCTGAGAAACTTGTATTCCTTCATGCATATGAAATGGATCAAATGATTCTGCTTCGCCATGCGAGTCAGCGACAACGGCATACATGTCAAGGTCAAAGCTTGAACTTCTATGTACCAGAGGATGGTAGCGAGGATTTGATTGCGATCCTGTTGACAAAGCTATTGTTGGACGACAATGTAATCAGTCAATACTACATCTACTCTCGCTCGGGTGTGGTGATTAAGGATGAATGTGTAGCATGTAGCGCGTAACAAGTCAAGCCCTGCACCTAACCGTGTGGGGCTTTTCTTTGTCTGAAATAAAGTGTTGACAGGGTGTTCTGGTTCACGCATAATCCTCCCAACAAAATGAAACAAAGGAATTGACAGATGATCCTAAACATGCAACAAGACTCCACACGTAAATGGATCGCTTGTGTTGTGGCAGCCAGCGATGGTGTTCTCAGTAATAAGTTTAACCAGATGGTGAATGCTCCCGGTTGGAGTGATGAGACAATTGACTTCCGTGTCACAATGAATGGTGTAGAATTCACCAATCTGGATGACATGTTTGATCGTCTTCACAAGCACTACACAGAACAGAATAATAAGATTCGTGAGTTAGAGGAAGCTCTGATTGACACTCCCTTTGATATCAAGGATACTGACGATGAACCAATTTGAAGAACTAAAGGAGAAACAACAATGAGCATTAACGTACAAGACGTATTCACTAAAGTAATGAACGCTGGTATTTACAGCGAAGGCCAACAAGAGCTGATGTGTCACGCACTACAGCAGGCTGCTTACGATGGTGTTATCACCGAAGCTGAGTGGTGTGCAGCACGAGGTGAGATTAACGGATACCTCCGTGGTTTTGGTTCTCTTGGTGGTTTTCTGGATAAGAATGGTCATCCGTTCTACTTCACGGACCGATTGGCTATCTACTTGGATTGGGCCAACAAACCAACCTTTAAGAAGTGAGTAGAAGCAAATGAGTATAGTATTACCAGATTTCTTGGAAGACCTGATTAAAGCTGGCATCCAAGTCACGATTGAACAAAGCGACAAGTATGCGGATGGTTATTACTTTGACCTGAACCTTCAATCCAAGAGTCACATGCACTTGTTCCGTCACGAAGGTGGACAGTGGCGAGTGGACATGCGATATGGGGAAGAGTATGTCATTGAGGAATTCAGTGATTTGTTGTATTCCGCTAAGAAGGGAATGCACGGACGTGATTTTATCCACTACAAGTGGGAACAGTTGCTTGTTAAGCACGAATACCTTAAAGTACACATCACCACAACCAAGAGCTATTCCTAATGAACAATGACAAACCAAAGATCCTAATACTTGGTTTTGAACCCGGTGTAAGTTATCACGACATCTGGAGCCATACTTCTCGTGGTAAGTCAATGGTGTTTGGTATGCTGAAAGGTCTTGAAGCTGAAGGTCTGGTTGAACTCGTGTATGATATCGAGGCATACGAACCAAACTTTGACAAGCTTGAGGAACGCTGCACTCAGTTCTGGTTTGATGAGGCTACAAACCTCCAAGAATCGTTTGACATGCACACACCACTTACGTACAATTCGCTTCGTAAGCCTAAACCCTACTACCGACAAAAGGAGCGGTATTGACATGAGTGTATTCCAACGAGCATCAGCTCAACCCTCAGTGTTGAAAGAAGTGAATGTCGGTTACGCAACTGACACAAACCCAGTCAACCTAAGCCCACTGAAGCCAAGTGTATTTGGTACACAGATGGTGGCTCCAACACAACTCCGTCAACTGACTGTCGTGTCTGATGATGACATCGATAAGATTGGTGAAAGTGTTAGCCGTGAGATTGGGCAAACCACTCAAAAGATTATTGACAAGATGGCAGTGGGCAAGTTCGATGAGCTTGGTGCTATCCTGACAGCGATTAATGGTGAAGTGGATAAACTTGACCCAGCTTCGTTGCAGAAAGGTGGTGTTGTAGGTTGGTTCCAATCCAACTTCACAAACATGAAAGCAAAGTTGACAATGCGCCTCAAGTCTGCACAAGATGTCTTCACTGATCTTGAGGGTAAGATTGGTAATCACATCACTGTACAGCAAGAGTGGGTGCGTGATTTGGAACTGTTGTACAATGAAAACTATGCTCACTACCAAAAGATCAACGAAGAGAGTGTATCAGCTCAATCTCTTATTGACTATGTTGTGAATCAACTGCAAACTTGGCCTGAGATTGATCTGAATGACAATACGGCTGCCATGCAAGTGCAGATGAAACGAGACGCTGAGACTCGCTTGAACCGTCTTCGTATGAAACTTGACAATCTTGGTCGCTTGCGTGTAATGACGGAAACCAACAGTCCAAAGATTCGCCAGCAACAGGATACAAGTCGGATGACTATCAGCACGTTGAAAGATGTGATTAGTCAGACGATCCCGATTGTCAAGATGGAATTTGCTATGTTCTTGCAAACACTGGACGTACAGAAGAGTGTAAGCCTGACAAATGAAGTACGAAATCTTGCAACAAAGACGTTGACACAGGGTGCTGACAGCGCTAAGATAGCTGCCATCGAGAGTGCTAAGGCAATGAATACTTCGGTAATCACCACTGACACTCTTCAAACAATTCGTGCTCGTATGCTGGAAACAGTTGTCGAGGTTAAGCGGATTGAGAACACAGCTCAAGTGCAACGTGAGACTGATGCAAAACTGATTCAAGATGGGCAAAAAAGTTTGTTGACAGCACTACAGCAAATGAATACAATTTAACACACCAACCAAGGAGCATGTCATGAAAGAACACCAACAGATGTTCTACTTTGATGCAGCTAACACCCAACCAAAGTTTGAAGACGCAGACAAGAACCACAAAGTTCTTGCCTACCATGTTGATGGTTTCTGGATGGAAGCTCGTTACACACAGGTACACCAGTACTCTGAATTCACCCACTGGATGCAGATGCCAAAAGCACCATCCGATAAAGACTTTACTTACTAACTAAGGAGAAATAAATGGAACTGCTGAATCTGAACAAAACTCTGGAACTGAACCTCGTCAAAGCCGGTATCACTATCGTGCCAAAGATGGAAGTCAAGATGGCACTGGACATTTCTGGTTCGATGGACGATGAAATTCGTTGCGGTTGGGCACAGGATACAGTAGACTTGCTGTTGGTTGCAGCGATGAAGTTTGACGACAACGGTAAGATGGAATTTGGTACATTCAATACCCAATTCAAACAACTGGCTGATGTCACTGAAGCTGATGCTGGTCGTTACATCCGTGACAAAGGCATTCGTGCAAATGGTGGTACTTGCTTTGCTGATGCGATCAAGGATCTGAAAGGTGGCTTCGCCAAGAAGGGTTTCTTTGGTTTTGGTGCTTCCAAACCACAACACCCGACTCACATTGCACTGATCACTGACGGTGATAACTCCGACAAGCACGAGTTTGAAGCACAACTTCACTCTCTGGAAAACACCTTTGTGCAAATCATTGCCATCGGTACTGGTGTGAACAAGCGCTACATTGATCAAGTTGTGCAGCAATATAAGAACGTTGGTGTGGTGTACCTGCCTAACCCTCGTGAAGTAACTCCAGATGCTTTCTATGAGAAACTTCTGAATGACAAGTTCAAAGCTTTCATCGGCGCATAAATAACAGTTGACACGGTAAGGGCTAGTCATTAGAATAGCCCACAAGCCAAAAGGCTAGAACCCAAACAAACGGAGAAATAAATTGGAATACGTACAAACCCTGCTGAGCACCATTGACTACTCAGCCATCCTCAAGATCGTAATGATTGACTTGCTATTGGGTATCGACAACGCTGTTGTTATCGCTCTGGCATGTGCAACACTGGCAGTAAGTGTACGAGGTAAAGCAATCTTTATTGGTACAGCAGGTGCTGTTATCCTGCGAGCAGTTCTTCTGGTGTTTGCCACCTTCTTGCTTGGTGTGCCATACTTGAAACTTGTAGCCGGTGCTTACCTCTTGTGGATTGGTTACAGTCTGCTGACAGCAAGTGATGATGGACATGAAGTGGAACAGAAAGATACAATCTTTGGTGCAGTATGGACTATCATTGTAGCTGACTTCATGCTCTCTCTGGATAACGTAATGGCAGTAGCCGGTGCAGCAAGTGGTACAGAACACAGTACAGTGTATGCAATTGCCGGTATCGTCTTCAGTATTCCAGTGATCATTTACGGTGCTAAGTACCTGACCAATTGGATGGATAAGTACCCTGTAATTATCTGGATTGGTGCAGCAATGCTCGGTGTTGTAGGTGCTGAAATGTTCGTAAGTGATCCACTGATGGCTGACTATGGGATTAACCATATCGTGGCTAAAATTGTAGGTGGTAGTGCAGTTGTAATCCCTGCATTCGTTGTTAAGAAGCTTTACAAGAAACCCGTGACGGCGTAAGCTGTCACTCCCAACCAAACATAAAGAACCAAATAAACCTTTAGGAGAAACAAAATGGAGATGCTGAACTTGTCTAAGACTACTATGATGCTTGACCTGACCAAAGCTGCACCGGGCCTGACCAAACTGCGTGGCGCACTTAACTGGGACGTACACCCACTGAAAAACAACGGACATGAGTTTGACTTGGACATTTTCATGTTCATCACTGGTGGCGGTAAAATTGGTTCTGCAAGTGACGTAGTGTTCTTCAACAACCAAAATGCTTACAACGGTGCAGTAGTGTACCCTCGTGATAACCGTAGCGGCGCTGACGTTGCTGGACAAGATGACGAAGAAGTGTTTGTTGAAATCGCTAAGATTCCAGCCAACAAAGATAAGGTTGAACACTTTGTCTTCCTGCATGATGCACAGGCTCGTGGTCAAGACTTCTCGGCAATTTCTGGTGGTAGTTTCTGCCTGTATGACCAGAACAACAAACTGATTCAAGAGTACAAACTGCAACAATTCGTGAATGGTACTGTTCTGCATGTTGGTACTTTGACCCGGTTGTCTGGTGATTCGTGGGGCTTCCAACCAGTAGGTGAGGCTAACACCCTTGATCCAAACCAAGTAATGCAAGCGTTCATTTAACACATAGCCCTACCTAACAGCCCTCCCCAACCGGAGGGCTTTTTCGTGTCTGAAATAAATGAATAAAGTTGTTGACAGAGGTAGTTGCCAGTGTCATAATTCTCGGCACAAACAAGGAGATACAACTGAAATGAGTAAGCTTAGTTACAAAGAAATTGATCAGGCTCACGATGATATTGCTGTTGAAGACTTCCCTGATTTTGATCTACAATTCATTCCAGCAGAACACGATGAATGTGTGGAAGAACCTTATGACTACTCACAAGATGACTGGTTGTTTGACGACTATTACCACGACTTGGAACCAGAATACGATGATCGTTATTATGATCCATACCCATACGAAGGAGAATACCTGTGAAAATTAATGCACAACTCAGCATCAACCGAAGTAGCCGTGATGTGATTACCCTTGAAGTGAACTGTGAAGATTCTCATACACGATTCCTTCAGATTGAGATGACACCACACGACTTTGCAATGATTATCACTGGCTTGAGTCGTTACAATTTGGAAGCCGAAGTGTTGGGGCTTGATCGTGTTGGCAAAGTACGAGTCCGTGAATCACGTTCAATTGTGATGCCTTCAAGTACATACAACCGGGATGAACAAGAGGCTTGGCTGAAAGAGAACGCACAAGAGGAAGGTTGGATTCTTGATCCAGCACTCCGTTCTCAAGGTAGTACAAGCAGTGTCAAAGATGGCACTAAACTGAATTACAGTGTTTATAAATTTGTGGAGAAAGAATAATGAAGCAGTTTAAAGTTGAAGACTTGAGAACAGGTATGCGTGTGGTGTACGAGTGCGGTATCGTCGGCTTGGTTATGAAAGACATCGGCGTTATCGCAATGGCAAGACCACCCGTGATAGGTGAATGGGGTCAGTTTGGGTATAACTGTATTAAAGAAATCCAGTGCGAGTCAAACTCAGACTACGATATCATCAAAGTCTACGAAGGCTTCACCACTTGGGGTATACTTAACCTTGAGAGTCTTGGGAAGCTCTTGTGGAGTAGGGACTCTGAGAAAGACTTTACAGAACTTCGGAAGTTAGAAGAGGCACAGGAATTTCTTGAGGATAAAATCAAAGACTTGAAGACTAAACTAGGAGTGTTGGAATAATGGGTGTCATGTCCTGTAATCGGAGTGGTTGTGATCGTGTATGTTGCGACCACTACAGCAGTAACTACGGCTACCTGTGCTACGGGTGTCGAGAAGAGTTGAAGGACAAAGGCCCGTGTAATGTGGCTGAGTTCATGGCAACAGCGCCACGAAAGCTGTCAGACGATAAAGCTTGGAATCGTTATGTGGATGATGAGTTTGAATGGAGTCATGGCTGATGACAGCACCAACGCCGCACTTGCCAGTATTGAAAGTGGTTAGTATCACTGACCTCGGGATCACAGTTGTTGAACTGCCTCAAGGCCGATTCTTGATTGACAGTGAGATTGTCACTAACGAGGGATTCAACAGTTACAACCAGAAACGACAAGTAAGTGTACGGGATGTGGACAACATACGTCAGATTCACACAAAGAAAATCATCAGTAAGTACCAAGATGAGTCTGGTAATGAGATGACAGTAAGTCGGTACGATGACCGAACAACAGAACTACTCTCAAACGCTGAACACTATGATGATGAAGTGCAATGGAAGAACTTAGACGACGAGTTTGAGTATCGCAGGTTTGTATCTACGTGGAAGCCAGTGTACAAAGAAATAGTTCAATACAGTGAGCCACTTCTGGTTGAATTCACTTACATCAAACAAGATACAGGCAATCCACACATCACCGCTGGCTTCATGACTAACTCTGGTAGTCCTTTGTACGACTACAACCGAAGTACTGCTGTCGCTTCTTGTCTTCATGCCAAGTTCAAGTCGCTCGGCATGGAATACAAAGAGGGTGTGAACTATGGTGCCACCGAAGGTAAGAAATTGTATGGCAACAGCACTCATTCTGGTCTTGAGTATGTGACTGCCTTCGGTAAGTATATTATCGGTAAGGACTTGGTTCGTAAGACTGTAGGCCAGTTCAAAGGTTCTCTTGAGCATCTAGAATCAATGTATGAAGCTGATAAGAAATGGATTGACGATCATATTCAAGGTCTGTACAATCTGCACTTCAGAAACGAAGCTGCATCTGGTGTCTTGATTGGTGAAGTACACAAGAAAATGCTGAATGTACGAGCCTTTGTGAATACAATGGATGTCAAAGTAAAATCGGAAACAAGTAAACGATCAGCCTTGAAAGTGATTGATGGTTTGATCGATCTGGTTAATAAAGAAATTCTTGAAAATACACAGGAGAGCTAAAAATGAATAAAAGTGAATTGCGTACTGGTGACTTGATCCTGACTACTATCAAAAATGATGTAGCACCGTTCGGGAAGTTTGTGAAAGTGTACATTGACCATCATAATCGGTATGACGACTTGGTGAGTGGCTGTACTTGGTTTCCACTAAAGTCGCGAAACGATGAACACCTCTTTGAGTGGGATAAGGTTAATCATTTTGGTGATCAGTTTGTAGAAGTGTGGCGTCCAAAGGCAAACATTGGTTTCAAAGAAAACATTCCATCGGTCCATACACACGATCTGATCTGGAAGAAAGAGATCAAACCAGTCAATACAGCGAACCAGATTCAATTGGAAGCTGTACAACTGAAAGCCTTCGAACTTAACGAAGAGATTACTCGCCTACAACAACTGATTGCCGGAGAACAAGCATGACCACTGTAGTTAAGATTGATACAACTGTCGCACCAGAGGGTGATGAGGGTATCTTTGTACCGGGCAACTTGGTCCGTTATGTGAAAGACACTAGCGTTGTAGTCATGGTTATTTCAAGTGAGCACGACTACAAAGGCAGCGATTTGTTTTCGGGGATTGCAATCGCTGGCTCACTTCATGATTTGTTTGATTACGACTATACTTGGGATAAAGATAGTTTTGAACAGTTTGTGGGTACTGTCACTCTTACAGGGAGTTTGTAATGGATCAGAATATTTGGGAATTGTTTATAGATGATCCAGCACACTGTGCAGTT